CAACCTATACTACTACCCGATTTACGTTTGATATTTGGGTTGTAGTCTGGATCGTTTTTATATTTCTCATCGTCATAGTCATCATCGCTTTCGCCTGTTTGACGTCCACGTACTTTCATTTCTACAACTTTAACTTCACCGTCCTCTGTAACAATACGTTTAGCATACAGTGTATTTGTTACACCCACACTATCCGGTGCTTGTATATCGTGGTCATCGCTGATGTCTAGTACTTCAATACTGTCATACCATTCTGCCATACGAGGGAATGTTTCTTTAAAATTAAATCCACGTCTTGCATCATACTGTTCGTAAAATACTTTAAAGTCGTGATGTAGTAAGTGTTGTTCAGCAGTATTCCTATGTGGAGTTTTAACAACATCCAAATATTCTATTAGTCTGCTAATTTGATCTTGCTCCCAAGGTTGCAATAGTTCTGCACCTGTAATATCTGATTTCTCGCCTTTGGCTCTAACTGCATCTAACCAATCGCTAATCTCATCATGGTACATCTTACGCAAGTGATCTGGTAATGTCAGTGGACTCTGGAAACTAGGAAAACGCAATATGTTTACACTAATGCCTGGAACATGATGTCCGTACTTACGTTTCATTGTTAGTACCCAATCCCAAAACTCAGTAATAGTGTCTAGGCATAATGCATTAATAGTCATCATACAATGTACACCTTCGTACCTTGCCTCACTGGCAAAACGTTCAAACTGTTTTGTCCACACGTCCCACTCTAGTCCGTCCCTGATGTACTCTGCTTGTGGCCCAAAGGCTTCATTACTAGTGTACACATGGAAGTGTTCAATGTGCTGTGTTGCATCAATAAACCTATCGAGCAATGCTGGCTTAGCCATTAAGTTACTGTTAATTGCCAAACGCATTTTATGTTTGTTTGGATCATCAGACTCTTTGAACCAGTCGAACAACTTATAAATCTCAGGAGTCATTAGTGGCTCACCACCTGTAACTCTAATCTCTTCTAAGTCCTTACTTAGTTCAGGCCACCATCTCCAAAACGCATCAACATACGGATTAACATCACCACGTGCATACGGTTCGGCATACGGAGCATCATCAATAAAGTGTCCACGAGCATCTGACTTAATGCCTTGATAGCCACCGTTAGTTCTGATATCTTTAACCCATGTACTACTAAATGCTGGGTTACAATAACTACATGCAAGTTGACATGTTCTATCAAAAGCAATTTCCATTGTTTTCAAATTAACATCTTCTTGCGGATCTAATGTTGCAATAAGATCCAAGTCATCGTCTTCGTAGATAACTGTCTTATAAACTCTGTCTGACACTGGCTCATTACCATCTGAGTCTTGGCCCATGTCTTCAATCTTCCAACAGTACTCACACTCTTTTGGACGGTCACCTTTCTGCATCATATCACGCATCTTTTTCTTATGTCGTGTGTTATGAATAGCTGAAGGATTTGTTTTAATTTCTTCTGTATCTATTTGGTGTGCTGGGGGATGATGACAACTGGTTGTACCGCCATGGCCCAACCATATCGTTGCATTAAACCACTTTGCTCCACAGAAGGAATCACTTACAGGATCTATCTTCCTGGCTTTGAACTCTCTGTGTGTCTCGTCTACTTTTCTAACCATTACATATTCCCTACGTCGAAACTTATGTTTCTTACTTGTACATGTCTTTTTAGGTCTATTAGCCATTCGATCTGTTCAGCAACACTATCAGCTGTCATCATAAAGTCCTCTGCGAAGTCTTTAAACACTGCTGTACTGTCGGTATCGACAAACCCTGGCTTAACTAAACTCACTCTACACTTCCCCTGTTTATGCATATTGGATAACTGTAAACTCGCCCAATCTAATCTAGCCTTGTCGCTTACATATGGCGTCCAGTCTGCATTGTAACCCATCTGACTAAAGTTTGTAATACTGTCGCTACTAGTAGCACCCATATTAATTATTAGTCTAGGTTTCTCTTGCCATTGCTCATACATCAAATACATTAACCGTACTTGGTTGTCCGGAACGTATGCATTATTTACAAACACATCAGCGTTCCATTCAACAGCTTCCTTTACAACTTTCTTGCATGTACTTACTTTCTGTAAGTTGTAACCATTGGACTTACTAAAGCCTTTAAGCTCAAAACCTCTGTCCTCTAACCGATTCCAAAGTTCCTTTCCGATGCCTCTAGTATGTCCAGTTATAGCAATTTTTTTAATGTGTGGCATGTGTATATTTACTCTATTATGTTATTTATTCAAACAAATCTACGTTTTCCCAAGGCATGCTTTCTTTGCCAAAGTGTCCGTAGTTTGTAGTTTCACTAAGGTCTAACTCGAACAGTTTAAACTTATCGATAATACCTTTAGGAGTTAGGTCAACTAACGCCCTGATCTCTGCTGTAATATCATTTCGTACATCACCGTCTGCATATACATACACACTAGTAGGCTCTTTAACACCGATAGCATAACTTAGTTGCACAGTACAGTTGTCTGCTTTACCACTTGCTACAATATTCTTTGCCAAGTAACGTGCCATATAAGCCGCACTTCTATCTACCTTAGTGCAGTCTTTACCACTAAATGCTCCGCCACCATGCGGGGCATAGCCACCGTATGTGTCTACGATAATCTTACGTCCTGTAAGTCCTGTATCTCCGTCAGGCCCGCCGATAACAAATTTGCCTGTTGGGTTAATTAAATATTCCGTCTGGTCATCAATGGGAGCATTCAAACTGCTTAGTGCTATTTTAACTAACTCCTTAAGAGTTTGTCTTGTAACGTCTAATGAAAATTCCTCTGTGTGCTGACTACTGCACACAACTCTGCTTATCCTAACAGGTGTGTTGATGTCACTGTATTCCATTGTAACCTGTGCTTTACTATCTGGCCCAATCCAATTGGCACCAGTACGTCTCTGTGATTCGATATACTTTAATATTGCATGACTGTAATAGATAGCACTTGGCATATGGACAGGTGTCTCGTTACATGCGTAACCAAACATGATACCTTGGTCACCTGCACCAAAGTCGTCTGTGCCCATCGCGATGTCAGGCGATTGTCCGTGTAACTCATTATACACTTTTAACGTATTCCAATGGAAGCCGTCTTGCTCGTAACCAATATCTTTTACAGTATCTCTGACAATCTTCTCAATTACATCTTTGTCAAAGTTATCCGATTTATATTCGCCCGCCAACGTTACCATGTTGGTAGTTACAAGTGTTTCAATTGCCGCTCTGTGAGTGACGTTTTTGTCTAGTAAGTAAGTAGCAACCTTGTCTGAAATTAAGTCTGCTATCTTGTCTGGATGTCCAGTACTAACACTTTCGCTCGTAAATTCGTACATTTATTTCTCCGTTATAGTTTATATAGAATAGTTATACTATTCGACGAACAAGCCTTTAAGTTCTTTGCCTTTAGCCATGTCGCCATTGAACGTCATTTTGCCGCCCATTACCAATGATATAGGATTGCCACCTGCTAAGAACATTTCTAACAATGTGTCCTCATTAACAAACCCAACAGTGATATCTGATTTGTCTAACTGCTTGTGTGCAATACTACATTCTTTGTCGTGAATACTAACAGAAAATTTACCGTTAGTCTCACTAATAACATTAATATTAATGTCAATATCAATACCATCTGCTTTTTGTACTTGGAAGTTTTCTTCCAATTGTGTTTTAATTTTATCGTAGTCTAACATTATGTGTTCTCCTCTGGGTACCCAATGTACCACTTCTGTATTGTGTTGACTCTTACATCTCTCCATGCCTTTCTATCTAATGCATACATTACAATTGTAGAACAGTCAGGTGATTGATTCGTTATGCTCGTACTTAAATTTGCGACTTCACTATTTAGAGTGCAAGCCATTGACCTAATCTCCTTAGTGTCTATCTTTTCGAACACAACTGTTACTACGCCTTCCTTTAATGCTTTTATTAACTTATCCATTCAATGCCTCTGCTTCCTCACACATAAACCAGAAGTCGTGCATCTCTGGAAACGTTGCTAAGTAATTTGTATTTCTTCGTCTGTCATGTTCTGTAAAAAACTTATAAAAGTCTGCACGGTCTCTTATTAGTTTATCATGTGGTAGCTCTGCTTTCATAAACTCTAAGTTTCGCTTTACCTTTGCTATCTCAAAATCCTTAAAGCCTTTGTAATCTACATACTCTTCGTTGGCTTTATTTTGTTCCATAAACTGTATTGCTTCTTGCATATACTCTTGATACTGCCCTGGCAATACTTGTATGCTTTGCCAAGCAGGAGCTCTGAGCAATGGAACATCGAACCATATACGTTGTTCAGGAACTTCCCAGCCCATCGAGTACTGAACCTCTTTGCTCCACTTTTCTCTAAGGTCTAGTATGCCTTGTAAGAATTCTTTAAAACTTGTTACACTTAAACAGTTAAATGTATTAATGAAATTGATACTTGTGAATCGTGTTTCGTCTAAAAACCTGTGACAGTTATTCCAAACAGTATCGAAGTCCATGCCACTACGCATATACTCCGCTTGTTCACCCCAGCCGTCTAGACTACAGAACACACTAAAGTTATGGTATGCCTTGTCGTTGTATTCGTATATGTATGTGAAACTATTGTTATCTTGTTCCTCACACTGTCCAACTTGCAGGAATGTCTGCGGTATTGCTTCACGCTCAATTACAGGTAGCTCACTGCTGTGGTAACGCTTTGCGTCCTCACCTATAATAGAATGTTGCCATGTTTGCCAGTCAGTGCCGTCGAGCGGATCTGTTACATATACTTCAGCACCATGCTGTACATTGTCCATCTTCTTAACTGCATTCAAAAACTTTACAAACAATGCATCGTTGACAGGACACATGTTTGATGTTATACTTAACTCTAAATCTTTATTAGGATTGTCTAGTACATAGTCTAGTACCTTAAAAGTATTCTTATCCATTAACGGCTCACCGCCTGTCATTCTAAATACTCGTAGTGTCTTATACATCTCAGGCCACCACTTCCAAAACGCTGTAACATAAGGATTGTTATCTTGGCTAAGTTTAAGTGGCATAAGCCCTTTACGATCTAAACTCTCTACATTGTTGTGCGGTGCTGTAGTTGGGTACTCGCCGAACTCGTCAATCTCTTCTTGCCATGCTGTACTTAAATGCGGTGAACAATAACTACACTTAAAGTTACATGCTTGATTAAAGTTTACTTCTACATAACGTGGATTAATATTGCCACTAGCACCAGCATCCATAATATCTTCTTTACTGTCCTGTGCCCAGTACTCGCCACTGCGATATACCCGGTCACTTCTTGCGCCAGTGTCTTCTATGTTCCAGCAATAACTACAACCGTCCGGCTTCTCGCCTTTAAGCATTTGTCTGCGTTGGTCTTTCTTCTCTTCTGTATTATGTAATGCTGAAACATTCTTTGCTAGTTCTTCTAATGGAATTTTATGTGTAGGTGGGTGATAGCAACTATGTGTTGTGCCATTAGTTAAGTGCATAGACACTTGGCTCCACTTTGCATAACACATGGTAGGACTAATAGCGTCTAGTTGTTTTTCTGCCTTATCTGCGGCTTGGTCGTATATACTCATTACCAATTATGTATGTTCCCTGCAATAATAACAAAGCATGTGATGAAATTTACTAATACAATTACTGTTCTGATTAATGCTATCTTGTCTGCTTCAGCGTCAGTTGTTCCTTCCTTTTCGCCAATGGCTTTAGCCCAAAGGCGCCAAAGTTGTCTCATTGTATTAAACCTTTTTCCAGTAAGTCCTGGATCTGTTTCTCTCTAATCATTGCACCCCAACGTCTAGGATTCACATAAGTTTGTTTGAAGAACTTACACATCTCCTTACTGGGGTCAAACAACATCATAGAGTTTATGTCTGCGTTTAACTCTCTGCCTATGCTACAAACTCTTTTGTGTAGCATAGCACTATCCCATTGTAATTTACTATAACGACAAGTCATATCATTTAATCCGTCGAACTCAGGTGCAACTTCGTTATTAAAGAAATCTTTAAACCACTCGTAGTCTGATATTTTGTTAGTGTCCCAATCACTAAGCACTGTCATTTTACAACCAAGTCTTGCTCCGTAGATAGCCCATATACCATTCTCTACATCACTGCCTATGTTGCACCATGTTTGTAATCTGTTGTAGTTACCATACCAAATCTTCTCTTTAAACTCGTCTGGTGCTACACGTTTACCTTGGTCAGTACTCATTTTAACACCTTCCCTAAACCCTGCTCTGAAGGCTTGGAAAGGACTTGCTGTTTGGTGTACTTCACTAAATGTGTCGTTAAGTTGAATGTAATCTAACTTCCAGCAAAACTCCATACCCTCACCGTCTGTTGCGGCTTCATGTGTGTTAATGCTTTTAGTATACTCTGTGGGCCAACATTTAAGTCCACCGTTACCGTACACTAATCCGTTAAGAATGTTTTTAGCATTCCAACTAAAGATACATTTGCTGATGTCATTGCCATCATGGTCGGTTTCTGGTACGTCAAGTTCTTGTTCGAAGAAGTCATCCATTACAATGTTGTCACCGTCTACGGTAATGAATCTATCTGTATCTGATTGCTCGGCACAAGCCTTATGTGCGGCATCGAAGCCTTTAACTCCGTGTACTCGCTTTGCCCAAGGCACCTTGTTTAGTAAGTCTGCCCAATGTTCTTCGCAGTTGGGTTCGTCATAACTGATATAGAATATATCTAGTTCGGTAACATCAATTTTTGCCATGTGCGTGTCCTGTGTTTCGCTATAGCAATATTTATCTTATTTAATACTGTAGTTCTCGAAAATCTTGTGAGTGTACACACTATACGCTTCTGGCAACGTATCTTTGTGTTTTATCTTTACTACATTACTATCTTTAAACATTTCAGGGCTTACTACTATACGTTCTAATAAGATATGCGGATCTTTGAGAGGTGTAACATAAAAACTCATCGGTTGTTTCAATACTAACTTTGCATTTTTACTAATCTTCCAATCGTTCTTTGTTGTAGAGAATAAAATATCATACGCTTTTGAAGTTGATGTTATCTCAGATAAGAAGTCCCTAGATGCTTTTGTTTTAGCAACTTCTAAACTTCGTACTTTAATATGGCACACCTCATGCTCGTCTTCGTGTATAATAAACTGTGCAATACTTTTACCTTGTTGGTCAGTTATAGCAACATCCCGAGTGTTAAACTTATACGATTTGCAATCGACATACGTTGACATATCAGGTTCTGTTAACCCTTTGTATAGTATGTTACCGTCCGGCTGATACACCATGTATGTGTGTTCTTGGTTTGCTACTATTACATCTTTGTAATCGCCCTTAATTTCTTTCTTTGCCAATGCTAGTCTTTCGCCTGGTGTTAATTCACTCATTTGTTTACCTCAATTTCCATCTGTTGTATTTTATCCTTAGTCATCCATGTCTTATCTACATAGTGGAAAGGTTGTGTTATCTGAAAGTTACCTACTTTAAAATTGTTATATGATTTATAATATGTGGGAATACTGTCAGTCCAGTTATCTTCCATTTCGCTAGTGGGCACGTTTTGTACAAAACTTTTCATGTGTACAAACGTAGGTAAGTCTGTTATATGATCCATAGTACATTCATCTTCTATGCCTAGTAACTGTATAGCCAAACTAAATGCCACGTCAGCACTTAACCATTCTGGCTTACCCTTTGGCATGTATTTGTAATACATACGTTCCCAATTCTCAAAAATAATCTGTATCATTTTGAACAACTCACTTGCTAGGTCGCTCTTCTTAAAGTAAAAGAATGCGGTGTACACATTAGGCATATTGTTTCTTTTCATGTCTAGTCTGTAGTGCAAATCGTTTACTAATTCGTCTCGGTATGTTTTTACATTAGTACATGCCCACACATCTCTCTGAGATAAATGTTCCCACCAATGGCTTACATCATATGGGAATATCATATCGGTATCTAGTATAACTGTCTCATCATAAGGCGACATGTAATAATATTTCCACTTGTTATTAATTTTCCACTGTGCATCAGCGGCATGGTCTTCCCACGGTATATCAACAATATGGTCAAATATTCTTTTGTGTTTTGGTTGTATTAATGCTTTAGTCTTGGTGTCAACACACACCGTCAGATTGCTTACGTTGCCCTGTGTTAGTTTTAAATTCAGTGCGAGTGCATACGCTTGTTCTAAATAATCAACAGTGTCGTTATTCTGTGCAATTACAATATACCCTTTGCTCATTTTATTAATTTCCAATCTTCTTTGTATAAGCAAAAACGAGACTGGTCTTTGTCTGTTCTATATGTAAACTGCATTGACAATAATTGCTCAACTACACCCTCGTTTGTTCTATTGAACCCAGGTTCGTTATGTATAATTCTGTCGCCTACTTCTGGTGCTTTAGCCAAGTTGTTTCTCCATAACTTTATCCATTAGCGGATGTATACCTTCGTTAAAATTAAACGTATGGTACTTTAAATAATTTCTATAATGTTCAAAAAACTTTTGTTGATTACGTTCTAACTTTTCTTGCACTGCTGTACTTGTAAAAAGTTCGTGCAATACACTTGTAGGTGTGTGTATTATCTTTAATAGTTCTTCTTTTACTTTATCCATTCGTTGTGTAGTATCTATCATTTCATCGTATGACTCATCAAAGAACTCTGGAAAACTTTCAAATCCTAAACGTTTCCATGTTTTTAAACTTCCGGGTAATCCACATATCAGCATTGGTAATTTAAAAAATGCAGACTTTAAACTTTTCTCTGTGATGTATGCATACGTTATATCGTCTGAGTGTAATCTAGAAACATAAGGTGCGTGGTCATAATTAAATATTTCTGTGTGGTCAAAAAATGTTTCGGTACTAACGTATGTGTATGCAGAGTTCATTAATTTATAATCCGGTCTGTCTTGCACAATGTTTAAGTCTGGATCACGCACAGAGAAAGGATCCTTTCCTACGTAGGTGTACTTGCATTTATCTTCATGTTGCTTACATAAATTAGTAATTGTATTTCTGTGCTCTTTTACAATGTTATTCAGCGATAGTATGTGATATGGTTTTGCATTTGTTGTTTGTTCGTAAACAGTGTCGTGGGCTAAGTTACTGTAAACCATTCTAGAAAAGTATATAGAATAATAGTTTATGGTTGCGTTTGGTAATGCTTGCCTGTATGCATCTACTACATCATAATTTACCAAGTCCATAATAATGTTTTCTTGTTTTACTTTTCTTGTTGCGTGTTTAAACCAGTCAATTCGTTCTTGTTCGCCTACTCCGTATAGATCATATCCGTTTGAAAATCGCCACTTTAATTTGTCAAATCCTTTTACGTCTGCGAATTGGTCAATCATTGTTTCCAGTTCTGTACAGTCTATATCATACCAAGGGTACACTCTGAAACCTAGATCTACTATGTACGTTATATTATTTCTTCTGGCGTTTGCTTCCATTAGTTGCTTTAATACAAATGACTTAACTTGTCGCAACTTTGCCTCAATGCCGTATTCTTTTAACTTGGTAATATTATAATGGTCTAAATTATGTGTACAAAATTTATTATCAAACTCGCCAATGTAAAACATACTACGGTCTTCCATCTGCGATTGATGTGTATAATAATGTACAAGTTTTTCAATCACTACAACTTCCATTCAATTTTGTCATCACATGCCATCTGCGATGCCTGGATATAATCTCTGTCTTCTTCTGACAGGACACTCCAAAACTTGCTGATGTTTAATGTGTGTTCGTATACTTTATCACTGTGCTTCAAGTGATAGTTACTTTCCATCCATTCTTGTAGCTGGTCCATTCTACTGTTTATCTTATCTCTTAAATCAGACATATCGTAATAGTTCCTTGCTTATTCTGTTTATTGCCCACTTGTTCATTACGTGAACATCAAGTCCTCTCCACCTACACAACATAAAGTCGCCTAAACTTTTAGGTTTCTCTAGATAAAAAATGAGTTCATTTAGTGCTGGAGCACTGTGAACGTCATCAGTATCAAATGTTTTGTATAAGTGTGGTACTGGTAGTTGTGGTATACCTTTATCTACAAACCCGCCGAGCATGTGTGCCGCTACACTAAAACTGTAGTCATTACGGTACAGTGACCCGGGCCACTTGTAAACGTCTTGATAAAATTCTCTGTTGTCTCTAACATGCTTAACAGTTTCAAACATCTGTTCTGCAAATTCTGTTTTACGAAAGTACACTACTGTGGCCCAATACATTGTTATACCTGTCGGACTTAATCTGCGTAGAGTGTCGTCATTACGTTCTGACATTATATCTTCGTATGACCAGTTCATCATAAATTCATTTTCATGGTCCCAACAACTGTTTAACGTGTCACTTAGTATTAAGTAATCAGCGTCTATTAGTATAGTTTCGTCATAGGGCGACATATTGTATGCATCACACCTGTCCACGTTGTAGAAGGGCAACGGCTTGCTTGTATGGCTGGTATCTTTGTATAGCCTAGTATTACTACGTTTAAAGTTTTTATCTTTTTCTGTAATTACAATATTAGATATTGCATGGTGTACAAATTCTTTGCCGAGTATTTCAGTAGTGTAATCATAACTGTGTTGATTAGTTACTACTGTGATATCATGTATGCCGCAATTCTTTTTGATTAAGTATGCGTTTGTCACAGCCAACTTGAGATAATCTATCTCCTCGTTGTTGTGTGCAAACATTAAAAAGCCTTTACTCATTTAATAAAAACCCTCTGGTGTGTTCCCAACCTATTACAGAATATACATGCGATGGATTTAAACGTGATGCAATTGGGAAATCGTTTCCAGCAACATCTGTACGGTCACCGTAAAATCTTATGTTGCTTATAACAGGAAAGTCTACGAGTATCTGTGATTTGTCTGAGCCTAATGGAGCAATATCGATACCTGTATCACCGCCTGGGCGAGCTTGTAATGTTGGGAACAATGCATTAAAGGTTTCAGCTATACGATTACGCTCGGGTTGGAATATTTCGTATTCTACATATCTTGCACGTTCGTCTGTGTTAGCATTACGTCCTACCACACTAAAGTTTACCATGCCAGGTCGATGTTCAAAGTGTAAACCTGTTCTAAGGCTAAACTTGCTTTCAGTTAGTTGTACACTTAACCATGTGTGTGCATCTTCAGGCAGTATCCAATGCGATGCTCTTATATTCGTAGAGCCCTCATAGACATCACACCCAGAGCAATTGTATACACGTTTACAACTGTTGTAAATTTCTTCGCCTACTTGCTCTAATGTTTTTGGTCTGTCACTGCCTGTAACAAGGTATACGTTATGTGTTCTAGCGAATGCCAGAAACTCTTTCTTAAACTGTGGATCTATTGTGCCTCTGCTAGGAGTTAATGTACCATCGACATCAAAAATATATTCAAGTTTCATCTAAATTTAAATCTATCAACTTATGTACCTTTCTGCTTTTCTTTAACTTAGTGTATTCAGCATGATATTCATTTGTAGCTTCAAAGTACCTTGATAAAATCTCGTCTAAGAAATCGCCTAGTCCGACAATTTCGATTGGATTGTTATACACATCTAGCAATATTGCTTTGACATGCCCCTGTGTTATTAATGTCTGCACAAATGCTATAAGCTCTTGTGAGATTTCAAACGTACCACCATTAATACTAAAACTTAATAGTGTCTGGACTTTTGCCTTTAAGGCATTGTGCTGTACATTGAGCGTGGTTCTATAATTCGCAAACTCTAATGCTTTTGATAGTTTAGTTGACATAAGCATATTTATCAGTCAAAAAAAAGCCAGTTACTGTGAACTGGCTTTTAATTATTTTAATTTAAATTTTATAGATTGCTTACTGCGCCGTACGTTGGTGCAGTTAAAACAACACCGTTGTTTGCACGTTTAGTTTGGATAGTACTTGTAATAGTACCGTCTACACTATCTACATATCCCACAGTATCATCTGAGTTACCGTCAACACCATCTGCTCCGATGCCATTGCCTAGTGCGTGATCATCTCTCATTGTAACTTTAAACGTTATAACAGTTGGATTAGTAGTGCTGTTTACTTTAGCATGTAGTTGGTAGTAGTTACTTGCATAAGAACCTGAACCGTACTTGATATACATTTGTACATAGCCTGTAGTTAGTTCCATAAAGCCTTTACTAGCACTTGTACCTGTTGATCCTGAACTAACCAAGTTGTCTAAACTAAATGTCAATGTTCCCAATGCACTTAATGTACTTGTCCAGTTACTGTTCTGTGAACCAATAGTTCCTGCGGAACTGCCTGATGTTCCACCACTTCTGCTTGCTGTAAATAGTACTTCACCGCCTGCGTTAAAAAAGCCTCTACAATGAGCTTCGCTTGCGAAAGTTGCTGTAAATTCATGTGTAATTGATGCAGTGGATGAACTACCCCAAGCCGCTGTTCTGCTTGTTGTACCGCTTGCATCAGTTGTTAAACTGCCACTTGGTACTGCATTTCTTGCATCGAACACATCTTTAACATCGTCCATCAAGTTAGACCAATCACTTGCAGTCAACGTTGAGCCTGCAGTTTTATCTGAAGCTGAAGATGAATTTAGTGAGTGTCCTAAAAATGTTGCTAAGGACTGTATTTCGTCCTGTAAGTTCTTGTAACCTGTTGTACTATTCACTGCTTGAATTGAGCTACCTGATGTAGCGTTTAAACTACCAACAGATTGATTATAACCGTAGTTACTGCTGGCGGCGTAAGACCCAACTGTTGTATCTGCCGGCGTGCCTAGCTGTCTGTATACATTAGCTACCATGTTGTTGTAATCTGCGATACCAATTTGGTCGCCGGCTACTACCTGCACCATGTTAATTCCGCCTGTTACTGTTAGTGTTGATCCACTTGCCATTGTTTTCTCCTACAATACAATATTATGTTATTACTACTATTTACCTTATTTAACGCCAATTACCGCTTCTACTACGCCCTGCCCTTCAGAAGTTTTATCTTCTAAAGACCTGCCTATGATTGCTTGTAATGGAGTGTCATCATTTGCCGCACAAGCAATGCCTGATACGTCACTTGATGTTAATCGTTGACCTTTATTAACAAGTCCAATTACGTTAACTGGAACTCGTCCTGCTAATGCTACTGGAATACCTGTTGCGCCACTGTTCATTAAGTATGCTGGGGTAGTAGAAACTACACCAAATACTTCAGTGTCTTCAGGTCCTGTAGTCTGTGTTATTTCAGCGTCACCGCCAATCTTAACAACTGTGCCTGCATCATAGTCAACATCGGATGAATATATCTCAGCCAAATCCGCAAACTGTGCCGAGGTTGCTGTACCGTTAAAGTGATCGCCTGCTACGTTACCTGAGAACGTTGCTGTTACACCACCAGTTAAATTACCTGAAGTAATAGTTGCTGTACCATCTGTTAATGATCCACCTGTTACTGCACCACTAAACGTTGCGGCTACACCACCAGTTATAGTACCTGATGTACTAGATAGTGATCCGTCAGTTACCGTTCCACCTGAAACAGTACCACTTAGTGTTGCGTCAACACCACTGAATGTTGAACTGTGTACAGTGCCGACCTTAGTGCCTGCGTTACCAATGTTAATGCTGTTGTCTGTAACTAGTATATCACTACCAAACGTCTTGTTTGATACTGTTGCTACACCAGTTGTCGTAATAACTGCATCGCCACTAACATCAACAACAATATTACCTGTTGTTGGATTTCTTAAGTCTCCGTAGAAGCCTAAGTTATTTGTCCACACATTGCCTTCGTTAACGATTACATTAGATGCCCAAACTTCGTCAATTGCCGCTGTGTTAGAACCAAAGGTTTCAATGTTTAGACCACTAATAGTACCGCCATTAGCAAGTGTAATATTGGATACATAAATGTTATCAATAGGAGCATCACTTTCACCAATGTCTAAAACAACACTAGTTGATCCACCTGTCTTTGCTTTCTTAATATATTGTGCTGTTGCAGATGCTGGGTTACCAATAAAGATAGTGTCAGTATGTACTTCACTAAATCTAGAACCTGCCGCACCCAATGTTTCGTTATCAGTTGTTGTAGGTACATAACTTTTGCCAGAGTGTATGATTATGTTAGCATCAATTTCACCTGCGCCTGTTAAGATAGCATTTGCTCTGTCAGCCTGTGTTGCCACGTTTGCTAATGCAATAGCTGTCGATGCATATTTTGTTCTAAGGTTCATACCTGGTTTAATAGTATCACCGATACCATCTGAATCTGTCATTTGTGCATACATGTTTGTATCAGCTAAACCTTCAATCTTCCATGATGTGTTAGCCTGTACAGTAAATGATGCATGGTCACTGAATATAGCCATAATGCTTTCACCACCAGTGAAACCTGCTAATCCGTTGCTACCGTCATTCACATACATAAGTGCCATAACTGAATGGAAAATTCCATCTTCGCCTGGTACATACATTGATCTAAGTCTAGTACCGTAAGAGCTTGGACTACCTACGTTAGATACTCCGCTGTACTCGTTAGATACTTTACCTGCATAAGATGAATCTACAAAAGTAGTTCCATTATGCACTTTTAATTTATCGTCTACTGTATCATAGTAAGCAGTTCCTGAAGCTACACCGCCGCTTGGTGCCGCCGCCGATACTGTAATACTTTGCCTTTGCCATCCTGTGCCGTCATAAACTCTCATCACGTCTTCTGTCTTATCATACCAAATCTGACCTTCTAAAGGAATATCAGGAGTTGGTGCTGATGTACTGGCAAAGTTTTCTAAATGTCTTATTGAGTTTTGAACAAAATATTGTCCATATCCCGATACATTTCTACCGACCAGTGCAACGCTGAAAGAAGAGTTAACCTGACTAGCGGCTACGTTGATGGTCTTCGAACCATCTGTATTTTGTACTGAATAAGTCATTTGTTTTTATCCTCTATTAATTTAACTGTACTCTGACAGTATATATTATTTCAATTGTTCTGTTTGCACTCTTTTGAACTGGGTGAAATATTACATGTGTTAGCAACTTAGCATCCGTTGGATCTGTTGCGTAACTTAGTAAACCTAGTTCGTCAAAAACATAAGTACCTTCGTTAGTAGTGCTACTATCGAAGTCGTCCTGTCCGGCAGGTTGATTATAACCTAACGTACAAGTAATTTTTAAATCTGTAAAACTGGTGCCAGTGATTACTTCAATCTTATCTGTTGTTGTGTTGTTACTTACTACTTTCTCATAAGTTCTACTATACAACGTTGCACTGTTTTCGTATGATTCACTTACTCTTGGTGCTTTGTAAATTACTTTACCAGCAGAGTCAACTGATGTTGCTCCGTTACCGAAAGCCATAAAGTGAATGTATGCACCTGCTTGGTTAGTAAGTGCGTTCGCAATCATGTTTGCCATGTTGCCGTAGTGGATGGCGTTTCTCTTATTAATAAGTTCTTCGCCGGTATCTACATCTCTAATCAGGATGTGTCCTGACATTTTAATACCTGCTGATTCATCTACTGGTTTGGCATTTTTCATGTCGTCCTCAACTTTTTCATTGCTATCGTTCATATTCTTATTTATCACTTTTCATTATATATTGTTTTAATTCTTACTCTTTTCTACTCAAAATTGTGTAAAAAGTCAATTATACTCACATTCGATTTTAGAACAGTACCTTTGTCAGTAATACTACCTGCTTCCTTAACTGTCTTATTGCCTGAGTCCCAACCATTAACTTCATCTTCGTCAAATAGTGGCCAATTTAATACTGAATTATTATTTCCGCCAGGTCTACCAGTTGGATTAAACGTGCCCGAACCATCCCACGAACTATCAAAGCCATATGTAATATTATCTGTATCACCGTCATACGTTACGTTTGCATAGTTTACATTAGCACTGGTTACTGTTAAGTTACCACTGCCGTCCCAATCATCATCAAACGGAATTGTGTCATCGAATATCTCAACTGGTTTAATCCAGTTAAAGTCTTCAGGGTCTCTAACTAATAGCCCGTTTGCATCACGTAATCTAATGTTCTCAGATTCTTCTCCGTTATACACTTCAGCGCCAACTGGTATAATAGTATTAGGTGTTGTGCCTTTAGTGCCTCTAATAATACCTGATATACTCTTCGTTGCTAAGTTCTTGTTCTCATATTCTATTCTTTCACCGTTAATCCAAATAACTGATCTATCTTGCTTAGTAGCATTTGGAATCTTAGTAACATCAGCAAACATAATTTCAGTATCCCAAATTGCTAATGGGCTAGTTACTGTAGTTAGTGGTGTAATATTACGTCTGTAATACTCTGTTTGACCAAACATATCCATGAACACCATGAAGCGTACATCAGTACTGTCTGTACTAATTTGCGTGTTACCTTGTGTCATAACATCCATTACTAATGTTTCTAGTGGCTGTACAACTATAAGTTCTTCTGGTCTGTCAGGACCGTACTGCGACTTGAGGAACGTTACAGAATCAAATCCGTATACTGTCTCATCGTCAACTCTGTAATTAACATTGCCTTGTGAATCTTCACTAAACACACCTACAAAGTTATTAACTTCAACTTCTCTGTCAAACAATCCATCATCCCAAGTATTAGCATCGAATCCTCTAGTATCAGTATAGTGTGTTGTAGGATGCGTTCCAGGAACAACATCAGTAAATATGTTTCCGTCTAACTCTTGTCCTTGGAATGTTGCATGTACTTTACTCTTCACTAAGTTAAGTGCTGTAGTAAGGTTACCACTGCTAACCATTTCTGAGACTACACTAATGTTAGTTGTTATAGAAGTGTTAGAGCTTGCACCTACGCCGTATGCTAAATCAAATGCATTTGTTACTGCTGTACGCACACTTGGATTAAACTTCCATAAACGTTCTGGTGCTGTCCACTGTAGCGAAGTATTTGAAATAGATGTATTAGAAGCAGTTTCTATTGCAACAATGTTCTTAGCAATAGACACATTCATAGTTTCTAATGTAGGATCAAATCCGTCAATATATTTAACTTCAATTTTATCACCGTTGCCAGGTAAGCCCACAGCATTGTTAACACCTGCTTCATCTGTAAACGATATAAATGCATTACCAACGTCAACTAGATAGTTTGTTACTGTTGTATTAGCACTGGTCGATGTCTTATCAATCTTCCTGCCGTTTACAAAAATCTCTAATCTATCCGAATCCTGTACTTCAAAGTTTAAGTTGAATACTGATGTTGTTCCGTCTGCAACAATAGTTTGTACACTACCGCCAGTTGTATTTTCATACAATGCGCCTTTAACTCTGTCAAACACAATAGTCTGATCCATACTTCTTATCTTAGAAGGAGTATTGCTAAAGCCAGTATAGTCTTTATCTGTAGACAGTGTCAACGCATCTGCTGGCACATTCTTGTCTAAGATCCTTACAGCCTTTAAGCCTTCATCGTAGAACGGAGGTCTATCAAAGTCTGACGTACTGCCTGACATTATTTCTACAGGTGCTTTCTTAATATCACTGTAGTTTCTAATCTTACTACTGTAAGGCTTAACTTCGTTAAAGTATTCAACCGCTTTATCAAAGTTATCAATCTTGAATCCTTTGAATGGTACAAGGTCAGTTTCTTCTTTTACAATTTTCAAGTAAGTTGTTTTAAATGCATAATCTAATTCGCCTTGTTCTGCGTATGCGTATTTCAACATTTCAAAGAAGAACTTGTTCCAATGTGCGGAGTATGTATTAACAAATACGTTACTGTAAAGTGCATTTAATATTAACCTTACTTCTTTACCTATTGCCAGACTTTGTCCTGAACTGTGTACAGTGTTAGTCCAACGTACAGTTTCATTTTCCATTGCAATTAATGTAAATTTATCAGTCTTCTTACTGTACTCGTATAATGTATATCTAGCACTGTCGTCTTTTTGTACTTGGATAATACTCTTGTCTAATACATTTTTCAGTAGTCCAAACTGTTTTGTATCTGCAACTTTCCTCAATGGCTTATATGTGTTGTCGTAATACACTGTAGAATTATTTGTTTTATCTATTCTTATCTGCTCGTACCAGTTAACTCTTTCTAAGAGTGCGTAATCAGTTGGTAAATTATCTCTCCAATCTAAGAACGTTGTTTCCATTTGCAGTTGTCTAAATATATCATTAAGAATAACAAACATTTGCTTTCTTGCTTTCTTAATATCTTTAAACATTGTTTGTCTAGGTCTAAACTTAGAGCCGTATCTTTCGGATACACTTAGTCCTGAGCCCGGTACTGCTTGATCCAATCCGTTATATCCTGCTAAACTATCAATAAGTTTCATGCTTAGGTTATTTGGTATAGTACCGTCTCTGTCGCCTTCGCCTGCTAATGTCCAACTAGTATGCTTCTGAGCATTTTCGTTTTCCTTGCGTTTGAAGTTTACACTTAAAATGCTGTCGTCTGTTCTAATTAACGAGCCCATTGTGTTAACAACCATTGCGTCAGGTGAAATAATACCGGAGTATGCAACTCTTTCTGAATCTATGTCTTGTAATAATCTTGTTAATTCTAGTGTGCTTCTCTCTTTCTGGAAGTTAACTCTAGCCATATCTGAAACTATTGACAAGTCGCTCTGCCAGAAGTAGTAATACGTTTTCGGTTTACCGTTTTTATCTGCATGTGTCTCAGTAATAAAGTTATCTGTATTACTAGGAGCAGTGAGGCTTTCAACCCATTCGTTAATTACAACTCTACTACCTGGGAACATCTCTCCCCAATTTTGTGAACGCTCGTAGTTATTGTAGCCAGTCGAACTGTAAGTGCCTGGTCCTTGCTCATACCATGTATAACGTAATGTGGACGTATCCCACCATCTAAGACCTACATCTTTTCTTCCGTATTTTACTTTACGTGGATCGTAAACAACAGGATCTCTTTCAGTTCGGAAGTCAATTTCCTTGCCAATGAATCCAGGTAGTATACCTTTGAACGGATCGTATAAGTCTATATCAAATTCTTTCTCTGCACTATCTTCATCGTATGTAAATACATCTCTAATGAACTTAGTGTCTACTAATTTTTCTTGTTGTCTAATAACTGTACCGCTTTCTAAATAAGCCCACTTGTTTGTATTTTGATAGTTATCAACCCACACATTGCTCAAGCTCGTTACATTGACCTTAACAGTTCCATTTGCATTTAAATCGTTACTAATACGCTGACTTTGTAATGCATAAGGGTTAACATGTATAGCTGAAACATCACTTGCTGTAATGCTAATAGGTGATGCGCCATCTAATCTTCTTAGTTCATATTTGTACAGTTGTCCGGATTGTACTAGGTCACCAATTGCTGTACCAATAGCAAACGGGCTTCTGCTTTGGAATCTAATTGCTTTACCACTGTCAGGTCCGCCAGTTTTGGTTCCGTCACTTGCTCCTGCGCCTACTCCAAAGCCTCCACCAGTGCCGTCACCTGCTCCACCGCCGCCTGCAGTGCCGCCTGTGCCAGGTTGAGTACCGTCTTCGTTGAAACCGTCACCGACACTTGCTCCGCCACTGACTACATCAATAGCTGGTGGTATCTCAGGAATATACGCACCCGAGTCAATATTCATACTCTCTAGTAGTCCTGGGAAACTGCCTTCTAATTCAATGCCGTCACCAGCTTCTGTACCTAGACGTAGCCCAGGTATAACACCACTGTCATCTACACTAGCTGTAAAGTATGGCATGCCATTTGGATCTTTTTGACTGTTAGCGTTAATAGAGTCTACCATGTTCTGTAAGAAACTGCCTGGATCCTGTGCGCCTTCTTGTAAGCCCATGTCCTGGATTGCTGTGCCTTTTTGTCTACAGTCGCCGATCAGTCTTCCTGTTAGGAATACACGACCACCTGTTCCTGATCCTCTTGATGTATTACTAATTGAAGAGAACGTTTGGTCACCTGGTTTAGTACCTGTTGCGTTTTTAGTAACGTGGTATTCTAATGGAACACCTGAGTTAAGATCACCAGGGAATGTTTGGTACAAGCCTCTGTGTAGTACTGCTAAGTCTATAATAGCACCGTCATCGTCTACATCTGTTACTCTAAATACTGCAACTTCTTCTTTACTACTTGGCTTTTCATTTGCCCAAACTACTTGTCCAACTGCGTCTGCACCTGAACCTATAATGTTAATTGTTGGTGGATTGTTAAATACATATCCTGTACCTATTAGCTGTGAACCGTCATTGGCTGTTACAGCCTGAAGTCCCATAAACTGTCTAAGTCCGTCAGTAAATGCTACACCTACTAATGCGCCAGTATTGGCATCAACTGTGATATGGTCTGCGTCAAACTCGAATCCGTATCCACTAGTGCCTGCTCCGCCCACTGTAATTCTTATACTACCGTCTGCTTGATAAAGTCCAGTAGCCTTATCTAGTTTGCCGTATCCACGTCCGCCTCTAGTAAACTGTATGCCTGCTATTGACATGCCGTCACCTGCAAAACCTGTGTTACTTTGTTGTGATACCGCTACACCACCTACTGCTCTTAATATGTCGCCTCTTCTATAACCAGTGCCGTTATGACCTTGTGTTATAGTTGAAGGTTGATTTCTGTCTTTACGTTGCTGTGCACCAATTGTATTACTAATATAATCAGTACCAGTTGCGGTAGTTGAAACACTACCTACTTCTGAATCTGCTGTGTTGGCGTCTGAGTCAGTGTCTGCTAGTACTTTAGTGTTCACCGTATTTGTATTTGTTCTAGTGCCTGCTAATGTGGTTGTTTCACTGAATGCAACATTCAGTTTGTTGTTAACAGTATAGTCGAGTACTTCTTTTAATATGCCGCCTTTACAACCGTTTCTCAGAATTGGTACATCTGGAGTGTTGTCTCTCATTAATATTTGTAGACATTTAACACCGTCTTCTGTTATAATAGTAGCATCAATCTGGTCACCCATTACTTGTTGTACTCTAGCCTTCATAGCCTCTACACCAGTAATGCCGGACGTTGATATCTGCTTGTCGTTAATCCAAAACGTATCACCGTCTCTTAAATTGTATTGTGAGTGGTCAGTTGCAACTGCGCCTGAGCCTGCTGTACTTGCTCCATCCTTTCCAGGTATCCATGTGTTACTAGAACATAACTTAATCTTTGGCTTCATGCAATATTTGTTTAATTCGACATCCATTGATGCTTGGCTTCCGCCTGCAATAAGTGGCTGGTACAAACCTGTAATAGTTTTCTTTAACAATTTAATTGTCATAAACCTTGCTTTAGGCTTCTCAGGATTTGACTGAGGGTTAAACGTATCATTAGTCGGGATCGGACTGTTAGTTTTACCACTGAATGTTCCGTCTTGTGCCACAAACGATGGTCTGCCATCTAGTGGACGTAATGGTCTTTCAGCGGAGTTAGTAAAGTTTACTGGGCCTGCTTTAATACTGCCTTTGTAAAATGACTCCTGGTTATCAAAACGCTTAACACTGTTAGACTGCCCTGTTTGTCTTATGTTGGGCTTAGTGCCTAGTCCTGCACTGTTGCCGACATGATTAATATTTATTCCACCAAAGTTGTTTCCACCGACGCCAGTAAATTGATACTGTTGAGCTGGACTGGTAGCAACAAGATTTCCGTTGTTGTTTTGCTTTGTTGTAGGACTGCCTTGCCCGCCGTTAGGACCGGGCCATACATGTGTAGCACCAGCAAAGGTACCACCAATAGCACTATTACTTGCGCCACCGCCTATGTTAACATTTATTGGTACACCGGGATTGCCTGATCCACCACTACCACTATGTACAGTAGTTGGTTGGCTGTTAGCATTCTTGCTACTAGCAATAGTCGAACCTGTTGAAGCAAAGCCTACACCGCCTGCATTAGATTTTTCCCAGTACCAAGTTTGTTGTCCTTGGTTAATAGGTAATTGGTTGAAGCCCCAATAGAACACAGCTGAGTTACTGCCGTTTACGCCTCTAGAGGTCTTAATTGTTATCCATCTTCCTAAGCCAGGCTTGTAGTTGAACGAACACTTTCCTACATTCTTTCTGCCGCCGCCTAGTATGCCGCCCATGTCTCCTGTTCTTTGAATTGAATTAATTGCTCCGTCATTTGCCCCGGGTGCATTGGTAATTAATTTCTTAAATTGAGCCTTTTCTGCTGTTGTCTGCACAGTACACGTTGAATTAGAATTTGTTGTAGCAACTACTTTATTCATCATGTACTTCGATGTACCTTGATAAACATCCATTCTATCTTCAGCACTGTACATGTTAAAGAACACATTCAGTTGCTCGTCAATGGATTGGTCAGCCGCTAATTGGAAACTAACAACTTCAGGTGAAGGTCCACTGGAGTGATACAAGTAGTAGTTCACTCTCTCAAATGGCGGTATAGGAGCTATCGAGGTATCATCAATTATAACTCCTACTGGTGATACAGCTGAACTGCCTACTAGTCCAACAGTTGCACCATTTGAATCTGTAGCGCCTGCTGTTAGTGTAGCTGTCTCAGTACCTTCAGTAAGTACATCATTTCTTGTAACTACCTGGGCTGTTGCTTGCCACTTAGTTGTTGAACCTATTTGTGCCATAGCAAAAACAAGTGTCATAGAGTTAGTTAAGTCGCCGCCTGTTGCAAAGTCAGTGCGTGATACACCTGACATTGTAGCAGTAACAGTAGCGCCTGCAGATAAGTGCTTACCTAATAATGTGAATGTAATCTCTTCGCCGTTCTCTCCCACTCTGTGTTTGTTAGCAGTCATGCCAGTGTATGTAGGTACTGGATCTAAACTAGTATCATTAACAGTAACGATGTCGCTCGGTTGCCCTGTTAATGCGCCTTTGCTTGTCGATGCTCTCAGTCTAAACTTCAACAGCTCAGAGCCTTCAGTTGTTCCGTCTGCTGTAAATGTTACAGTCTTTGTTGCTGTACCATTTGCATTAAATGTCATTGTGAATGGAGTTGTTAAGCCTCCATTAATGTCAGCGGCTAAGTCTACACTACCAGTTGCATCAACTACTATAGTTTCGCCTGCTGTGATGTTATTTGCTTGTACAACAAATGTGCCTGTTCCGCCTTCATTAACACTGTCTTGTTTCCACTCTGCTGTAAAGCCGCTAGCATATGGCTTGTAACAAGAAGCAATATTGTCTACGTATTCAGTAATCTTTGGTGCGTCACATTTACCTTTAGTTTCGTCGCCGGCATGTATACACTTTGAATCTACTCTTTGTGTACCTGCTCCGTTAAAACCGTTAGCATCTACTGTGCATGATCTACCAGTTTCTACATATTCATGTGTGTGCTTAATTGCATCAACACAGTTATGGCTAGCATGTTGTATACCGATGTTTGCAGGATCATCTCCTGTGAAGTCATTAGTAAATGCAATCTTAGACTTTAGTGTTGGATCGACTTTATCAATAGAATGTGTTTGCCCACCATATACTTTTCCGTAATCTGCATAGTCTTCGCCCATGCCGCCCATTGTACCTTTTTCAAGCCTTGTTGCCGATGTTGCCCATACACTACCATCCGATGCTGTAATAGTACCGTCTGTTTGCATAGTAAACTTAATATCGTCTCTAGTCCAACTTGTGCCGCTTGGAACTGATTCCCACTGACCTGAAGCATAATCAAACTCTTGCTTCGATGTGCCCCACTGGCTTCCGCCTGCTCCGTATTCAGTCTCTGCACCGTTAAACGCTCCGCCACCAATTGAGTAGCCGCCGCCGGATGTAGTGCCTTGTTGATCTAAGTATCTCTGTGCAAGTGGCTTAGTAAGCTCTTGCTGTCCAGGTAAAATACTCTTTGACTGATCAAATAATGCCTGCTGTAGTGCCTGAGATGCTACTTCTTTTGGAGTTAGTGTAGGAAGATTGTCAACCTTTGGATCACCGTTCTTACCTGTTCCTGTTTTTAGAGTAGGATCGTATGTATTTTGTGAGCCATCGGAGCTATTAGACTTAGCCTTAGTAGTAGTCTTCTTGGCTGGTCCGCTAGTAACTTTTACTGCCGCCGAGCCTTTTGGAGCCGCTGAATTCTTAACTGTTGTTCCTGCTGTTAACGGTATCGCATTCTTTCCTGGCTTCTTAACAGCGCCTTTACCTTTGTTCGCCATATAGTCTTTGACTTTCTGTGAAACGTCTGCCCAATTGATGTTAATAAACATCGAACCTTTCTTGACTACCATGCCAGCTTTACTGTACATAATATCTTTAATGTCAGCGGCATATTGTTCTACACTGTGCCACGGGTAAGTACTTGTTACAACGTTAGCACCGTTAAAGGAAATATTACCTTTATGGTCTGCAATAAAGAACGGAGTAAATCCTTCCTTACCTGTAATGCCTGGAGCATCTGTTCCGTACACTTTATAATCAAATTCTGATCTGTATGTAACTCCGCCAGTTTCATATGGATGGGAGAATGCAGGGTAATCAATAACGATTGTGTTTGCAGTCGGTATATCAACAACTGTAAATGTGTTGTTATAATAGTCTGGATCGTATGCATGTACTGTTATGCCGTTACCAACAAGTGTGTCTGAACCGTCTATTGCAAATGTGTGATTCTCACCTGTAGTAATTACAGTATTAGCACCCATAAACGTTGCTTCTTCGTATGTTGTTCTATAAGTCTCTACAGTATCGCCCGCAGTTAATGTTACGTTGTCTGACAACGTAATAATAGTATCGCCAACTATAGTAGCAATTGTTGTGCCAGCTGGAACACCTGTGCCAGTTACTCGCATACCTTCAATTAGTCTATTAGTGTTTCCTAAAATAGTAACACTTGTACCAGCAGTAACATCACTTGCTACTGTTAGTGTTAGTCTAGGTGCGTCGAATAATGTTTTGTTTATCACAAACGAGTTGCTAGTTGTATCAATTCGTCTTACAGACTCTACAATATCCTCACTGGATAGTTGGTTAATTTTTACATATTCTAAATTAACAAGTGTTGATAGATCTGTATCTGTTGTAATTTTTGTTGCGTCATTAATAGTAAACGATAAGTTCGCTTCGTTCAACGCTCCGCCTGTGTAACTGGCAGGGTTAATGTCAAATACTACTAGCTCGACTTCTTGTGCCGGAGTAGTAGCTTCTACTTCACGTATTGCTTTTGCAAAATCAACTATGTCGTCAGCCGCCAAAGTAACAGCATTCTGTAATGTTACGTTTGCAACTTGACCATCGCCTGTATGCAAGAAGTACAGTGTAGCATCTCCGCTAAATGATCTACCGTCTGCAAGGTTTATATCAAAGTTATTAAGTGATGCGTCAAGTGCGTCTCCACTTGCGTATGTTCCCGCTGGTAGTGGATTAGGTACTGTAAGCGATGTAATGCCCTGTGACAGCGTTATGTCGTTGCCTGATATAGTTGCTACAGTTACTGAGTTAGCAGTGTCATTAATGTCATGCCCTAATACAAGCGGTACTATAACATAGTCGCCTACGTTAACACCAGTTGTACTGGATAATGTAATTACGTTAGTGCCACTGTCTGCACCTCTAATTGCTTTAGCTGGCTCACTGCCATAGTTAGGTAAATCGTATGCAACACTTATAATTTGTGTTGGCTCAGTAACAGTTGAATGGAACAAGTACATGCCCTTTTCAAGTGTTTCAGCTGTGTTAATGTTTACAACTGTGCCACTAGTAACAGCATTTTCAACAGTACCTTGTACAGGTGTTGATATGTTGCCTAGTGTAGATAAACGTTCTGTGAAGTTTTTGTTTAATACTTTTTCAGTTCTGATGTTCTTTGGAGAAAAACTAGCGCCTGCTAATTCAGTGCCTGACTCGTCTTTAAACTTAACTGTTAAGCCGTCAAATAATGACTCACCAACAAAGTCGAAACTGTCGCCTTTTAATGAGAGTGCATTAGGAACTGCTGTAACTTTGAGGGTTGTTTCTGCTAATGAAACTGTTGCAGTATCTGTTATAACATTTAATGCTGTGTGAGTACCGTATAGTGCAGAGCCTAGTGTGAACGTTGTATCAGTCTTGTCTTTAACAACAAATACGTCTCCTACTGTTGCACCTATGTTATCAACATTGAACACAACATTACTGCCTACACTAAATGGATGCCCTGGAGCAACAATTTGTACGGTATAATCAACAGATGTGTTACCTGTCTTAGCATTACCGAAGTTTATAAAAGTAAGATTTGCTTTAGTTACAGTTTCAGTCATGCCGCCTAGCACTGTTGTATTTGCATACAGTTGTACTTCGCCTGCAGGTGTTATGTTTGCAACTTGGAAAATATTACCGTTTAAGTTAGAGCTACTGTTATCATGAAACTTCAACCAGTGCCCTTGTGCAACGCCGTCTAACTGTCCGTTATTAATAGTGAACGTTAACTGCTTGTTGTGTACTTTCATGTTAGGTATAGCATCTACACTTCTAAAAATTGTTATGTCAGTTGTAGGTGTAACTTCTTCTGCTCTAGCATACTGGTAAGCATTTTGTAATGTTACTGCTTCGGCATTAATAATGTTACCACTTAGTTGCGGTGTAATTGTACTGATAGTGTTAACACTAGGTACAGTATAATTAATGTTACCCATCTCAACTGAACGCTCTGCAACTTTCTCTTCACTTACAAATCTAGTAATAGGATGATCAACTTCTAGTTGGTCCGTTACATAAATTGGGTTACCATCATATGAAACTAAGTTTGCATAGTTAGGTGAAATTATGTTATTGCCTTTAAGTGCTAGTACTTGATCAAACCATTTAGTGTGGTCATAATCTGCACTTACGTTAGAATTATCGTTGTTGTCTAAAATTATATCAGATAACTTTACGTCTGCCCAAAGGAACGATGTTCCAACACCTTCGTCAAATTCTACATACGAAACATTACTGCCTGTGCTAGTAAGTTTGTATACTTCAAATTCTTCATGCTCGCCTTTTGCAAAGTGGATAGTGTCATTCTCTTTTGGCAATTTAGATGCATTAGCAAGTTGATTAACATCAAACAAGTTCTCAAAGTCGTAAATATCAAATGCTTGGTACTGTACGTTATACTTGGAAACATAACCTGAGTTTGGTAACGGAGCATACTTGCTGTCAACTAAGCCCACGTAACTAACACTTGAAGTCAGAGGCCATAAGCCTTTCTCTGCCATGTCTGACGGTCTAACTGGAAGTCTTATAGGATCATCAACGTCAATTAATATTGTTGCATCATCCTTGCTGTCTGGGTATATCTCGAATGTTCTCATCTGTGTTAGCTTCGCCGCTAAGGCATCGTTTGCAAACACTTTGATGTTCATTGAACTACCTGGTAAGTCACCGTAGTATGTATCTTCTAAATCAATTGTGCCACGCTCAACAATTTCTATTACTGAGTTGGGCTGTATAGGTGCACCAGGGATAGCGCCACAGTCTAAGAAGTTAAGTGTGGATGTTCCTGCGCCTATATCACTAGTAATTGTATATAATGCTTCTTCGCTTGTCTCTGGTAGTTTAGCGCCATTAATGAATACATCAACATGCGGGTAACTACCGTTAATAATTTGTAAGTTGTCAGCGGCAAGTGGTGTTGTTGTAGTTATACCGTCGCCTACTTCTACTGGAGTAAAAGTAAAGCTCTGTGATACATTGCCTGATAACAACGAGTTAGTTGTAATGTTTGTTCTACTACCTTCGTCAAATTCCCAATCATGTGAGCCGCCGGCTCCAACAATATTACCTGTTGTAGTTCCACCGTTAACTGAAACAATTATGTCACTAAATGTTGTGCTGTTTGCAGTTTGGAAACTATAACGTTGTCTTGGTTGGTAACGTTTTGCAGGTAAGTTTAATGTGCTTTCTAACGTGGTGCCTGCGCCTTGCTCTGCTAGTGTAAAGTCGTTACCTTTAATTGTTAAGTAGAACTCTTCAATGCCTGCGCCTGCTGTTCTAGTAAACGTTGCTGAAATATTTGCACTAATGTCGTTTGTTGAGTTAATTGCGTTAGCAACATCTTGTACAGAAGTCACACTACTCAAGTCAATAATAGTGTTTACGTTAGAACTAAAGTTGTCTGTAATTAATATATTGCCAGCACTTGTTAAATCTGCAACTGTTATGTTAGCAGTAGAAACAGCATATGGTTTTAAGAATGTAGTAGTAATATTTGCTGTAAGTAATTGTGCCGCAACAACTGTTACTGAAGGATTAATGGTATAACCATATCCTGGCTCGTTAACTGTTACGTCAGATATTCTACCATCTGTTCCAATGTTAACAGTAGCCTTTGCTGTTGTGCCGCCGCCATATTCAAAACTGCCTGGAATGTCTGCTGGTGGTGGTTCAATTTCTAAGAATGGTCTTTGATAGAACTTAGTTGTTCTGTCAAGTACCTCTACGGCTTTAACTTTACTTACAATATCTTCTGGGTAAGCAATTTGTATAAGTTGTCTTTCGTTAGTGATTTCACTCTCACTAACTTTAATATCAATTGTTTGGTAGTTGCCAGTATCACCGAAGTCACCTGCTTTAAGAGCCCATTCGTCATAAACTGCAACACTACCAGGAACAAGTACCTTGTCACTGTTAAGCAATACTTCGATACTGTTTTTAGTACCCTTACTACGAATCATGCCTGCATAAAAATCATACTGGTCATCTTGTGTAAGTTCAAATTCTCTAAGGTACTTTCTTTCTTCGTACCCGTATTGTCTTCTACTTGCTTCGTATAGTTGCTTCTCTACAGGCACATGTCCAATTTCATTGTATCTACCCATGTCACTAGCAAGTGTATCGAAGTTAGGCTTTAAGCCATCTGGTGTGATAATATAACCTTCTGCTGTCAGTGTTCCGTTCCAGCCTGCAGTTCTTTTACCTTTAATTTTTATTCTACGTTGTCTCTGATTTAAGACATCGTTGTATATAGTGTCACCGAATATTGTTTTATTCGATAATACCATTGCATGTTCAATTTCATTTGTGTACAATATTACGCCGTAGATTTGTTTACCTGTCGGTGGTATAATTGTAATTAAATTTGTGTCTCTAGTAATCTCGCACTCGGAAGTCTTTATTGATTTACCTTCCTGGTCTAGTATACTGTACTGACTCTGGTCTACATCAATAATTTTACTTACTCTGCCGATAGGCGCTAGAAACTTCACATTGCTTGCTAATGGACTGAGACTTAGCGTATTGCCTGGTGCCCATTTACCTATGCTCCAGAACAAGAACTGTTTTCCGCTGTACAACCAATTGTTAATGTCGTTGATCTCGCCGTTGAATTCGCCGAAGTCGTAACCCATTGCTTCTTGCTTTCTGCCTAGGCTAATTAAGAAGTCAAACAATTCGTTTACTGTAGCAAACACTGTGCCATATTCAACTTTCTTAATTATGCCAGTGCCTTGTAAGTATAATGTTGCTTCAGCGGCATTGGTCATTGGCAATGACGGAAGTCTCTGCCATAATGCCGTGTCCGTTACATTACTGCCTGCAGGAGAAAAATCTTTTGCTTGGTAGAAGTTGTACCCTGATTTAATTATTGTGCCTGTTATGTAGTTAACACTGTTGCTGTAAGTACCGAAGTCTACTGCTTCGCCACCAACACTTACTTCTGTTGCTGGACCACTAGTGTTACTTTCTTCAACTTCAAAGAAACGTTTTACTGCATTGTAGCCTTCTACTTTATACTTGCCAGCAGTTGTGTAAGTAATTAATACACCTGAGAAATCATTTGTTGTGCTGTAAGGACCAACGTGTACGCCAATATCGATATCTTCTTGTGGCAATATCAAACTTGAACTGTTACCTGTTGAGCTATAACTATCACTGAACACAGTCATAGTATCTTTATCTACATATCCAGCAAACTTATGTCCAAGTTTACTAGTAATTGATCTATAAGGTTTAACAAATTCTTTTGTTGTGTTAAGACCTTGGAATTTTAAAAATGCGTTAATGTACTGCGTGAAACCTACAGTATATGTTGTAGTTTCTGATGCAGTAACTTCGCCGTGTATTTCTGCGAGCTTTGCTTTAATTCGTCTATTAGTTGTTCTGTCTAATAACTGCTTTGGATTTGCAGAACGTCTAACTGGCTTTCTTGGATCAGAGAACACAGTAGCAAACTTACCTGGCTGTGCTAACAATAGTGCCTGCATAACTGCAAACGGATAGCCTTCAGATATTTTCCATGCATTCTCAACTGGAGCACCATCGCCAAACTTCCAGTCTTTTCCTGTCAGTGTGCTATCAGCGGCGTACACAGTACTTAATGTACTTGTTAGTGAGAACGTTGCACCAGTGCTGTCTACTGCTGTTGTGCCAGTGTTGTTTGTACTAACATGCGTAGGTGTTTCTGCAAAACTTGGTCCAGTAGTATATGGGTACGCAGGTTTGTTACTAGCATCTACAGTTGCTACATAATAGTATGTACCAGCTGGAAATTCGGGTGTTGGTCCACTGCGTCCGTTATAAGCATCTAGGTCGCCGGAGTTAGCAATGTATTCGTAATCCTCAACAAACTCGCCTGTTGGCGTGCCACCAATTGTTGCTCTTGTTACAGTTTTTAAACCGTAACTACTGTCAATTCGTTTAATACTGCTCGATGCATTAGCTCTGTCTGAATAACCATATGGCCCGTAAATTGGGAAACCATCAAATGCCCAACCGACGATTGGCGAGTGAGTGGATGTACTCCAGTTATCTAATGCAACTGCCTGTGGGCTAGGCTGAATGTAACCGTAAATGTTATTACTGTCAGGAGCTCCACCGGCGTTATCTCTGCTAACTTCATTTCTATACATACTGTTGTAAGTAAATGTAGTGCTGTCAGTGTGCGTAACACCTGAATTAGCATTTGTAATTAACGCACCGTTAGTTGCTATACCAATTGCTGTATTGCTTGTGGTAGTAGCATTTGCAAACTGAGTGCCTAAGCTGGAAGGATCTACTCGTCCTACCAACGATGTTAACTTGTAAGTACTAGCCTTATCTTGTATAATGCTTGTGTTGTCTGCTGTTGGGAATGTACCCACAGCATGATTCATAATATTGTTTGTTGTAATATTTAAAACGTTAGCAACCTGAGAAACACTTACACCATCAACATGAATAAACGTGTTGGCACCTCCATTGTTGTCTGATACACCAGTTGTTGTCTCTGCCCAACTAATTGTTTTAGTTGTTGCTGTTGTGGCAATAATGTTTGCAGGAGCAATCAATGTACCACTTGCGTCAACAGGTAATTCGTATTTTAAACCAATACGTCTATACGGATTGTCTACTTTATATCTGCTGTTAGTAACATTCTCTCTTGCGCCTTGTCTAATAATACCTTCTTCTAAGTCACTCCACAAGTTGGAATTACTTGAAGCATAACTAGTGCCGTACTGTGTTTCCCACCATGTAGGCTTTCTAGTAAATCCTAGCATTTCCCATGGATGCGTGTGAGGTCTATCTGTATCGTAACATGCCTCAAATATGCCTTTCCAATGTGCTGGCTTACTTGTGCCATGGTTATAGTTCCATGTCCACAGATCGTCTGCTAGATAAAATTCATTTTTAACAAAGTCTACATCATTTCTTGTTATGTAGTTGTTAAAGTTAGAACGTAATAAACCATAATACTCATCACGATCTCTACCTGTTTTTCTAAATTGACCAGGTCTAATGTCACTGACATTTAAGTCTGGTAAACTGTCATTGTTTCTAAATTGCTGTAATGTTGCATTGTATACTCTTTTCTCAAACTCTAAAAGTATGAAGTCATGCACATCATTCGTTGCAACTGATTTACTTCCATCATGTCCCACTACCATTTTAATAGGACTTATAAAAGTAGTATCTGTAATAATTTCTGGATATGTAATAGGATACATACCTAATGCACTAGGCGTTGAAGGTACTTGAGCACTTTCTCTATTTGAGTCGTATAGTCTGACTTTAATAGTATTACCTAATGTTATTGTGTAAGCAGTTTTGAAAGTAACTGTAACAGCACCGAGTGTGGTTGTTATTTCGTAATCAACATCTGCACATAATAATTTGTCTGGGTTAACGCCATCTGATTCGTAAAGATAAATTGTGTTTTCAATTTTCAGAAGATCTAGATAGTTTGTTAATGTGTATTCTCTTTTTAATACATTGTTCATAACTAGTTTTTCTTCGATGTACTTGTCACCAAAGGCTATCATAAACGTATCGTCGAATACATTCTTGCCTTGGTTGTATGCAATAACATTCTCTAAAACTAATTCTAGCATGGCGCTGTACGACATTGCTGTGTAGTCTGAACTGTTTACAAAGTTTTTAATTTCTTTCTTTAATCTGTTCTTATACTTTACATATTCTTCTGCAACAAAATCCATACTGTCTTTAATATTGAACTTGTCATTACTGAACAAGAATGCCGATAGTCTTAAATCGTCATCAGTTTGCATAATCTTATCTGCGTACTTTATGTCTCGTTTAACATTTTCAGAGTTGTTTGCACCTAATGAGTCACCTGTGTGATCTTCCTGAAACTCTATTAAGTTTTTAAAGTGTTCCAAGTACTCAGGTTGTGATATTGAAAGTATATCTGCATTGTCTAAGTTACTGTGCCAACTGCCTGGTACGTGATATCTACCGTTAGTGTTTACACTTTCAAAGTATCCAGTGTCTGTCTCAGTAAATATATCAATGATATCAAATTTGCTAAATGTAAAACTTGCAAAAATAACTGCAACTTGTGAGGCATCGTATGAGAACAACTCTGTTCTCTTACCGTTAACATAAATGCGTATGCTCTTCTCAACTAGCCCTGCAATATCACTCTTGGAGTTAGTTGGTACTGCTGATATGTGGTATAACCTTTTAGCACTTTCGGAATCACTGTCATTAATAATGTATCGGTCTTCCACACGTTGCTTTAATTTTTCTTCTAATGGTCTCCATGCAGTATCGTAAGTTACTTTAGCATTATTCTTTTTATAATAGATATAACCACTAATTTGTTTCTTAGCTGTGCCACCGAAAGGTGTGTAAGATTCAAAGTAGTCATCTATATGGTTAGTAAATGATATTTCACTAAAGTTGTTAAAGTTTTTATACTCTAACGGGAAGTTTAAAACAGGGTCAGCTGTTCTGTTTGAACTTGTCGGAGTGTACCCAAAAATGTTGTTGCCAGTAAATGTGCTTGATGGGTAAGTAGCATCGCTGTCTAGCCTGACTTTGCTACTGTCGTACATAACAAACTCAATTGGCGTATTAATTTTTGTCTTCTGCTGTCCTGCTTTCCATTCAGTGCCTGTCCAGTAGTATTCTATACCCTGGTATTTAGAACCAAACTTAACTGTAATAACATCACCGACTTGTGCAACATATGGCACAAACCCTGCTTGCCCGTCTAATAAGCCTGCAGGACTAGTAGCGTCTGCTACTTTAGTTAGTACTACATTCTCTGATCCATCATCGCTAATAATATATGCATGTTGTGAAACAGATGCATCATCACTAGCTAGTAGTATTGTGTTACCTGGCTGTAATGTTACAGAGTCAATTGATGCGCCTGTCGGTCTACCAACAATCTCACTTTGTACATATCCTTCTGCACTCATATCTACTGCAAATTTACCAGTAAGACCAAAGTTCTGTAATTCAATATTTCTATCAAATTCGATAATAGGTCTTACTGCACGTTTGTCTTTAGGCGGTAACTGGTCACCGACTTCTAAGAATGTGTTCTTGTGGTGCCAAAAGTTAATTCTGCTCCACACGTTATTATCAGTTGAGCCACGCTCCATGATAATGTAGTCTGGATTTTCCTGAGTGTTATCACTGTCGTACGGTTCGATGTCAAATGCACCTGCGCCGCCCACTGTGTAAACTAGTTGTGATCCGAGTGGTGCAACATAGCCGTTCCATAATGGAAGACCTGACTGTGGATCTGTTTGATCGAATGCGTAATCAGGTGCACCTACTTGAGTGTACTCGCCACCTGCTACTAGTTGTCCCCAGGATTCATAGTTCGTAATGCCTTGTAATCCGCCACTGTTAAAATATGTGCCTGTTGAGCTAGTTTCTATAAGAGTGTCTTCGACTCCAATAATTGTTTGGTCAAACTGAATATAATCTTCAGTACTGAAAACAGTTGCAAAGTTTTGATCCTTGTTGTGTAGTATAATGCTTTCGCCTACACCTTCTACAATATATCTGTTTTCATCTTTAAATTTGTTTGGGATAACATAGTTGCCTGCAAAAGTAACAACCATTCCACTTTTTAATGTAGTTCCTGCGGGTGTTGTGAATGACCTCTGACCTACAATGTCCTTCTCAATGTTTATAGGAGATGCAGATGTACCTTCAACAATAACTGGTGTCGGGCCGTTTGGACTCCAAAAGTATTCTTGGTAGTTAACAAACTTGTCAATATTAACTGGTGGTAAAAACGTGTATGCTTCAGAATCAAATATTGAATTTTGATTAAGTGTATTAACACCATAACTTTTAAGCACGTTGATATAGTCCTCATAGAACATAATGTTTGTGCTTTTACCTGTTGTCTGGTCAATAGTACTTACTGCTGGCTCTAAACTAAACTTGTCTCTATCAGCAGTTGGTTGCAAAATGTATGTATCTTTTGCACTTAACAGGTCCTCTTCTCGTCTACCAACATAAGCAGACATTGTCTCAACGTTTGCTTTACTAAAAAGTTGCTCAACTGTTGTATCGAAAAAATTCTTTATAACAGGTGTCTGGTGAATTACGGGAAGTTTTGTATATTTTTTATCAGCCATTTTTATTAATATCCACTTGAGTCGCTTGAGTTATTGCCTGAACTAGTTGCACTAGAACCTGTAATCTGATTGTTAATCACGTTATCTTGTGTAGTAGTTGCTTTGTTCTTACCTTCTTCCGCTACATAGTTACCCATGTATGTTGTTATGCCGTTTGGCATATAAAATGTCTTTCCAAAGAAATCATGTGTATGCGATGTACCGTTGCCTACAAAGTCTGATGCTTCTTTTGTTGGATACAATGGATAGTAACCATTGATTGCAAAAGGACCAATCTCACTCTCTGGGTTTTCATATGAAGTAAATGTTGGTGTGCCACTGGTAGGCTTAATGTTCTCTTTAGTGATTTTGTCAACGATGTCAATATCGTCAACTGACGCTGTACTTAAAAATAACTCGTCACTGTCGCTCTTCACTTGAAATAAGTCTCCGAAAACACCTGTTGCTCGTTTAGGTACGATAACAATACTTCCGATCGAGTTACCTACTTCTTGATGTATGTAACTACTTAGTTCCGTAAAGTAGAATGTATCGCCAAATTCCCAATTGTCTATACTGAAATATTTAGTAACTGATTTAATAATTTTGGTTTTAATCTCGTTGTCACTTAGTGACGTGCCTGGTAGTCTGACTACTTTGAATCTTGCTTGTAGTTCTGCCTGTGCATCGTCGCCAAATAATAACTTAAATCTGCCGCTCTTGAATAAAATTTGATCACTAGCCGCTTTGTAAGTTTGTAAAATTTGGAACTCTGTTTCAAGTTCTAATGTGCTTGGCTCTTCGGGCCATGCTGTTCCTGGAACGTTAATATACGAAAGTACTTCATCGTAGTAAGTGTCTGTTAACATGAAAAACTCATGTACATTACTAATACTAGGATCAATTCTCATATCGTTATTTGCAATATGGTTCCACTTAAATACTACACTTTCTTGTGTAGCGTTTTGCGTATCTTGTGTAAAGCTCTTGCCAATTTTAGCTCTATGCTTTGAACTTTCATAGTTGTTAACAACATTAAGGTTTGTGCTACTGTAGGACATCAAGTAGACTTTACCTGTATCTTTTGCATAAACTTTCTTGTTATGGAACTTGCCGTCAACATTGTTAAACGTGTCTACAATGGCTTTCGATTTAACTAGGAAAATATCGTAGTCTGCAATATTGTAATATGTGCCTGATAAGTTTAATGCACTACCAGTCGAGTTGCCTGCAATCTTATCTTTAGTTGCACTAAAGTTAACACCTGGCTCTCTGCGTAAATCTAATATTCCTGTCTTAACAGGCTTAGTATAAGTGTATCCGTCGAAGCTATCGAAGTCTTCAAATATCACAATATCGTTTGGCCCAACAAAATCATCGAACTGTATAGGATTATCCGGACTGTCATCGTTTGTTGAATTAAACGGAGTTACTTGCACTTTTCTAGCATCAGTATGCCCATCTGCGTAAACAAAGTTCTTAACAGCACTCCAAGTAATAGGAGTATCTAGTCTGTCTTTTGCTCTAGCATAGTTTACATTAATAAGGTCTTTACTAGCCAAGCCAGTTGAATCGACAGCATAATGTCTGTTGTCATCAAAGTCCACAATTGTTAATGTGCCTGTCTGTGTGGCAACGTTTGCATTGGATACATAAATGTGTCCACCGCCTCTGTTAGAAATAATGTTGGACTCATATGTAGCCGTGTCATGCCTGTATGCTATGTTGCCTTGTGCATTTAGTATCGGGAAGCCAAACGTTGTGCTTGTAAAGTCAATGTTTACTTTACTAGGTAATGAGTGTACAACACCTGTGTTATTTGCAATAGTAACATTTATGTTACTTGTTAAATCCGATGTATCGAAGTTAGAACCTAACGGTATAGTTAAGTTGTGTACAAATGTGTTACCAGATGAATTACCATTCTTAAATAAACCAAAGTTTGAGTTAACTGTGAACTCTACTTGGCTATAGTTTACACTTCTTGATTTCAAAGGTATGTCAGTAAAGTTAACACCATCTTTGGTTGAGTACCACTTATCACCAATGTAATCTGGTGTAGGTGTCGTTGTATCTCTCCACTCAAAGCCTTCTAATGTCTGACCTTGTGTGTTAAGTGTTGTTAGCTCTAGCGTATCATATTTTGCTCTACCTGTAAAACTATCTACAATTCTATTTTGGTTAATGTTATAAAATCTGCAATCTTCATAACTTTCAAAAATATACTTTGTGCCTCTTAGTTCTACATTGTATCTAAACGACAACGTGTCAATTGGCTCATACATAAACTTCATGAGCCAACTTCTATCTCTGTTGTTTCCGGATGTATCTTCTGAGTTACCGATATCAAACGTGTTAGTCAAGTCCATATCATTATTATTAACAACATAGAACGTGTCTGTTGTTGCATTATAGCCAACACCGAATGTTTGCTTTTTAGCAATAGCAGATGAAATTTTGTTGCTTTCGACTTCGTAAAACTTACTTCTTAATGTAGTAATAATTTCTTTACCAGCCCAGCCATCTCTTACATTTTCACTTAATGCGAATGGACCGTTTGCTGTAGTACTAGAGCTAACACGTCTGCCCGAGTTTCTAACAGAAACTATTTTAACCCACTTATACTTTGTAATATCTGCAGGATCTACGAACTTTATCATGTGCCCGGGCTGTATAAGGGACAATTCTGTTTTGGAAATATTTACGTCACTTACTGTACCTGTTTGAGTAAAGGTCTCAGTCATGTAGCCTGTATCATTTTCCGTTGTCTTAGGAAGCGTCTTCCATACTATGCCGTACTGGTCTAATTTAAATTTGTTTGGCTGTGTCTCAATCCACTTATTTCTAAAATCGCTATAGATAAAATCTCTTAATTCTAGATTCTTTAAGTATATAGGGAACACTTTTTCAATTTGTTCTTTTGCTGTGTTGTTACCGTCAATAATAAACGAGTAACTTTGCGGAGAATCTTCTTTGTATAACGCTCCGTCTTCAGCAATAGTAGTTGTTGTCTGGAATGTGCTAGTAGGATCGGTAATATCGATATATCTACTGTGTCCAGCATGTGTTTTATTAGTAACTTTTAGTTTTCGTATGTTATTGCTTTTTGCTAAAGGCAATACTTGATAATCTTGTGCTGACACCATTCTGTCTTGAGCATAAAATGCCTGTGGTGCTCTTTCCTTAATCCCTGCCAATGTCTCTGATGGCAATGAATTGTTAATGCTTGTTTGTAATCTAGCAGTAATAGTGAGTACATACTTCTCACCTGTCTGAGTTTCGTATGTTATGTCTGAAACTACGTTGCCCATGTCGTCAGGTTGAATACTGTATCTCTCGTCTGCACTTGCTCTGTAAAACGCTCTGTAGTTGCCTACTGGAACGTTTGCAAAGTTACCATCAGCGAACTGTAATTTAATACCGCCTGTACCTAAGTTTTGTATTGCATACAAGTTAGGTGACTTTTTCGCTAAAGTATTGTACTGTAGTGTCTGCCCAACGGTGTTAGGAATCTGTTTCCACTTGGACAGCACACCACCGATAGTACTTACTTGTTGAAAATATACATCAGTTTCATTAATGCCGTCAACAGCAATAGTCTGTGATCTATTTTCTTCTGGGGTCTCAAAATCGAAAGTTTGTGACTGCAATACTCCTTGTTTGAACATTAAGAAGAATCCGTTATTTGCACTGGAAAGCCCTAGCCCGTCATTTCTATGAATTAATCCAAAGTTGTTTGATGGGTCAGGATGCTTTTCAAAGAAGAAATTGTTATCTTCAAAGTCAGCGTTTACGATTTCAAAGTCTCTACTAACACCGTTTATACTCTTTTTAAACTTGTAAACAAATGGCGCATTTATTTGAGTGTTAACTTCATATAAGTCGGTAATAATTGAGTTTATTGAACCAGTCTTAACTGGCTTACTAAATCTATTCACATTGCCAAAGGCACTGTTCATTACAGTAATAAATTGTTCGTAACTGTCTGGGTTGTTTGCATCATTCCAAGTAATAGCTCTATTACCTATGTCTGATCCGCCACTATCCGTTAGTGGCTCTGTGGTGCTTACACTTACAATTTTTAACAATCCACCTGCCGCTACGTTCCTTTTAGGATTATAGCCTAACTGTCTTGCTAGTTTGTATACTGAGTCTTTTCTTTCTGCTGTTTCAAGAAAGTTTTCTCTAGTGTTTACATCCATTCTAAATGCAATACTCTGTGCCATGTATGCAAGTAATTCTATGATAGCAATGAATTCAGAACTTTCAATGTAATCGTTGAAGTTTTCAGGGAAGTTAGTTCTAATGTACTCAATCATCGCTGTACGAATTGTTTCAAAATCGTATGCTTGGAAGTTTACATTGCTGTAAGCCTTATAGGCTATATCCCAATCTTCTGCCGCGAACAAATTGTTCTGTCTGTTACTCGTTGCCATATTTAAATCTCTCTGCTATCCTGTGTGTATTCCACAAGCAGGGTTTCTTCATCTAAGAAAGGCTTAAGAGTTAGCTGAACCTGTATGCTAATTGTATGATCAATCACTTGAGTAAACACCTCTTGGATATTAACTCTGGGATCTTTAGTACATATTCTCACTACTTCGTCTCTTACTTCTTGTTCTACATAAGTGTCTAGTGGATTCATGATAATATCATAAATAGTAGTACCAAACGTAGGACGCATGACTCGCTCGCCCCTTCGTGTATACAATTCGTTTAATAGGTCAACTTTTACTGCTTCACCATTAGTAACAGTGTAAGGAGGTCTAATTTTACCTATTGTGCTAAAGCCTTTATATATGTTTGCCATATCAATATTTATCATCGTTCGTTAAAACATGTTTTAATACAGCCCATTTCGGGCCTTGAAAAGTACGCCAAAATAACGGTTGACTTTGGTATGATTTAGACTATATAATACTGGAGCATAATACTTTTTATGCATTTTTTACTTTTAAATTTAGGACAGTTATGAAAAACGTTTTAGACAAATTTAACAGCATCGTTGAGCTTGCAGACAAGGCTAACAAAGCCATTGCCCGCAACCGTTATGAAGGAACTACAGGCTATGGCCCCAGGTTCAGAAAAATGATGCACTTTAACAACAGGCGTGTACACTCAGTGGGCATTTACGATTACCATCTTAAGAACTACGTTCTGTTTGAGCTAGTCAATATGGTCGGTCAGTCAAAGCACTCGATTCCAAAAGAATTGCGTCAAATGGAGCGACTAATATTAGATGCCAAGATTGCCTAACGTAGTATTTGTTCACGGATCAGGTCAATCAGGGCTTAGTGTTAGTTATTTAGAAGTATTTTTGCCAGAATGTAATCTAGTTTGTCTAGAATACAAAGTGCAAGAAAACCCAGATGATATACTGAAACGATTCAACTTGCTTACTCGTAATGAGTTTGGAGACGAATCGTTTCATATAATTGCACATAGTTACGGTTGTTTGATCTCTAGCCTGTTTGCCGCGAAGTCGAAACGAGTATTATCATTCGTTGCATTAAGTTCCCCATGGGGAGGCAGTCAAACAGCACGTTGGATATCAATGGTATTCCGACAAAGTAAACTGTTTAACAATGTAAAGCCGAACAGTAACTTTATGCAAGACATACAAAACATCAAGTTAGACTGTCATGTTACGAATGTAGTAACAACAGGATCGACAGGCTCTGCTAATGACTTGGCAGGGCTAGGAACACAGCACAACGACGGACTACTCACAGTTGCTACTCAGACCAATGTACCGAAAGGATTTTCTAACGTGGAAACTGTTTACCTTCCGTTGAGTCACAACGAAGTACTTTTATCATTCGATACTATAAATATAATTAAGAAACATACCTTCGGAGACACTAGTGGCACAGAATACTTCTTTAAATAATACACTCGAAGAAGAGTTAAGACTAATGCTGATACAGAAGAATAACGAATGCAATCTCTACAAAGAAGAAATTAAAATATTAAAAAGGTCTGTTGCTGAAGAACAAGAAGGCAAATACAGAGCTTACATTAAGATTGCAGATTTACAAAAAGCAAACCCTCAGAAATACTGACCGTTATAATCCTTTTGCTAACTTCTGCATAAGATACAAATCAGCTTGTTTGAAATCATACCCGTTACTGTCACTTGCAATTCTCATAATTTCAGGCAACATGCTATCTGATGATTGCCATAAGTAGGACATAACTGCACCCTTACCTTGGTCAACAGATTTAGACCCTGATACACCCTTTGATCCGCTAAATTTGGATAATGCAAAACTTCTAGCAATGTCGTTGTCACTGCCTGCCATTATGCTTCGTAGTGCTCTACTACTATCAAATCCATCTTTGCCCAGTGTGTGAGTTAACATAGTTAGTGCGATGCCTTGTTGCGTTGACATAGGACGGTTAGCTTTCTTAAATGCGTACCTAGACATTTGTTTCAAGTCATTGTTTAATAATTGCTTACTTGCATTTTTACTCATACCAGCGGCAACTTGGTTTATAAATATAGGTTCTTTATAAGCGCCACCTTTCGGTACGATGGCATACGCAGAATCACCTGCACTAAACTTACTACTAACTTGACTTGCTTTAAGAATGCCTTGTGAGGATAAATCTTGTCCTGGTCCAGCCGTTTTAATAATGTCTGCAATGTCTGCCGAAGATAGCTTTCCTTTACCTGTATCAATCATTGTAGTAGCTGATGTCGGGTCAAAGTTCTTGCCATCACCAAACATAACTACGCCAGCCTTTTGTTCTGCCTCGCCCAGTATGTGCTTGTACCCAATTGCCTTTACAGGCTTATCAGGCTTAATACCACCCGGGTATTGCATTTCATGTTCTGTTAACATTGGTGCAGAACATGATGTAATCATGTCCTCTGTTGCTTTTAAGCCAGGCCCATTAGCAAATTCACTTGCCAATGCATCACCTGCCATTGTCTTACTTTTTAGTAACGGGGCATCTTTGTAATTAGGCACCATAGTGTTAAGTGTTTCTACATCTTTAGGATTACCTGATGTATCATAAAATTGTCCTCTAACGTGTCCTTCTAATGCTGGACCAGTTACTCCGTCAAAGCCAGTGCCTTGTTTAACACTACCATCTGGAGCGACTATGGTGTCTGGGCCTATGTAACCAGAGTCCGATGAACCTGGGGCCATGTTGTTAGCCGCAAATTTATCACCTGCTATAGCATCCGAACCGCCTGGGGCAGGGATAGTAATGTCTTGTGTTAAATGTCCGAACCACGGTTCTCTGGTTGTGATCATTGTTGTCGTAGATGCGACTTTTATTTTCTTGCCTCGAGGGTCTTGGAAATTGCCTGCATACTTAGAATCAACTGTTGCTGGTAAAGACGGATCAACTTGTCTTAATCCGTTTGTAGGTAAAGGATTGCGAGTGTCTGTTTCTGCATGGTCATAGTCCATAACAGGAATGCTCAACGGCTCGTCCTGAAATACTGTTACTGTTAAGGGTGTAATCGGTCCAGGGACGCCAGCTGATCCTGTGCTTCCACCATCATTAAGATGTACAGTTGCCCCTTTAACATAACTAGGTCCGCCTGATACAACGTGTGTTGATCCACCTGTACTTATAAATGCATCACTACCGGATTCTATCACAGTGGTTGCAGGAGTTTTAACTTCTATGCCTGACTCACCATATAGTTGCACACCGCCTTTTGATGCCGCCGATATTAAACTGCCGTCTTTAAGTGTTTGCATTTTAATTTGATTGTTTGTTAATTCGTTAATGCTATTACCGGCTTGTATATAAACATCACCACCAGTTGCGCCGCCTAAGTTTATTGTGTCTACTTCGCCGCCGGCATCTTCTAGCAACCCTGCGTTTATGTTTACCCTAACACCAGCATCTAAGTTTAATGTATGATCTGCTCTAATATTAACATTAGCGGTTGCTCTCATGTTTAAGTCGCTGTCGCTAAACACTTGTATACTGCCGTCTGCGGATAACTCTACCCAAGCAGTACCAGGACTGTTGATAACATAAACAAGTTCATTTGTATCGTCTATCAATACCTGTCCGCCACCAGCAGTTCTCATTCTGATATGACGCTGTTCCAAGTTATCGTCCATTACAAAACTGTGTCCGCCTAATCTATTTGTGCCGTCCTTTTTTCCTGTATCAACATTTACTTGCTCTGGCCCAGGTGTTAAAAACCCAAATACTTGTGAAGGACTTTCTCGTCTTGCACCACTAGTTGTTGTACCTCTAACAGGGTCATTAATTAGTCCCTGCATTACTATAGGAAATGCTATGTATGGATTAAGTGGTCGCTGTGGAGTTTTACCGTGGCTTTTATTTTCGTCTCGTCTATTCTTTTCTGCTGTCGGTAATGGCTGGCTTGTGCCAAATGTTGCGCCAGCTGGGTTACCGGGCACCATGTTTTGCATTTGGTCCGGGAACATGCATCCTATAATAATAGGTTGTTTCTTTTTACCGTCGCCGAATATTACTAACACAAAGTTGCCTGGATCAGGTGGAACCATCCACATGCCATATGTCTTCATTGTGTCTTGATATTTCGTTGTATTCTTTCCAACTGATGCACTAGGAGTTGTGCCTGCAAAAGGACTACTCCAGTAACAGTTAAAATACCCTTTTGGATCGTTTCTGTCTTTTGACAACATTGGGATATAAACAGGTATACGTCCGCTGTGACTTGCATCTTTAGGTCTTACAATTACTTCGCCTACATAGATACCGTGATCCAGATTTGCCTCTTCACGTGACTTGTCTACTGGATTCTTTCTACTTATTTTATATTCGTCTGCCTTATACGCCATCTTATCGCCCTGTTAGATCTATTTTAGATAGACTTAGTGATGTTACTTTTGGTGCTCTGGTCATTTCAACTTCAAACAATCCACCTGAGAAACTTGCTGTAAGTCCGATAATCGCGTATACTCCACTTATAAAGAATGCTGTTCCTTGCTGTGTCATATAACCTGTGTTCTCATCTTCATCGTCAACGTTTGGGTCTCGGACTCGAGGTGTTTGCATTGTAAACAAAAAGTAGTTATCACTATTGCCATACACTGCATACTCATCCGTGGACTTTTTATCTTCGCTCGCCGCGTCTGCGTTACCTGGGTTACGCTGGTCTCTTGCGTTTGCATAAGGCATTGGTCTACCTAGGTACCATGGATCGCCACGTACTTTTAAATTTAAATCTATTAAAATACCTGCATCATTTACATTCTGGTACATGTACCCAAACAGTGTTGCACTTGCTGTACCGTCATTTGTTTGGTTCGATGTTGCTATTACACTCTTGCCGTAATTATATTTTGGCTTAGGCGATGTATCGATATCTTCTGCTGTTTTCTTTGTGCTTTTCTTTAGTTGTTGTAATGCTTGGTATCCTGATAATTCACCGATAACGGTTGTTGTACCACCATAATCACTTAGTAAGTCTGCACTATATAAGTATCCGCTTGCTTCTGGCTTGTATGGCTGTGCATTAGGATTAGGTGCCGGAGAGTCAACAGGGAAGTCTTCTTTTCCTTGTTCTGTTTTTCTGTAACCCAACGGATCTGAGCCTTGGTTATTAACGTACAAAATAGTATCTGCTAAATCGGCTCGTCTTTTATCATCATCCATTATATCTGTGTATTCGTCACTTGATAGTCCTAGGGTGTCTTGTACTCGCTGGGCAAACACATCATCATCTAACGCCGCATTAATTCCTGCACTGTCTTGTACCTTTGCCGCCACTTCTGCATCACGATCTTTGCCGTCAAGGTCAGTAGTAGCATCTTGATTCATTGTCGGAGAGTTTGCATTTGTGGCCATGTCGCCCATTGTGCCTCCGCCTGGAACAGCAAGTAATAATTGACCTGCATTATACGAAATATCTGCACTTAGTATTTGGTCATTCAAGCCTGTGTATAGATAGTTGTACACCTTTTTAATGTTCATCTCTCTTACACGTTTTGTTGTTTGCTCTTTGTTAAGGTTGTTTTCTGCCGCCGCAACTTCGACGTCAGCTCTATCATATATGATAGGTTTATAAATTATCTTCTTTGGATACTTGTTACGTTTGGTATCAAACACAGCGGCACCTGTTTCATCTAGTTCATATGATATCGATGATTCAATCTTGTACCACTTAGTAAATGTTTGTGCTAGGTCAAATCCATCTGCGTTCACAGCCGGCTCATCGAATACTTTTTTCCTACTAGTCTTATCTAAGAAACCAGGACACATTACAAGTAGTGTGGTAAAGAACTGATTCATGTCTGTTCCTTCCTTCATTGCAATATTTTGATTGAACAGCCAGTCTGTGCCTGCTTCGACTCCGCCATCGAAACTTTCGGGGTCGTCTTCTAATCTCTTCTTGTATTCGTCTAACGTCTTAACACCTTTTTCCTGTGAGTTAATTAATCTATTAACTTCTTCAGCCGCGTTGGCTCCTGCCTTGGTAACTTCTAAATCAGATATTTCTGATTTAAGTTGGGTAAGGTCAAACACAATTTCGTCATGTATGCCTTCTGCTTTTAAATTGTCTTCTCTATATTTTTTTAATTGGTCTTGTAAATCTTGTACAAGAGTTTCGATATCGTTACCGCTAACTTTTAAGTCTTTTGGTAACTTAAAGTACTCGTCTGTGTAAGCAACTTGCGATCCTACTGGGCACGAAAAGTCGTATGTGCTACCAGTGGAGTCAATAGCAACACCTACTTCTGCGATAGTTAGTTTGTAAATAAATGGTCCGCCGATTGGACTGCCCGTTGTGTCTGAACTTTGAACTGGTGCGCCACCTACATCGTTGTCAGCATTCGGATTGTTCTCATATCCTTTAAATTCAACTGCTAAAAATAGTGGAACATCTGCCCACATATATTTGTGACCTAATGCCAACTTAGCGGCTTGTATCTGATCTAGTAAATCTGCGGCACTTGGCTGGAACAATTGGAACGTAGTCTTAATTGCCATTGCATTACCTGTTTTAGGCGATCCAACAATTTCAATATTGAGGTTGTCTATTTGCACACCAGTAACACCGGTCTGTGCAATAACAACTGTACGTCCTGGCTCTGCGGCATACTGTCCTCTAAGCCACTCCTCTTCACCGATCATGTACAACTTAAGATTGTAACTGGTGTTTTCGTAGTGGTCTAGTATGTTACCCATCACTGCGTCTAGGTATACATTTTCTATCGCTTCTTTTTTATCTTTCGTTTTTGCCATTATCTGAGTCTGTCTATTGCATTAGTTGAAGGTATATAAATTTCTTTACCTGAAGTAAAATCTTCAAGCGGGTCCACTAACAAATCTGGATTTCTTAATGCAAACACCCACCACAGTTTCGTAGTGCCGAATAATTTATTAGACAACAGATCTGGTCTCTTGTCAAATTTACTTTCAATAACATAGACCTGGTCAGCAGGCGATGATCCAATTTTTGGTAGCGTGTTAACATCTAAGTAAAACTTATTAACAGGCGCTCCTCGTAAGAAACTGTTAGTGTCGTGGAAGGAAGCCATTATACAAACCCTTTATTGAATTGTGCACCACTGGAAAAAGCATTTAAGTCAAACTGACTTCTTAGTTTCTTCTGTGTATACTGCGGTACCATTTCGATCATGATGTCTGTCTCTGTGGGCATGTACGTTATTGTCTTGCCCTGTGTAGGGTGATTGTATTCAACTGGTACATAGTCCACGCCGTCCGGTAATTGTATGTTAAAACTTCTAATAATTACTGGCACTTTGTTGAATCCAAAATGACCCAAGTATTCAAAAATTAGTACAGGAGGTGGAGTACCATAGTACCCTTGCTCAACTGCTGAATCTCCGTAGTAACCTTTTGTCACACTCCTTAAAAAATGGAATATGGACAACAGGTACTGTGCTTCTTCTAGTGTGTTTGCTGTAAACTGTCCTTGTACTGGCAATGTTGCAGGCTTACTATTAAGGTAAGTGTAAAACGGATAGTTAGATCCGTGTTGGCTATGCTCATCATAGTCCACTTGACCTTGTAAAAATATGTTTGGTGTATAAGGATACACAATTCCGCCACGTTCTTTCAGAGGACTTAATATACTAGGCTGGTCTTCGCCCTTATGGTTCTTGGTACCATAGGCAATGTCTTCTCCGCCTTTCTTAGGTCGGATCCTAGCTCTCCAATCGAAATTACCTATATCTTTTCTGTTTGATGGTAATTCGTTTATGTTTAGTCCGATTCCCCCAGCCTTGCCTTGTCCTGCTGGTTCTCCGTCAATTAATATGTCATCTGCCATTATATGCTCCTTGCTATTATTTATCATAATAAATAAAAACGTATTTTAATTATCATAACCTTTAGAATAAACATTGACATCGGTACATTTTAGTGTATAATACAATATAAACGAATTATAGTTTTGAGGAGACAAAATGACTACAACAGGCAGAAAAGTTAATTATCTTAATAATAAAGATATTTTAAAAGAAATTCACAAGAGCAAGTTAAGTTACTGTTATGTAACTGATGACGACTACATCCAGCAAGACATTATCTTAACAGACGTGTCAGAAATTAACGCAGAAACAATTGAACAAGCAAAACTGAACAAAGCACATGTGCAGTCTAGGGCCGCATACGAACAAGCTATTAAAGAAGGGAAATGGGTTAAGAAGCCTAAGCAGAAAGAATTTGCTGTTGATCCTGAAAGTTTAGCTGTTGATGGGTTAGTGTTTAGAGTTATGGGATATGATCATATTCCGGATGAGCCAGGCAGGAAGAAGACTACAAAAACTGTTGCTGACACAAAAGCAAAAGTAAACTTCCCTCCGTTCAAGCATTATATTTTAGATAGTGCTGGTGCTAATCCTAGAGAAGTTGTGCGTAGCCACTGGATAGGTGGACTACACAATGGACACTTTAGCGTTACCCACGGTAACATCAATAACGAGCTAGGCAAGATGTTTATGAAACTTGTTGAGCGTTACAGTCAGCGAGGTAACTGGAGAGGTTACACTTATGTTGATGAGATGCGTGGACAAGCATTAGTGCAACTTGCACAAATTGGCTTACAGTTTAACGAAGCAAAATCAGACAACCCGTTTGCATATTATACGGCTACTGTTAATAATAGTTTTACTAGAGTACTGAACTTAGAGAAACGAAATCAAACTATCAGAGATGATATTTTAATCGAGCAGGGACATTTACCCAGTTACGGCAGACAGATTGCACATGAAAACTCGCTAAGAGAAATGCGAGCAAGTGCAGAAGCAGAATTGGAAAACTCCGGCAACGCAACTAAGTAGGGACTCATATGGCAAACCTTTTTGAAAGGGCCGCATGTTTTACAGATATACATTACGGCTTAAAACAAAACAGTAGACAGCATCTTAAAGACTGTCACAATTTTATAGATTGGTTTATAGCAGAAGCAAAGGCTCGAGATTGTGAGACTTGCTTCTTCTTAGGCGACTGGCATCATCACAGAGCAAGTATTAATATTGCTACGATGAATGCTACTATTAAAGATCTTAAAAAGCTGAACGACAACTTTAGCAAAGTTTACTTTATAACTGGTAATCACGATTTGTACTATAGAGAGAAACGTGATCTTAACAGTGTAGAATTTGCTAGGGATTTAGAAAACTTTGTTATGGTAGACGAACACTTCTTGCAAGACGGTGTTGCTATTATTCCATGGCTAGTCGGTGACGAACATAAACTGTTAAACAAAGTAGATTGCAAGTACATGTTTGGGCATTTTGAGTTACCATACTTTAAAATGAATGCAATGGTAGAGATGCCAGACCATGGTGGTATCACAGCAAAAGACTTGTCTAATCCAGAATATGTATTCAGTGGTCACTTCCACAAGCGACAATACAAAGGCAATATCCATTATATGGGTAATGCGTTCCCGCACAACTATGCTGATGCACAAGATAACGAGCGTGGTGCTATGTTCCTCGAATGGGACCAAGAGCCACAATATGTTAATTGGGCAGAATGTCCTAAGTATGTTACTATGGGACTTAGAGAATTACTAGAAGCACCTGAGAAATTCTTAGACGAGAATACACATGCTAGGATTAAATTAGACGTTGCTATTAGTTACGAAGAGGCAAACTTTATAAGAGAAACATTTGCTGAAAAGTTTAGTGTTAGAGAACTACAACTTATTGTCGTAAAAGAAGAAGACGAAGTTTTCGATGGAGAAGAAATTAATTTTGAGAGTGTTGACCAAATTGTAATTAGTCAATTGGAAACAATCGAAAGTCAATTGGTAGAAACACATCGACTAATTGAAATTTATAGGAATATTGAAATTGCTTAAAATTAAAAATGTAACAGCCAAGAACTTTATGAGTGTAGGTAACAACTTGCAAGCCGTAACGTTCGATACTGATTCATTGACATTAGTGTTAGGTCATAACTTAGACCTAGGTGGCGATGGTAGTAGGAACGGTACAGGTAAGACTACTATTATTAACGCACTCAGCTATGCACTTTACGGCGAGGCACTGACTAACATCAGAAAAGATAATCTTATTAATAAGACAAATGGTAAAGGAATGATTACCACTGTTGACTTTGAGATTAAAGGAACTGAGTATAGAATTGAACGTGGTCGAAGACCTAACGTGTTAAAGTTCTATATCGATGGTAACGAATCGGCTGACAACGAACAGCAAGGTGATATGCGTGAAACTCAAAAAGACATCGAGCGTGTCATTGGGTTCCCACATAATATGTTTAAGCATTTAATTGCATTAAACACATACACTGAACCGTTCCTCAGTATGAAAACAAATGACCAACGAGACATGATTGAACAGTTGTTGGGCATTACTGAAATTAGTTCTAAGGCAGAAGTGCTAAAGGAATTACTCAAGTCTACTAAAGACAGTATTAAAGACGAAGAGTCTAGGATACATGCAGTACAGAATGCTAACAAACGTATCGAGTCCAGTATTAAAGACATCGAAAGTCGGAGTAAGGCTTGGGGCAGACTCAAAGGAGATAAAGTTCATGGATTGCAAACTAGTTTAGATACATTAGAACACACTGACATTAAAGCAGAGCTAGACTGTCACAGAAAGATTGTGGATATTAATGAAAAACAAGCAAAGCTAACGGCACTTAAAACAGACTTGACCACAAGAACAACGTCAATGAATCGAAGTGACAATAAACTTACTACCTTAGAAGCTAACTTAACAAAAGCACTCGAAGGTGTATGTCCTACATGCGAGCAAGGTACTGCACATTTAAGCACACATGAAAAGTATACTGATGATTTGAGTGAAGAGATTAAAGAAGAGCAACGGTACAATGTTGAGCTAGTTGATAAAATTAGAGAGATTACTTCTACTATTAAAACACTTGGCAATATTCCTGAGACGCCTATTACGTTTTATAACAAAATGGAAGATGCGTTACAGCACAAACATAATGTTGAAACGTTACAGGCACAAATTGAAGAAAAGATTAAAGAAGAAAATCCGTATGTCGAGCAAGTAGATCAACTTAGAACATCGGGTATCGAAGAAGTAAGTTATGAATCAATAAACGATTTCACTAGTTTAAAAGAACACCAAGAGTTCTTGCATAAACTATTAACCAGTAAAGACAGTTTTATTCGTAAAAAGATTATTGACCAAAACTTACAATACTTAAACTACCGACTGAACTACTATTTAGAAAAGTTGGGCTTACCACACGATGTTAAATTTAACAGTGACTTAACTGTTGATATTACAGAGTACGGTAGAGACTTAGACTTTGATAATTTAAGTAGGGGCGAACGTAACAGACTTATACTAGGTATGAGTTGGGCGTTTAGAGACATTTACGAAAGTCTTAACCAGCCTATGAACTTGATGTGTATCGACGAACTAGTAGATAGTGGCATGGACACAACAGGTGTCGAGAATGCACTAGCAGTTCTTAAGAAGATGGGCCGAGAGTCAAACAAGAATGTATTCCTTATTTCGCACAAAGAAGAATTACAAGGGCGTGTTAACAATGTCTTGTATGTTGTTAAAGAAGGAGGATTCACTAGTTACAGTAATGACATAGAAATCCTTGATGAGAATACGTGAGCCAGTGGACATATAAAGGTAAACAAGTAGACGAGCTACCGACAGACTGCGAAGCATTTGTTTACCTAATCACAAACTTAACTAGCGATAAGAAGTACGTTGGTAAAAAGTTAGCAAAGTTCAAAACAACCAAGCCTCCCTTAAAGGGAAAGAAGAATAAACGCCGTGGCACTAAAGAAAGTGACTGGCGTACATATTGGGGCAGTTCGGATCACTTAAATGCTGATGTGTTAGAGCTAGGCGAAGATAAGTTTACAAGAGAAATATTGCATTATTGCCCAACTAGAGGCATAGCAAGTTACATCGAAGCAGAAGAACAATTTAATCGAAATGTTCTCTTGACAGATGAGTATTATAATGGTATAATAAACGTCAGAGTAGGCGGTTCAAAAATACTAAAGGAACATTTTGGAAAGACATAACTATATATTGAACATGGCACACACCGACACCCAGTCTCGCTAATAAAAACGATCCCAGACACAAAGTCAAACTAATAAAGTACAACACATAGGACTATGCACCAGCCCCAACCGAGGCCAATATCGGACTCTTCGACAAACCTGAACAAGGTGCGAGAATTAGAGATGCATAGCGGTAAAGATACGACACATACGAAAAACTGTATTAGAAGGATGTAGGCACTGAGAAAAAGCAACCTACAAGTTTGTATAACTAAACTCTACAAGGTTATACAAATTTCCGTGAGATGAGACGGTAGTGTATGGGGACAGAAAGCTCACTGGTTCCTTTAAGCACCCGAGTTAGAGATGATGATGGCTCATATGATGACAATATGACCGAACAGCTTCTCCTTGCAATAGGAGAAGTATGACTCCAACTATATGATAACTTTAAATTACTTCTTTAATTTAAAAAAGTTACTTCAAGAACTGAAATGAATGAAATGATTGAAGTTAGTAGAAGTAAAGATACGAAGTATCTATAAAGTATTAAACAATTCAACAGTATCTCTGTAAGACAAACGTAAATTAACTGTATACAAATAAAAGTCTTTGTTTAATGAATGTAATGAAGCTCCATGGAATTTAGTTACGTCTAGTATACACACTTCACCTGGATGTAACATTTTATTGTGTTCTGAGTCTTTATGTATTATTTCAATTGGAACATCTTCTAAGTTAAACATTATATTAGTTTTTCTTGTTAGAGGGTTCTTCCATCCCATTAACCAATCCTGATGTAGTTTCACCATTGTACCTTGCTTAACAGTTTCTATTGCTACACTATGCTCCGCAATGTCTAACGGCAACGGAGTAGCGTCTATTATTTGTTGTTGTAGGCTTTGAGGCATGTCGCGGAGTAAAAAAATGTGCTGATCCATTTCAGCACGGTCTTCTACTAAATGAAACTCACTAGCCTCTTTGAACTGCGTTATAGGTTCAACAAGTTGTCGCATTGCGTCAACATCATAGTCCCACTTTAAAATTGTGCTATACATTCGCTGTAGAACATCCTATTATTGACTGTTACAAACTCAGCTTTGAAGGGATTTTCGCGGTTATCACACCCATGTTCTTTAGTAGTATCTATTATAAAGAACTCGCCTACTTGTATAGTGTGGTCTTCTATTACACCATTATTAGTGTGCTGTACTGTAGCAGGCCCCTCTCCCACGTTAATCAGTATATTACTGTTTCTCCCACCGATATCTATGTGCAAGTGCAGTTGATCATGTTCCATAATATACTCTAATCCCACGTGGTGTAACGGCTCAATATGGTACTTTTCGATGAAGTCAGCAGGCATCCTGCTCCATAACTGCTGGGCAGAATACAGCTTTTGGCGAATCTTCCTAAGCTGTACTACGCTACTCAGCATCTTGTCTGTACGCAAAAACTCGAGGAATTGCTTAAATTCTATACTTTCCATACCAGTATTTACCTAATTAGGAGCCAGAAAGAATGGTAAAAAGGTTGACTTTGGTACTAGATACCAGTATAATACATGTATATTAAGCAAATAAGGAAAGAGAACTATGTACAATATATACCAAATCAAACTAAGCGAAGCAGTATACAACTTTGTTAACGGTCCAGAAGGCGGACACACAAAGACTGCTGAAAAGTACCCAGAGTACAACACTCATATGGAAGTAATGCACAAGGGTTCAAAAGGATATACTCCTGAGATGTTTGCACATTACACTAAGGTTTGTGAGGTTGCTAACTTTGAACCTTCAGATCAAATTCTAGAAGAAGTGTTTAAAATCTTAAACGGTTACTACTTCGATGAAGAGACTGAGACAGACGAGACATTTGATGCTTTCGTTAGTGGTTTTAAAATGAAGACAGTCACTCGCAAGAACGGTGAAGTTGTAACTTTCAGAGACATGCATTCACTATCACTTGGTGACATTGTTGAAGACACTTCAACTGGTGAGTTCCACATGGTAGACGGCATGGGCTTTAAGCAAATTCAAACTAAAATAGCGGAGTTAGTGTAAATGGCTGTTAAGACTAAAAAGTATGTGCGTATTGATTCATACAACGACTTGTTAATGCCACTTGAGGTGTTTGAGCGTGTTGCTGATCAAATTATGTTTGTGCGAACTGTATACGAAGACGGTGCAACACACCTTTCTGAGATAACTGAAATTGATAAGTTTCACTTGCACACTCCTGCAGAAGTTGAAAATTTACTGATGCACGACAAGTTGAGTAAATCGAATGATTGATATATTACAAGAAGTAACAGACTGGGGCAAGTACTCAGTTAACAACGGCATTTATCATGTGAACGGTGCAGGACAGTTAGTTGCATATAAGCCATCAGATGATGCTGAACTTAAAACGTTTATTAACCCATTAAAGCAGTTTAGCAAAAGTAGACGTAAGTTTGTTAAGCTCGGGCAAGTAGAAGAGCAGTTAGCAGATGACGTTATTGTTGTACAAGGCAGTAACGGAAAAACTTACACAATCCAAGATGGCAAATGTAGTTGCCCTGGTTACACTTACAGAGGAGATTGTAAACATGTTAAATAAAATTATTAGTGTATCAGCAGTATTATTGTTAGGAGCATGTGCAAGCGGCGGTGGGTCATCCCCTGCTCCAGTGACACCTGTAGTATCTACTTCACAAGCAACTACTACACCCACAGACCAACGGCATGCGTTTGACACATGGTCTAAAGTGTTCACTACTAATTTGTCAGGCTACAGTGCTAGTGTAACACAAAAGTATGACATGACGGATTATACCACAACAGGTTTGCCTGCTCCAACTGAAAAATATAAAATAGCAGACTATGGTTTTTTCCGTTCTACTATTACAGGCAGTCATCCTGGGTTTGACTACGAAGACACAACACCTATTTTAAGTTTCATGCAACATGGTCAGATTATCAGAGCTGACTTAAATGGCGATGGATGGCAAGACTTTTACTTGGCGAATTGGGTCGGCAATGACAGGTCTGAATTTGAACCTGACAGTATGTTGTTTGCATTTTTAAATGATGGTGACGGTAACTTTATATTAAGCAACGATTTGTTTCCAGAAGGCAACCCTTGTTTTAGGGGCTCCGGTTGTGACAACAATACTGAACACCAAAAAGGTTTAGTGGTTGCAGACTTTAATGGAGACGGCATTGACGACATCTATCAAGGCACTACACTTGTGCTCAGCGACAACGGAAAGTTATACGATAAAGGCGACACCCATTTGCCTATGGCAGAGTTGTTTGAGAAGTGTATGCCTGGTCAATATAACAGTATGTGTTTCCAGCACGATGCTGATGTAGGCGATGCAGACGGTGACGGTGACATAGACATTTTTATTCCTATCTCGTCAGCACATGTTGATAACTATCCTATGCCTTGGGCAATGTTAATAAATGACGGCACTGGTAAGTTTACTGCTAATCAAAACTTCCCAACACAGGCGGCAAATGTGTTTGCTACAGCGGCTACTATAGGCGACTTCGATGGTGACGGACACGGTGATGTTGCTGTTGGGTGGTTTATGACAGCCGAAGCAAAAGCAAATGGCTTTAGCGAAAACTATGACAATAGTGCAGGCACGGTATTTTGGAATGATGGAAATAATGATTGGAGAAACAGAGCATGGACAGAGCTTCCTGACAACTACTACGGTGCAAACGGAAATGCAAACGACATAAAAGCATTTGATTTTAACGGAGACGGCTTACTTGATATTATACTTGCGTCTACTAAGCACGAACCATATTACGATGGCAGGGTTGTACAGTTTTTCTTAAACAACGGTGATGAGACATTTAGTGATGTTACAAGCACAGTTAATCCAGACACAAAATATGTTAACGGTTTGTGCCCAGACTCAACTGGTCCTTGCTATTGGAACGGAGACGGCAACTTAGAAATATTAGACTTTGATGCAGACGGTGATTTAGATATCGTCGACACAGTGTTTGGTACTTATGCGTTAATAAACGAAGACGGCACGTTTACAATATACGATGACTTTCCTACTTTTGACGACAGCACATCTTACTACCCAGTAGAAATAGACAACAAGTATTTCTATGACTTTATTGCTTCAACTACGGAATACAGCGACACAGAAAGTATCCAAACATTTTATCAAGTGTTAGATCCGCCTTTTGTAAAAATGATGGAAGAGATTACTAACAAGCCTAAAGCATACGTTGAAGGTATATTTGAAAGTAAGATGTTGTTTAGCGACTTACGACAGAACCAACGCTCAACCTCATTGTTTGCTACTGATATGGAAACATACGGTATGGCAGGAGTGACACACAGAACAGACACGTTCGGATTTAATGCAGGTAAACTTACTGGTGATAACAATGGTAGTTTTGTTGGACTTGACTATGTAAGCAATAACATACACGTTGGCATTAACTATGTTAACAACACTATGTCAATGTATAATCCTACAGAATATTACGGCACAGGTTCAGCTGATGTTGACTACGACACTGTTAGTGTGTTTGCAGAACAAGTGACTTATTTGACAGACACATGGTATACATCATACGGTGTTGAACTTTACCACACTGAAGTAGATAGCTTTACTGAACAGAACAGTACACACAATGTTACAGTGGATGCATTTAATATGTCTGACGCAAAACTGTTTGCTGATATTACAGGCAAGTTTAATTCTAAATTAGGCTCAACGTTTGTAAGTTTAGGGTATGAAGTTTATCGTGGACTAGGTAGCAGTACTGTTAACTTTGCTGATGTACTAGAGTATGATTCATCGCGTGAACTGGACTTAGGTAAGATTTCGGTATTACACATGTATAACTCTTTTTATGCAAGAGCTTCTATGAATACAGAAGAGTATAACACTTTTGAAGTTGGTTTTTTAATTAACTGGTAGGTATTACACTTTACTCGGGCGGCATTGATGGAGCATCACCGCCCCAATTAGCTTCACCACCCTCGTTAGACCCCCAATCATCTCCATCGTAACTAGCACCTTTGTCGCCACCCTTAATTTTATTATATCTATTAAGTGTTTTGATTAGTGTTTCCCGCTCAGCAGGACTAAGATGCCATCCCTCAGTATATGAGACAGCCCCTTCGCTAAAAATTGCCAGCTCTGCAACTTGACGAGTGATTAGTTTTTGTTCTTTATCGAGTCTGCCTAGGTAGCCCGTAATTTCTTCAGGCTCAGCCGATCCTAGGAACCCGTGAAAAAATTTACAGGATCAAAGTTAATAGGTGCATCGAATTGGTTATCGCACTTTTCATTTTGACAATCTATATATACTGATTGCTTAACACCTTTAGCATTAATCTCATTAACAAACTCTTCAATTTGTTTACCAGTTACACTGTCTGTATTTTCCAGAAACTGCCTAATTTGTTTAACGTCACTAACAATGCCGATCTCACCATCTTCATCTGTGTATCGAATTTCTTTCACACTGTCAATTATCATTTCAAAATTTAAGTCTGCTAATTTAACAAAACTTGTATTGAATGCTTTTAGACGTTCCATATCATCTGTTAGCTCTGAAATAGCCTGCATACTTCTAGTACTTTGGAAACTGGCTAAACCAGCTTTAATTGTACTACCATATGTAAACGGCAATGTTACTAACGTAAGACCATTTGAAAGTTCTTTAACATATTCATTTTCAAGTGATTCCATAGTTGCTAATGAACTATCAATGCTAACCATAACAGTACTTAACTCTTTACAAGTCGGGCACTCTGCGTTAACTGTGACTTCGTCACCGCCACTTGCACCTCGAATAGCAATTAAGATTGCATCAACGTCTGCACTAAAAAGTAACTTAGGCTTCTTGATTTCAGGAACACATGACTTAATTAAATTAGAAACAGCTTCACCATTTAATAATGCATCTGGGTTCTTAAGCATCAGTTCGTCTTTAGTAGTCATTGGATAAATTGCAAACTCACCAGATTCTGGTGTTGCACATATATCATCAGTATAAAATTTAGCACTACTAGGAATATCTAAATACATCTTAGGTGCTCTAAAGTAAGCACTTAACGGATTACTTTGATTTTTTTGTTCGCTCATTTTTGCTCCATATAATCCTTTGTGGATTAACTATGTACTTATTTATCTATATTAACAATAGTTTTAATGAATTTATTGAAAACTCCTCATTAAAAGCAGTTTTAATAATAGTTGATAAATATGATTAGTAACAGAGGATACCCAAATTGGCAGTTTCATTTAACTTAGACGGACAAGCCTTAACATTCCCAGACTGGGCGAGTGAGGCAACAGCGGAGCAGATGCTAGATATACTGAAAGGTATAGCTAAGTCATCAGGTGCTTCAGAGAAAGATCAAAAGAAAGTTACAGATTCTGCTAAGAAGACGTTAGATGAACTGAAGAAAGGTAACGCAAATGATGACGTTACAGCAGAAGATCAAAAGAAGCGAGACGAGAAACTACTTAAAGAAAATAAAAAACTAGGAGACGGCTTTAAGGAACTGGGCAATCAATTAGAGCAATATAAAGTAGACAAAGCATTTGATGCCTCGTTCTTAGGTACATTAAAAGCATCGTTTGAAAGCGAAGGTGAGAATGTCGGCAGGGCTATAATGACCACCGGCGAACACTTGTATAAAGGTGCGGCATACGTTGGCGGTGCAGTTCAGCAATATGGTGCAATGCTGGGCAACAGCATATTAGGTGCAGGCGAAAGTTTAAATGACTTAGCTAAGGTAGGTGTTGGCTTTAACGATACCTATTCCGGTATGGCAGAAACAGCTGGCTTGGGCGTGGCCCAACTAGCAGGACTAACAGGAAGTTTCGGCGGAGCGGCGGCACTAATTTCAGCATCAGCAAAAGTTGTAGCAACACAAGGCTTTGGCAACTTCACTAAATCAATGAGATTTGCTTCAGATATATCTGAAGAATTAGGCATGAGTTTAGAAGACAGCATGGGTGTGTTCTCAGAATCATTAAAGTCACGTCAGATGTTGATGAACGTAGGTAATGCTGACCAAGGCAGAATGAACAAACAAATTCAGAAGTCGACAAAAATGCAGATGGCGTATGCTACTGCTATAGGTGTCTCAACAGAAGAGATGTCAGCGTTTGTCGAAAGTTTAACCCGCAACAACGGTCTATTAACATCATCGCTATTGAGATTCGACGATACACTACGAGGCGATGTAATTGCTGGTATCGAAGTATTTGCTAGTGGACTAGCAGGTATGGGCGGACAAGCAGGACAAGACATTGCATCAGCATTCCTAGAAGCAGGTACGGCAGGTGCAATTGGTATGAGCCAAGCGGCAACAGGCTTTGTTACAGCATTGCCAAGTTTAGCAGGCCCAATGAACGAGTTTGCAAATGCAATGAAAGACGGCACACTTACCCAAGAACAATCAAAAGATATGGTTAACAGTTTAACCGGTCAACTAGGAAATTTAAGTGCAGGTGAAAAAGATCGTATCTACCAAATGGCTAGAATCGGTGATGAGTCTGCAAAAACAATGGCTAATGCTATTGCACAGTTTGAACAAAGCGAAGACAAGTTAAAAGAAGTAAACGAAAAGTTCGGCACAGCATTCAATATGGACGCAGTGCAAAAAGGTACTAACCAGTTTAATAAGATGATGACAAACATATCAGGTGGCGCCTCGAATGCGTTCTACAGTTTGTTTGCAGATCCCGAAATAATGAAAGTTATTGAAGACGGGATGGCGGAAATATTTGCCATGTTTGGCATGGGTGTAGATGATCTAGCAGGCTCGGCAATGGATGCAGGCGGCATGGTTAAGAGCATGGTCCCTGCTGTTAAGAGCTTTGTTGGATTTATAGTAGACATTGGTAAATCAGTAGCAGGCTTTTTTGCAAAATTTAAAACAGATGAAGGCTTTGACTTTGGTGCAATGTTTAGCGGCATCATAGGTAAGGCTAAATCGGCATTGTTCACAGCAATATTGACTTTTGTGGGTATATGGCTAGGTGCAACAGTTGCCACACATTATGCAAAAACTGTATTAGGTCCAGCAATCGGAAAATTTGGCAAAGAACTATTTGCTAAACACAAAGGCCCAGCAATGGCTATGGCCAAAAATGCCCTTGAATATACCAAAGGCATGTTTGCAAAACATGGACCAGCCGCAATGAACATGGCTAAAAATGCACTTAACTACTCCAAAGGTCTGTTTGCAGGTGGAGCCACAACAGGCAAAAATATTCTCAATAATTCTATAGCTTATGCAAAAGACGTATTTAACACTTCTGGTGCAAAAGGTGTAGCAAGTAAAATGAGCGGTTACGCATCAGCATTTGGTAAAAAAATATTCAGTGGCGGCGACAAAATAGCAAAAACAGTTGCCAGTGCCGCCTCATCCTTTATGGGCAAACTTACAAAAGGTGGCGCACCTGATGTTGTAGGCAAAGGCGTGGCAAAAGCTGGTGGCCTAGTGTCTAGTTTAGGTGCAAAAGCAAAAGCACTTGTGCCAAAAGGATTGAGTGACAAAGTAAGTGGCATGGGCGGTAAAGTATCAGGCATGTTAAAAGGTGCGTCAGACAATGCAGACAAGGCCACAATGCCAATGGGCAAAGGCGGCGGCTTCTTACAAACAATAGCAGATGCAGTTAAAAAATTCGGCGATAGCAAAGTTCTTAAAGGAGCGGCGGCTATTGCATTGTTGGGAGCTTCAGTTGGTATAGCAGGTGTAGGACTTAAACAATTTAACGATGTTGACTTTGCATCAATAGTTAAAGGCACATTGGCGTTAGGCGGCTTAGCCGCATTGGCGCAAGTATTAGGTAAAGGTTCTATGGGAATGATACAGGGCGCCGCGGCAATAGTATTGTTAGGAGCCGCAGTTATACCATTAGCATTCGGTCTTAGTTTAATGAAAGACGTCGGATTTAAAACAATTGGCGTATTGGCGGCAGGACTTCTTACACTAGGTGGTGCGGCGGCAATACTTAGTTTTGCATCACCATTTATAATAGCAGGGTCTTTTGCAATCGCGGCATTGGGCGTAGCACTTGGCGTGTTCGGCGTAGGAATGTCACTGGTAACTGGTCCACTAAATGAGTTTATAACCGGTATGAGTAACCTTGCAGAAGTTAACGGAAAAGGACTAGCATCTGCGGCTGGCGGAGTATTAGCAGTAGGTGCCGCAATGGCGTTATTAGCCCCAATGCTTCCGTTCATGCTGATAGGCGCATTAGCGGGCCCGGCTATTGAAAAGATAGCACTAGCCACAATGATGTTTAACTTTACTGATATGAAAAACTTAGCGTTGGCAGGTCCGGCATTAAAATCATTAGGTGAGGGCATGAGTTCATTGAGTGGCGGCTCATTAATGAGCAGTATCAAAGATGGCATTGGCTCATTGTTCGGTGCAGATAGTCCTATAGAAAAAATAAAAAACTTTATTGAAGGCTTCAAAGGCATTGACTATTCAGGTTTATTCTTTGCATCTGAAGGCTTACTACTATTACAGTCATCTATATTAGGCTTGCCTAAAGCATTAGACTTAGCAATGTCATACATGAATGTGCTGGGCGAGCATTTCCTTACTCTTGCAGACAGCTCAAGGTCAATAGGCATATTTGGATCTAGGATTGGTCCTTTTGCACAACACATGGAAACACTTGCGATTTCGTTCATGTTATTAGGCGATAGACCGTTTAGTGCATTTGATGGTGTAGAAGAACAAGCTAAAGGCATGGATATGTTCGCAACATCAACTGAAAGACTTTCCTCGGCACTAGGTAGTATAGAATTCGACTATATAGCGGATGGGTTTCAGGAAATCGCTTACAGTATAGAGGACATGGCGGCTGCCATGTCAGATATTAGCATGGGAGACATGCTAAAAATGGGTGCAATGAGACTGCTCGGTCCTAGCAAAGAAGAGATTCAAGAGGACGATAAACAAACAGCAGTTAAACATGTTGCAGGAGAGAAACTCCGCGGCACCTTCGGTTCAGATGAAGGCCTTCAAGGGCTAATGGACAACATATCCATGTCATCCGGTAAGAACACTTACGCCCCAGGAGAAAGTGCTAAAGAACAAATGTTACTCCGCCTGCCTGAGATAGGTGCGGCAGGTATTGATCTTGATGTTAAAAAAATGCAAAGTAAGGAACTAGGTGTTGCGGCAACGGAAATGCAACGGGTTACAGGACTCTTACAATCACAAATTGACATGTACAGGATGCAAGAAAGCTCAGGTGTTATTGTTGCAAAAGACGTTCCTACTACAGCACAACCAGTCAAAGAAGAATTGGTAGCTACACCAGGTAAAATATCGCCTAACTCTCCCACAGCAGATAAGAAAAAATTGGAAGAAGCTATTGGCGGCGACATGACACAATCAGAATTACTTACAGAGTTAGTTAGGTTAACGCAACTTAATAACAACTTGCTCAAGAAAGGCAACAAAATCACTGCTGAAATAGAAGTTTAATAAAAACTTTTCCGTTTTGCTTGACATTATTCCTATGAAGTGATAAATATACACATATAAAGAGGATTTTATGGCTACTTGGCGAAAATATTTTAACAGTGCAAACGGCGGATTACCTGTAAACGTTACAGGCAACAACACCGACGGATACAGTGCAACACATTCTAGATACAGCAGTTGGCTCCCAGAAGTCTATGCTGGCAGTCCTAACAGGTTAATGAGATACATGCAGTATGACCAAATGGACAATGACTTAGAGATTAATGCGGCGCTAGATATTCTAGCAGAATTTTCTACTCAAGAAGATGACACAACTAAAACTCCGTTTAGATTTAGATTTACTGAAGACCCTAGTGAAACTGAAATGAAAATTTTAAGTAAAACACTAGACCAGTGGAACAACTTAAATGATTTTAGTCGTAGAGCTTTTAAAATGGTAAGAAGTACATTAAAGTACGGAGACCAATTTTTAATTAGAGATCCTGAAACATACAAGTTATACTGGACTGATCCAGCAAACATTGAAAAAGTTATTGTTAACGAAAGTAAAGGCAAGAAAATTGAAACTTACTTTGTTAAAAACTTAGAAGCAAACTTTGAGCAACTAGCGGCAACATCTGCGGCGGCACTACACTCCAGACCATATGGCGCTGGCGGCGGAATGTTAGCAGGCGGAAACATTGGCACTAGTGCAGGCGCACGAAACGATACAAGTCAAGGCGCAAGCCAAGGCATGCCTGTTGATGCAACACATGTTGTACAACTAAGTTTAACAGAAGGCATGGACCACAACTGGCCCTTTGGTATTAGTATTCTAGAACCTGTATTTAAAGTATTCAAGCAAAAAGAATTGCTGGAAGACAGCATTATTATTTACAGAGTGCATAGAGCACCTGAAAGAAGAGTGTTCTTTATTGACGTAGGTAATATGCCTCCGCATAAAGCACAACAGTACTTAGAAAAAGTTAAGTACGAAGTACAGCAAAAGCGTGTGCCCAACAAGAATAAAGATGGACAGAATGTTGCAGATGCGGCATACAATCCAATGAGCATGTTAGAAGATTATTTCTTTGCTCAAACGGCAGACGGCAGAGGTTCGAAAGTTGACACATTACCAGGTGGTACAAACTTAGGTGAGATTGACGACTTAAAATACTTCAACAATAAACTGTTAAGAGGACTTAGAGTACCAAGCAGTTATTTGCCTACTGGTCCAGATGACGGAACAGCACAGCATAACGATGGTAAAGTGGGTGTAGCATACATTCAAGAACACCAGTTTGCAAAGTACTGTCAGCGTCTACAAAGACAAATTATTAGAAATTTAGATAGAGAATTTAAGATGTATCTAAATTATAAAGGCATCGAAATTGATAACAGTACGTTCAGTGTAGAATTTACTGACCCTCAGAACTTTAGTAGTTACAGAGAGTTAGACTTAGATACACAAAGAGCTCAACTGTTTACAGGTTTAGAAGCAGTACCATATTTAAGTCAGCAGTTCAAGTTGAAGAAGTACTTAGGTCTTTCTGAAGAAGAAATGAGAGACAACGAGCATTACTGGAAACAAGAGAACAAGTATAACACGTCAGGCGCTGGCACTGAAGATGTTGGTTTAAGAAACGTAGGTGTTAGACCCGGTCCAAGCATGGACTTGGACATTGATGCACCAATAGATGATATTCCTGATCCAGCATTAGATGCAGAAACACCGGATGTTGATGTTATGCCACCGGTGACTCCAGGGGAACTATAATGAAATTAACAGAATTTTATAATCCGGAAGCAGATAGATCAGCAACAAGAGACTTTGACGATACTCGTAAAACTAAACTTACTTTACTATCTCTTAATAAATTAAGAAAGTACAGAGAGTTAAAGAAGAAAGAGAATATCGAACAGGCAGAGTTTGCATCTATTATGTATTCCAAAGCACAAGAATCAGACGCGGCCCTATAAATGAAATTAGCTGTTGTAGGCTGTAGCTGGTCTAGCCGAGATGTAGATTATCCTGATGTGGAATTTGGCAAGTTAGTAGCAGACTATTACGATGCTGAATACATTAACATGGGAAAGCCTGCATGTAGTAACCCAGGTATAGCACTCCAAATAGATTACATCCTCGATGGTCACATGGGCCCACTACCTGACTTAGTATTGATCAATGCTACCACAGTAACCAGAACAGAACTTAAACTAAACAGTAAACGCAGATTTGATCCTAAAGCAAGTTGGGATAATGTGCAGTTCAACATGATGTTTGGAGAGAAGCTTAGAGACATACATGCACCTGGGTACGGCAAAGGATACGATCCTAGTATTGTAATAGACAGTTTCTCTACTATATTTGGTGAGGACATGCAGAAGTCGTTCGGCGAAGCATACTTCCATCCTAGATACGAAGATGCATTTACACCAAAGTCATATGAAGCAATGAAAAAATGGTTTTTATACTTCTTTGACGCTGACTTAGAAAGATATAAACAGCAAATGATACTGCTTGGTTCCTGCTTAAAACTAAAAAAGAAAGGTGTTAAATTTATCTTTTGTCCTAATACATTTGACTGGGCCGAAGACTTATACTTACAAAAAGACAAGCCTAGTACTGAAAATCCAGAGAAATCAGTGACATGGGAAGTGCTAGAAAATAGCGAACTACTATGGTCAGGCATTGCAGAATCTTTATGGTTAGAAAATGAAATTTACGGCAGTTATGAAAAGAGTCCAGGCAGTTATATGGACAATCACTTGCCAGTAGAATGCCATATGGACTTTGCTTACAAAGTTATATCACATGTAAATCAGCATGGATTGGCTAAATAAACGTATATACAAAAACATCAGATACTCACATCAAACGCAAAAATGGTTCAAAAAAGCCTGCTTTGCAAACAAAAACACATCTTTTAATAAGTAAACATACATTATATTGTGTATAGTCGTTTGACTGTCTATGCATAATCATTTAAATGAAAACTTTTTTATTATTAGGAGCTCATAATGTCAGAACGCAGTAAATTAGAACAGGTCTTAGAATTCCTACTTGCGGAAGATAACGAGCGTGCCGAAGAGCTACTTCACGAATATGTCGTTGAAACTGCTCGTCAAGAGTACGAACGTATATTGGACGAAGATGAAGTAGAAGCTAAAGACGAAGACGAAGCTGATTTAGACGAATCAGAAGAAACTGAAGAAGAAGCAGTCGAAGAAACTATTGATCAAGCTGATCCTGAAAACGATTTTATTACAGATGTTGAAGAAACAGATGACGAAATTGAATCAGACGAAGTTGGTGAAATGGAATTAGACGGAGAAGGTGAAGAGGGCGAAGGAGAAGAGGAAGAGTTAGAAGACAAAGTCGACGAACTTGAATCAGAACTAGAAGACCTAAGAGCTGAATTTGAAAAATTACTTTCAGGTGACGACTCAGGTGACGAAGAAATTGAAGGCGACATGGAACCAGAAATGGGAATGGAACCAGAAATGGAAGAAGAATCCGTTGAATACGATTTAGACGAAGAAGTAGCAGAAGACGATGACGAAGTTGTCGAAGAAGCAACTAAACTTCAAGACGCAGTAGCGGCACCAAAAGGTGGCGATGCAGGCGAAGGTGAATCACCATTCAGCAAACAGCCAAAAAGCACAACAGTAAGCGGACCAAACGGTGGCGGAAGCCCAGTTAAGTCTACAGACGGTGGCGAAGGTAACAAAGGCGAAGGCGCTAAAGTTAACCCAACTACTGACAACATTAAAGTTGAGCCTAAAACGGCGTAATGTTTATTAATATTAGGAGTTTTTAACAGTGCGTAAACTATACGAATATATGAGTTCAGAACAAAGTAAGATTCAATTACTTGAATCAAACGATGGTAAGGACTTATTCATGCAAGGACTATTCATCCAGGGTGACGTAAAAAATCAAAATGGAAGAGTATATCCGAAGGATGAGATTCAACGTGCTGTTGAGAACGTAACTAGTAGATTAAGTACAGGCGAAACTGTAATGGGCGAGTTAGATCACCCAGAAGAGTTACAAATAAACCTAGACCGAGTAAGTCATATCATTACAGAAATGCAATGTGATGGCTCTAATGGTTTAGGTAAACTTAAAATAATAGATACACCAATGGGGAATATTGCAAGAGCGTTATTAAAAGCAGGAGCAAAGTTAGGTGTGTCAAGCAGAGGGAGTGGTAATGTTAATGAAAGCGGTAAAGTTTCCGATTTTGATATCATTACTGTAGATATAGTTGCCCAACCAAGTGCCCCAGATGCGTATCCAAAGACCATTTATGAGTCTTTGTTTAACATGAAAGGTGGTAGTATGATACATACTATTGCAGAAGACTATACACATAACAAAAACCAAGATGTTGAAATGCATCTAAGTAAACAAATCGTTAATTTTATTAACGAATTAAAATTGAGGTAGGAGACTACTATGGCAGTAAACTTTAAAGACCTTATCGAGTCTAGCGATATGAACGAAGAAGTTCGTACAAGTATCGTTGAGGCCTGGGAAAGTCGTCTTGCCGAAGCCCGTGAGGAACTAACAGCAGAATTAAGAGAAGAGTTTGCTCAAAGATATGAGCATGACAAAGGCTTAATTGTTGAAGCAGTTGATGGATTTATCAAAGAAAGAGTTGAAGCAGAAATGCTTGAGCTTGCTGAAGATAAGCAAACAGTTGCTAAAGAAATAGTTACTTACAAAAAGGCTGTTAGCGAACATGCTGTTAAATTAGAGAAGTTTATCGCTGAGCAACTTGCAAAAGAAGTTAAAGAGTTAAGAACAGATAGAACTAACGTTCAATCACATGTTACTAAACTTGATGATTTTGTAGTTGAGCAGTTAAGCAGTGAACTCAAAGAGTTCCATGCGGATAAGCAGGCTTTAGTTGAACAGAAAGTGAAAATGGTTAGAGAAGGCAAAAAACAACTTGCTGAATCCAAAGCAGATTTCATTAAACGTGCCGCTGACAAGGTGGAAACTGTTGTCAACAAGATTGTAAAAGAGAATGTTGGAACGTTTAGAGATGATATCACAGCCGCAAGAGAGAACGATTTCGGTCGTAGAATATTCGAATCATTTGCAAATGAGTATAGATCAAGTTACTTGAACGAAAACTCAGCAGTAAAAGATTTGCAGAAGGAAATCGCTGAAGTGAAAAACCAGTTAGCAGAAAGTAAAACAGAAGTTAAAGCGAAAGCTAAGACATCTGCTATTACAGAAAGCAAACTAAGAGTATCAGAAGACAGATATGCTCGTAAGGAGCAACTGGATGAGTTACTCAGACCTTTAGCTAAAGGAAAGAAAGAGATAATGGTGGACCTTCTTGAAAGTGTAAAAACTGAGAATTTAGAGAAGCAGTTTAATAAGTATCTTCCTAGTGTTTTAGACGGCGAAAGCACACTTAAAGAAGATCGTAAACCATTAACAGAATCAGTGAGACAAGAACACACTGGTAATAAAAGCGTACAGCCTTCAACTGAAGATGTACAGGGCGTAGTCGAAATTGACGAAATCCGTAAATTAGCCGGACTTTCAAATTAGGAGATAAGAAATGGCAGAATTATTTGAGAGCAATTGGTCAGCAACTAAGGATGCACTACTTGAGGGTTTAAGTGGTTCACGAAAAAGTTCATTGGATGTGGTCCTTGAAAACACTAAGAGACATCTTCAGGAATCAGCTTCAGGTGGAGCGACACAGGCTGGCAATATTGCTACATTAAACAAGGTTATGTTACCTTTAATCAGAAGGGTTATGCCTTCCGTGATTGCAAACGAACTAGTAGGCGTACAGCCTATGACTGGCCCAGTAGGGCAGATTCACACATTAAGAGTGAGATATGCAGACAACACTTCGGGTACTAACCCAGGTGATGAAGCATTAAGCCCATTCAAGATTGCAAATCAATATTCAGGCAACCCAGACGCTACTGCAAGTAGTGAAGGAACTGCTGGTAATAAGATGAGCATCCAAATCTTGAAGCAAACTGTTGAAGCTAAAACTAGACGTTTAAGTGCAAGATGGACTTTTGAGTCAGCTCAAGATGCCGAAGCTATGCACGGTTTAGATGTTGAAGCAGAAATCATGCAGGCACTAGCACAAGAAATCGTAGTTGAAATCGACCAAGAAATTATCGGTTCACTAAGAACTCTAGCTGGAACAGGTACTGCGTTAAACTTTAACGGTATTAGCACTGACTACAAACCAACTTACGTTGGTGACAGACATGCTCTATTAGCTGTTGAAATTAACAGAGCGGCAAACAGAATTGCGGCAAGAACAAGACGTGGCGCTGGTAACTACATCGTAGTTAGTCCAGAAGCGTTGACTATTTTACAGTCAGCATCTACTTCTACTTTTGCTAGAACAACAGAAGGTTCATTCGATGCACCTACTAACACTAAACTTGCTGGTACTTTAAACGGTTCCATCAAAGTGTTTGTTGATTCTTATGCGGCAGACGGTACTAAGGTACTAGTAGGATATAAAGGTTCATCAGAAACTGATGCTCCTGCGTTCTATTGTCCTTACATCCCATTAATGAGCACAGGTCCAGTTATGGATCCGAGCACATTTGAACCAGTAGTTTCGTTCATGACTAGATATGGTTATATTGAACTTACTAACACTGCTTCATCTTTGGGTAACGCGGCAGATTACGTTGACGCAATTACATTGTCAAACGTAGCATTCCAGTAAGTCTTACTTAACGGAATAAAATTAAAAGCACTTCCTTCGGGAGGTGCTTTTTTTTGAGTTTTTGTTCAAAAAGATAAATACAACATATAAAGTTGAACTTTAGGCGAGCTATATGACAAACAAAACTAATTTTAATCCAGACGGCAATCTATTTGTAAAAGGCGGTATAACTGCCGAAGGAACAGTAGTTGCTTCCGGAACTGGAATATCCAGTATTGCAGGAGAACTTGTAGTTCTCGGCACAGGTAACACTACAATCGCAGGCGACCTTGTTGTTGCAGGCAAGATGGAAGTTACCGGAGACATAGTATTTAAAAGCGATACACAAACTGTTAACGAAGCAGACGGTTACGTTATTAACAGTGACAGTGATGTTGCCACAGCATACTTACAAATCAATTCAGATGTAAGCAACATAAGATTATCATACAGCACAAATAGTGCTACAATTGGTTATGCAGGCATAACAGAACATGTAAACGTCAACGCCACTTCGTTCCATGTGTCAAACAACATATCAGCTGGTGGTAACTTATCAGCTGATGGACAATTAGCAGTTACTGGTAACACTACTTTAAGTAACTTAACAGTTAACAGTGGATTAACAGTAACAGGCGAAACAGGCTTTGCTGAATCCATTACTCTGCCAAATGACAAGTCAGTAATTTTTACAGGCGGCTCGACCCTTACTTCAACTAGATGGTCAGGTACAGCCAATATAGCAGATAAGTTAACTACCCCAAGAACAATTACAACCCAATTGACAGGTGATGTTGTTGGTACAGGTTCAATAGCATTTGACGGACAAACTGATGTTACAATAGCCATTGCTACTACTGGGTACAGAGACGATTCAGTGATACTTGGCACAGATACAACGGGTAACTATGTTGCCACAATAGCAGATTCAGGTAACGGTAGATTAGTAGTAACAAACAGTGGTAGCGAAGATGCCGCAGTTATTTTAGAATTAGGCGACACAGCCGTTACTCCTAAAACATACGGACAAGCAGATTCTATACCACAAGTAACAGTCGACCAGCAAGGTAGATTAACTAACGCATCTAATGTGTCAATACAGATAGCAACAAGTCAGGTTACAGACTTAGACTTAGCTATCCAGAGCAATGTTAGTGCAGGTACAGGACTCACGTACACGTCAGCTACAGGTGTTTTCAACATCACTGATACTATTACAGGTGCAAGTTTTGGTAGTGCTACAGCAGTACCTACGTTCACTGTAAATGACCAAGGACAACTAACAGCGGCGGCAGATCAAAACATAGCAATACCTCATACGCAAGTTACAGACTTTGACACAGAAGTTAGAGCATTAGTAAGCCATGTAGATGCAGGTGGCGATGGTAGTTTAGCATATGATAGTTCAACTGGTGTAATTACTTATACAGGTCCAAGTGCCGCAGAAGCAAGAGCACATATTAGTGTTACAGATGCTGGTGGAGACGGAAGTGCGGCTTATAATAGTTCAACTGGTGTAATTACTTACACAGGTCCAAGTGCTACAGAAGTTAGAGCCCACTCGTCAGGTGGTGACGGTATTGATTATGCTTCAGGTGTAATTGATGTAGATGCTACAGTTGTAAGAACAAACACCGCAGGTGTACAAACAATTTCTAAAGATACAACATTTACTGGCACAGTTGACTTAACAGGTTCAACAGTAACAGCATTAACTCAAGCAAACAGCGATACAACAACTAAAGTTGCAACAACACAATATGTTGAAAACAGAATTGCAACAGTGTTAGGTGATGCTCCAGCGGCATTAGATACTTTAGGCGAAATTGCAAACGCATTAATAGATGATAACAACATTGGTAACGTACTAACAGCAAGTATATCTAACACAGATTCAAATGCTATAGTTAAGCAAGGTACAATGGCAATGATAGGTGACCTAGACTTAGGCACAAATAAAATTGTAAGTGTTGGAGATCCTACAGCGGCACAAGACGGAGCCACAAAGAATTATGTCGACACAGCAAACTCTGAAATGCTTAGTTATGTTAACACAGCAAACTCTGAAATGCTTAGTTATGTTGACACAGCAAATACTAATATGCAAAGTTATGTTGACACAGCAAATACTAATTTGCAAAGTTATGCAGATGATGGAAAAGTAGCCAAGACGTTTAATATTGGCGCTTCATACTCATTTAACTTGTCTACTAAACTTGCTAACGGACTAATTGTTTCTGCGGAATCGGCATCATTGGCAAGTCCAGCAACAGCGAACAACACAGTAGCATTTAGTAATCTAGATGATACACAAAATCTATTCATTAACACTGTAAAGTTTGACCATTCATATGCAGTACTGCATGAAGGCGAACAAACTGTTAGCGGAAAAGTAAGCACACTAGTAGGCGATGGAACAACAACTACTATTGTAACACCTACAGCTCACAGAGCTACAACAGGCGAAGCATACGCCATTTATAATACTAGTGATGTGGCAACGCACGGCATATTTATTGCAACAGTTATTAACGCAACAACGTTCACAGTACCTAGCAGTTTTAATGGTTCAGCAACTGGTTCAGCAAGTTTACCTGGGTTTGTAGATTCAAACGCAACAGCAGATAATCAGACCAGAAATGGTAACTTGTTTATACACGGTGACGTAGTATTTTCTAGAGGAATCGATGCAGGTGAAACGGAAGGCAGAAAACAAGGTACAGGTAAGATAACTTCGGCTGGCGATATAGTGCATGCCAAATCCGCAAACGCAACATATGCCGCGGCACAGAGTTTTATATCAAATGTGCCACAGTATCATTACAAAAGCACAATCGGTGCATTAACAGGTGCCACGTCGGTGTCAGCAATGGCATTCACAGGGTCGAATATATTTGTAGTAACAGGTGCCGCTGACACCACCGATACTTACTTGGGTGCAGAAGCAACAGGTAACATTAATGCAGTAGCAGGATATGCCAGCACAGAAATTGGTGTAGCAAGAGCTCACTATCAGAACTGGGGCAAAACAACAGCATTCGTCGGCGACTTTGCTAATGTAACAAACTTTACAAATGTTTACGACAAGTCCACAGAATCAGACCAAGCAAATAATTCAGGTGACGGTAGTACATTTACTACTGGTTCGAGACCATTAGAAAGATTAACAGTAGACGGTGCTATACAACTAGGTCCAAGGCATACGCCAACAGACTTACTAGTTAACGGTACAATGTTCTACGATGACAATGATAACAAATTAAAAGGTGTACAAAACAATAGAATTATTGAACTTTCAGCTGAAACTGTTAGTACAATACACCCAGGTGACGGTACAGGTGACCACGCTATAACTAATCCATTAAGTGGATCAACTTATTACTTGAAACAGCTATCAGCTGGAACAGGTATTAGCATGGCAAATGCCGGCTCTAACAGTGCAGACATAATCACTGTATCAACAAACGATGCTCACATTAGAACATTGTTAACTGGTACAAGTAATATAACTTATAATAACACAACCGGTGTAATAAGTCAAGCATTGACAACAACAGACGTTACAGAAGGCGACAACTTATACTTTACAAACGAGAGAGTTGACGACAGAGTAGGCGCATTAATTGTAGGCGGTGCAAACATCAGTGTAACATATGATGATGCCGCTGGTACGTTAACAGTTGCCGCAGACTTAGATGGCGATGTTACAAGTGTTGTAGCAGGCGCAGGTCTTATTACAGGCGGCACATCGGGTGACGTAACTTTAGACATTGGAGCAGGAACTGGTATAACAGTTAATGCAAACGATATAGCAATAACAAATTCAGGTGTTACAGCAGGTACATATGGTACTGCTTCACAAACACCAACACTCACTGTTAACGCACAAGGACAATTAACAGCCGCAAGCCACCAAGCGATTAGTATTACAGCATCGCAAGTTAGTGACTTCGACGAAGCACTTGACGACAGAGTAAATGGGCTAGTAGTTGGTGGTAGTAACATCACTGTAACATATAATGATGTTGCAAACACATTTACAATTGATGCAGATGACACAGGCGACATTACAGCCGTAACAGCAGGCACAGGATTAACAGGCGGTGGCTCCGACGGAGACGTTTCACTTAACGTTATAGGCGGAAAAGGTATTACTGCTAGTGCAGATGAAATTGCATTAGACTTTACAGATTTCAATACAAGCAATATTACAGAAGATACAAATTTATATTATACTGAGGCAAGAGCAGATGCTAGAGTAGACGCAGGATTTACTGCTAAGTCAACAAGTGATTTAAGTGAAGGAACTAACTTATACTATACAGATGTAAGAGCAGATGCAAGAATTACAGCGTCTGACACTGATGCATTAAGCGAAGGTTCAACTAACTTATACTTTACAAACGCAAGAGCAGACGCTAGAGCAGATAGTAGGTTTGCAACTCAATTAGCGGCATCTGATACAGACGATTTAAGTGAAGGTTCAACTAACTTATACTTTACAAACGCAAGAGCAGATGCAAGATTTGATGTTAAAATTGCGGCGGCTGACACTGCCGATTTAAGTGAAGGCACTAACTTATACTATACAAATGCAAGAGCAGACGCTAGAATAACTAACGCATTAATTGACGAAGATAGCATGGTAACTAACAGTGCTACTAGAATTCCTTCACAGCAATCTGTTAAAGCATACGTTGATGCACAGGTAGATACAAAAGATGCACTTAGCGAATTAAGTGGCGATACAGATGATGTATCAGAAGGCTCAACAAACTTATACTATACAAATGCAAGAGCAGATGCAAGAATTTCAAATGCAATACTAGATTCAGATGCATTTACTGGTGCAACTGCAACTAACATACCATCAGCAGAATCAACAAAAGCATACGTTGATACAGCGGTTCTTGGCGTAGTTGGTGGATCGCTAGATTTAAGCAGTAAAACTACAGACGACTTATCTGAAGGTACAAGCAACTTATACTATACAAATGCAAGAGCAGATGCAAGAATTTCAGCGGCTAGTACAAGTGATTTAAGTGAAGGAACTAACTTATATTATACCCAAGGTAGATTTAATACTGCCTTTACAGCAAAAGATACGGATGCGTTAAGTGAAGGATCAACTAACTTATACTTTACAAATACCCGAGCAGATGCAAGAGTAAGTGCAACATTACCTAACACAGATAGTTTAACTGAAGGTACGAGCAACTTATACTTTACAAATGCCAGAGCAGATGCAAGAATTACAGCGGCTAGTACAAGTGATTTAAGTGAAGGAACAAACGAGTACCACACAGCGGCAAGAGTTAATACACTAGTAGACAATAGAGTTACCACTGCATTCGTCGATGCACTAAATGTTGATGCTGATACATTGGATAGTATTTCAAGTGCAAGTTTCATGAGAAGCGATGCGGCAGACACGCATACTCATACTATTACACCAGCAGTAGACAACAGTATTGACTTAGGATCAGGTTCTTTACGATACAATGAAGTACACGCAGTAACTTTCCAAGGAACAGCAAGTTCGGCGAATTTTGCGGATTTGGCAGAGCGATATGTTGCAGACGAATCTTATACTCCAGGAACAGTTGTTGAATTTGGTGGAGCCAATGAAGTAACAGCAGTTACTAGAGAAGGGACACCAGCAGTAGCAGGCGTTGTTTCAACAGATCCAGCATACTTAATGAATGCTCAACTAGAAGGCACGAATGTTATAGCAGTTGCACTTAGAGGAAGAGTTCCGTGTAAAGTGCTTGGGCCTATTAGAAAAGGTGATGTACTCATAGCAAGTAGTACAAAAGGCTTTGCAAAAGCGGCACCGTTTAGAGGATATCAAACTCCTGCGGCAAGTATTGTAGGCAAAGCAGTCGGCGAGTTCCTACAAATAGGCGAAGGCGTAATTGAAATCGTAGTATAAAAATCGGATAACAAGTTAATGAGATTTATTATAATCGGTGTATTATTATCTATGTTCTCAGCAAGCGTTTTAGCAATGCCTGTACTAGAAGAACCGGAATTAATATTTACTAATAGGTTAAACCCACTAAGTATATTCAATCCACCAAAAGAACCAGAATTGGTATTTACTAAACCTTTCGACACCACTCTTCGTCTCAAACATTATGAAGATGGTCGTAAGGCTAAGATGTATTGGTATGCTATCAATGCTCTAGATGTGTACACTACTTATAGTGGATTGAGACAAAATGGAAATTTGTATGAAGTCAATCCATTGCTACCAGACAGACCTAGTTTATCACAGTTGATTTTACACAAGGCAGTGCTATTAACTGTATATGATCGCCATCTTGCATTTACGAAACAGGATTATCGCTATTTGAATTTCATCCTTACTACTGTTGTCATTAATAATAAATCACTTTACTAGAAGAAATAGTAGTTTAGTGTTTTAAAACACACCCCTTTCTAACTTTCTCGATAAATACTGTTTATAAATAATGCGTTAGCATTAATTATGACTAGGCACTCGACGGAATGTCTAGACTACATAAACGTAGAACATAAAAATAGGAAGAATACGATGGCCACAGCAATTCAATGGAGACGAGGTAACACTTCTCAAACCGCTAGTTTTACAGGTTTGGTCGGTGAGATTACAGTCGATACAGACTTATCTACCGTTATTGTCCACGACGGCTCAACAAGCGGCGGACATAGGTTAGCGAAATTCTCAGAGCTTTCAGCATTTGGTGATGGAGATATTACAAGCGTAGTAGCAGGTACAGGTTTATCTGGTGGTACTACTAGCGGTGACGCTACAATTAATATCGACAACTCAGTTGTTGCAACTTTGACAGACTCGCAAACTTTAACAAATAAAACATTAACTAGTCCAGTTTTAAACACTGGGATAAGCGGTAGTGCATTAATCGATGATGATTCGATGGGTACAGCTACAGCAACAACAATTTCAAGTTCGGAATCAATTAAAGCATACGTTGACGCAGTCGAAACAGATGACGTAGCAGAAGGTTCAACAAACGTATATTTCAGCACAGCAAGAGCAAGAGCTTCTGTTAGTGGTGGAACAGGTATTACATATACGCAAGGCACAGGTGTTATTGCATTAACAGATGAAGATTTCATCTCAGGTGTAACAGCAGGATCAGGTATAACAGGCGGCGGAGCCACTGGTAACATTACTGTTGCTTTAGACTATGAAAACATGGCAGGCAACTTAATACCAACAGCAAACGTAACATACGATTTGGGTTCTACAACAATGATGTGGAAAGACATTTATGTTGGTCCAGGTTCTTTATATGTTAACGGACAGAAAGTATTAGAAGATGACGCAGGTACAATTACAATTAGTGCAGATGCAGATCAGAACGTTGCAGTTAAGACATCCGGTTCAGGTGATGTTGAATTAAACGCATCAGGTACTGGCGTAATTAACGCACAATCGAGCATGTTGTTTGATGCTTCTAAAACACTAGGCGGCACAGGCGGATTACAGTTATCAAGTAACATCAATGCAAGTAGTAACTACATTAATAACGTAGGTGCTCCAGCAGTTGCCGGCGATGCTACAAACAAAACGTATGTAGACGGCACATCTTATCTTACTGGCGGTGACGGTATTGATAACGATTCAAGCACACTTAACCTTGATGCTACTGTTGTAAGAACAGCAGGCGCTCAAACTATTGGTGGTGCAAAGACATTTAGTAGCGATGTTATATTTAACGGTGACTTTACTGTTAACGGTACAACATCAACAGTTAATACTGAAACAATTTACTTAGAAGATAACATTATTACTTTGAACTACGGTACTTCCGGCGCTCCAACAGAGAACGCAGGTCTTACAGTTGACAGAGGTAGTAGTGCAGATGTAAACATTCAGTGGAACGAAACAAGTGATCAGTGGGAAATTACTACAGACGGTAGTGCGTACACTAAGATTGCACAATCAACTACAGACTTAACTGAAGGAACTAACTTATACTATACAACAGGACGTTGGGATACCAAATTAGCTTCTGCAGATACAGACGATTTAAGCGAAGGTTCAACTAACCTTTATCACACAACGGCAAGAGCAAGAGCGGCAATTAGTGTTTCTGGTGACTTAGGTTACAACAGCACAACTGGTGTTATTAGCTTCACAAATGACGCAGGTGATATTGAAAGTGTTGTAGCTGGAGCTGGTATGATTGGTGGCGGAACGTCAGGTGATGTTACACTTAACGTTGCAGGCGGATTTGGTATTACTGCAAATGCAGACGATATCCAAATTGCTAACTCAGATGTTAGAGCATTGTTTACAGCATCAGGCGATATCAGCTATAATAACAGCACAGGTGTTTTTAGCTTCACAAATGACGCAGGTGACATTGAAAGTGTTACAGCAGGAAATGGTTTAACAGGCGGCGGTGCAACCGGCGCTATCACTATAGCATTAGACGACTCTCATGTAAAAGGACTTGTTAGTGCTGGCGGAGACTTATCATACAATAGCTCAACAGGTGCTTTCAGTTTTAGTCATCCTACTATGTACAATGATGCAGACGCAACTGACGCGGCAAGAGCGGCAGTATCAGCAGGTGGCGATATAGCATACAATAGTTCAACTGGTGTAATTAGTTACACAACACCAACAGAGCGAACTGATGCAGAAGTCAGAGGCTTAATTAGTGCAGGTGGTGACTTGGCATACAACAGCACAACTGGTGTTATTAGCTTCACAAATGACGCAGGTGATATTGAAAGTGTTGTAGCAGGTACATTGTTAGACGGTGGCGGCACAAGTGGTGCAGTTACACTAAACGTTGACCTTTCAGAACTAACAGATATGACAGATGCAGTTGTTGGTACAGCAGATGAGATGGTACTACTAGACAGTGGTGTACAGAAGCGTAAACTTATTAGCGAAATCACACTAAGTGACTTCAGTAATGACTTAGGCAACTACGGTGGTTATACAAGTAACGTAGGTGACATCACAGGTGTTACAGCAGGAACTGGTTTAACAGGCGGCGGCGCAAGCGGCAGTGTTACAGTATCATTAAGCCACTTAGGTTTAGAGAACTTAACAGATCCAAACGATGATAGAATTGTGTTCTGGGACGACAGTGCAAGTGCTTTATCCTACCTAGATGCTGGTACAGGTATTAGTATTAGTGGTGCTACAATGTCAGTGAACATGGGTGCATTTGATACAGCCGATCTAACTGAAGGCACTAACCAGTACCACACTAGTGCAAGAGTTAACTCACTGATTGATACTAGAGTTACTAATGCTTTTGTAGACGCATTGAATGTAGATGCAGATACATTAGACGGAATTAGTAGTGCAAGTTTCATGAGAAGCGATGCAACTGATTCACATAGTGGAACATTTACTCCAAGTACAGATAACTCAATTGACTTAGGTTCAAGTTCTTTACGATATAATGAAGTATACGCAGTAACTTTCCAAGGAACAGCAAGTTCGGCGCAGTTTGCGGATTTGGCTGAGAAATACGAAAGTGATGCAGAACTAGATGCTGGTACAGTTGTTATGTTTGGCGGTGAAAAAGAAATTACTGCATGTGATAGTGAAAACTGTCATGCAGTTGCAGGTGTTATTAGTACAGATCCAGCATACATGATGAATGCAGGCGGCGAAGGTCAATATGTAGCATTAACAGGAAGAGTACCTACTAAGGTTACTGGACCAGTTGCTAAAGGTGACTTGATGGTTTCCGCAGGAAACGGTATGGCTAAATCAAATAACGAAGCACAAGCAGGAAGAATAATTGGTAAAGCAGTTGAATCTTCTGAAGGTGGCGAAGCAGTTATTGAAGTATTAGTTAACATGATGTAAAGAATCCTAACTACCTTAGGCTCGTGATGTTGCAAGGCGTCACACTAAAGGGAGGTGTTAAAACCTTCCTTTTTTTACGGCTATTAAATGCTAAAGTTTGGATTAAAAAGGGGAGTAGTTAACTCCCTTTTTTTTGATTAAAGAAATACCCGTTGACTTATATTAACCAAGTTACCGGTTTTCATCATGTTATCAAATTTGCGGAAGTAAAGCGATGCATAACTGTGAGTTAGCATGGCTACTGTCCCTATTGGGTTCACCATATTATTCTCCTAAAATGTGATGTTACACACATGCACACATGTTTGGGGTAACCTCACCTCGAATGAGGAATGTTACAACTAATCAAACGCTATGTTACAGTTGTGTTACAACAGGTATTTATGCAACTGGTAATTTTTTGTGCTTAAACACGGCAGAGTTTAAATAATTAGACTAGCTAAACGATAAATACATTTACATAACACATATCACACACTTAGATAATAATAAAATAATAAAATCAGGTGAAGTGAATGGAAGACATTTTTAAACTTATAGGCGAAGTTGGGTTGCCCATAGCAGGCTCCCTAACGATGGGCTTTTTTATATTCCTCATAATTAAACAAATGCTTGCCGGCATTGTCGGTCAAATTGAAACACTCACTATGTTCTGCAAAAGCCTAGAAGGCCGAGCAAGAACAATGAGCAATGAGATGATAAAAATCGACTTGCTTGTTAGTAGTGCATTGAATTTAAGACCAGACATTGAACGTATAGCAAGAGCCGAAAACTTTGTTGAAGACGGCAAATTAGATGTGAGGCGAGACTAATGGATATGGCTCAACTGATATCCGACCACGGCTACCCAGTAGTAGCAACAGTGGGATTGGGATATTTTATTTTTTATGTATGGCGCTTTATAGGTTCAGAAATTAAACCTGCATTAGGCAACATGCATATGGCGTTAATAAGAGTTATTGATCAGACGAGGATGCTTGATCAAGACATGATTCGATTACAACAAAAAGTAAACGTTGTAATAGAGTACAGACAGAGACAAGAAGTTCTAGAAGATGCAGAAGAAAAGACTGCACTTAGAGAACAAAAACAACAGGAAGTTAAAAAATGAGTAAGTTTTTATTAATAGCGGTTGGCTATTTTGTAATTGCTCTTGCACCAAGTGTACAAGCAGACCAACTAACACATAAATTTAAGTCTCCGAGTTTCAGCGGCATTGGAACTGGAGCACATTACCTTACGATTGAGAATCAAGAGAAAAGTCGTAGGGACAAAATTGCAGACAACATTGAATCGGCACTTAAAGCGGCAGAGCGAGCAGACTCAAACAGCACAATTAACAAATTCATTAGAAATTTAGAGAGTAGAATATACGCTCAAATCTCTAAAGGATTAGTTGACAGCATGTTTTGTGATCCGGCTACTGTAGTAGAGTGTACAGGTTCAGACTCAGGTGATTTTACAATTGAAGGTAATAATGTAAGTTACCAAATAGTTATAAGTGACGATGGATTAGAAGTAATGAGACTTACTATTGTTTCTCCAGATGGCACAATAACACAGATAGAAATACCGATTGGCATCGGCAGTATCGGCGGCGGATAGTGAAAGATTTTTATAAACTTTTTGCCGTAGTGGCATTATTGCTAACTACTGGGTGTGCCAGTATTGCTATACCAGGTGACAAGCAGTGCCAGGCTGATTTTTTAGAATGCATTGAAGAACCACAACAAGTAGAACTCCCAACTTATAGAAAGTTACGTTACCTACCTCCTGCGGAAACAATGCCAGTAGTAGCAGTTTACCAATTCGCAGACTTAACAGGACAACGTTTAAGTTCGGACGGAGCGGCAAGTTTTAGCACAGCCGTAACACAAGGTGCAAAGGATTTACTAATTGACGCTCTTAAGGCGGCAGGCGCTGGAAAAGACCCTAAGGGTACTTGGTTCCGTGTCGTTGAAAGAGGATTAGGATTAGATAATTTAGTGCGGGAAAGGCAGATTATTCGAAGTACAAGAGAATCATATGCCAAAGATAGCGACCCCGCACAGCAAGTACAGCCATTATTATTTGCTGGGATGATATTAGAAGGAGGAGTTGTAGGTTATGACTCGAATATCGAAACAGGTGGCTCAGGTGCAAGATATCTTGGTATAGGGACAACAAACCAATACCGAAGAGATAGTGTAGTGGTATCATTGAGAGCAGTAAGTACACTTACAGGCGAAGTGATATTGAACGTACAGACATACAAGACCATTCTAAGTGTAGGGCAAGCCGGCGATGTGTTCAAGTTCCTTGACATGGACACTAAATTGCTTGAAATAGAAAGTGGTTTGACAGAAAATGAGAGTGTAACATGGGGTGTTCGTTCAGCGATTGAAGCCTCTGTTTTAGCTCTTGTTGAACAAGGTGACGAGAGAGGATTTTGGAAAATAGTTTACCCAGAAAATTGGGACCAACTAGTGGCTGAGCAAGAACAGGCATATTGGACGAGGGAGTCTATTAAGTTACTTAAAGACCCTATTAGTAACGAAACGAAATCTAAACTCAACAAGAACGATGATTCTATTGTAAAGAAAATTTTTTACAAAAAGGAATCTTAATTAACCATATATGGAGTAAGTTATGAAGACAAATAAATTTTTTAAGAATACATTATTAACCGTCTTCGCTATAACAGGGATATTATCAATTGACCTTGCGTCAGCGGATAATGAAGTTTTAATAGATCAAGTTGGTGACAACTTAACCTTAACAGTTTTACAAGCAGGCTACGGTAACAGTTTATCTGGAGATACAAGTCAGGGTACTGATTTAACTCTCACAGGCGGTAGTTTAATTGTAGATCTAATCCAAGACGGTAATTTAAACGAGATCTTCGGATCTTGGGTACTCGATGGATCAGGGTCAAGTGTATTAGATTTTTACTTTCAGGGTAACAGCAATATCTGGGATATGAATATTGGTGCTACAGGCAGTAGTGATTATACTGATATTTTATCAAACATTACTGGCGACAGTAACCTTTTTGATATTGATATTGGTGGTAACAACACAGCTGAAAGTTCAAATATGGATCTAGTAGTACTCGGATCAAGAAACGATTTCTCAACTAGTTTTACTAATAGTAAAGTTTGGGCCGCAGGCTCTGGCAACAATTCTACTGGTACACAGACTATGTCAGGAATTTTAATTGATTCAAGTTACAACACTTGGAACTTTGATATCACAGGATCAGACAATGCGTTTGCCACAAAGCAACAAGGCAATGACGCACATCTATTAACTGTGGAATTAGACGGTAGCGATGGTGATTTCCAATTTATACAAGATATGACAACCACATGCTCACCTGCTTGTAACGGTGTCATTAATTTAAATATAAATAGTGAAAATGCGTCAGTTAGTGTTAAGCAGACAGACTAGTACATTAGCATTTATGCTTTTGTTTGCGTTTAATGTGCAAGCCTCCGTCGGCTCAATCGGCGGAGTGCTTGAACAATCTGGAAGTGTAGCACAAATACAACGAAATAAAGAAAACATACGAGCAGTTTTAAACGAAGAGATTGCTAGTATGGATGAAGTAGAAACAAAGAACGGACGATTGAAAATTAAATTTGTCGATGATACACTAGTGAGTTTAACAGAACACACTTACATGGTCATCGACGAATATGTGTACGACCCGAACCCAAGTAAAAGCAAAATGGCATTAAATTTTGTGTCAGGTACAGCAAGATTTGCCACAGGCGGCTTAGGTTTAGTACCCAGAGAGAACATTACAATACAAACTCCTACAGCAAGTATAGGCATAAGGGGAACAGATTTTACTACCACAGTCGATGAACTGGGTAGAAGCCTAGTAATACTATTACCAGACGATAATTGTACTGATAAGGTATCACTAGAAGAAGGTTGTGCACCTAGTGGGAGTATAACAGTCACTAATGCAGGCGGAACTCAAGTGCTCACAGAAGCATACCAGGCAGTAATGGTAAGCACTTTTGAGACTATACCGACCACTCCGGTTACACTTGTTAATTTAGATTTAAATATGATTGACAATATGTTCATTGTAAGCGAACCTGTAGAAATTAAAGAGGCAGTTGAGGAACAACAAAGCGAGTTAAAAGGTAGCGCCGGACTTCTAACTTTTAACGGGCTAGACCAGGACTTGCTAGATATAGAAGGACTGGAATCTAATACGGCAGATAATTATGAATTTACAGAATTAGATATAGATTTTTTAGATGTTGAATTCTTAAATGATTTATTAGACATCCTAGAGGATAATATAGATTCGCTAGGCGAAGAACTTAACAATCAAGGTGACGGCACCGACAAACTAATAGGCACACGCTTTGGTAACGATCCAGGTACGCAGTTTAATACGTTTGCAGATTACGATGGTAAAGTATTCTTTTTAAGACAAGTATCAAACAAAATTGGAATTAAATTAGAAAAAGGTAGTCAAGCAAGAATTGAATTGTTTGACTCAGATGTAGGAGAAAACTTAATATGCCTAAACAGTTGTGACGGCATATACATTAGTATTACACAAAATGATTAAAATATTACAGACAATTATATTAGTAGCAGGACTTGTATTTGCAGAACAAGTAGCAAGTGCTGACAACGAAGTGCTTATAGACCAGACTGGCGACAACGTTGTTATTGGTATCTTACAGGAAGGATACAATAACAGTATTGATGTAGATTTAGGATTAGCTACTTTTGATACTTCCAACACATTTGAAGTAAAACAGGAAGGCCATAATAACGAAGTTTTCCTTAGTGTAGGTGGAACTGACAATACGTTGGTGCTGATACAAGAAGGCAACAACAATGATATCAGTTGGACAGATTCTTGGGGCAGTGGTAAAGCATGGGGCGGAGACTTAGACGGCAATTATAATAACATACACATTCAGCAAAAATGTAGTTTTACAACATGTAATCCAAACGAGGCTCAATTTCATATATGGGGCAACAGTAACACCGTTCTATTTGGGCAAGGCTATTATCTAACAGGCCCTAGCGATACAACATTTGATTATGATAACTGGGAACCAGGTGGCAACTTTCTCCGGTTAGACATTCACGGCAGTAGTAATAGTTTTAAAGGTGGTCAAAAAATGGATAGCACTAGTACTAATCATAATATGACTGTAGACATACATGGTAACAGCAACAATGTATTTGCACAGCAATGGGCCAATGGTAACAAGACACTTACTTTAAACGTTGACAGCAACAGCAATTCTGTTGCCATTGAACAAAACAATAGCGGTAATCACACCGCAACAGTAACACTTGATGGTTCGTACCCTACAAGTTTGAACTTGCTACAAACAGGATCAGGTAATCAGTCATACACACTATTCCAAAACTGCCAAACAGTTGGCGGATGTAGTGTGTCTATAACACAGGACTAAAACGCAAGTGAATCACGTATTTCATTGATCTGCGCCAACAAATTTGCATAAATAAACTTTGTAAAAGGGTTAACCTTTTCGACAACCTAAGGAGAACGCTATGAATAGATTACTATCTATTACAGCAGTCCTCGGTTTTGTTGTTTTTCTTCCGTCATGTGCGTCAGTTGGCGCAGTAATTGAAGGTGGGAAAGAGTTTACTACAGGCGTAGTAGATGGATCCGTTAATGCAGTTTCTACAATAGCAGGAGCAGTATTAACAGATGTATCTAGTATCACAAGCACAGCGGCACAAGCCGCTACAGGTGTAATTGACACCGTTGCGACTGAAGTAGATAAACAAACCGATGCATTGCAAGAACCAAAAGCAAAGCCAGAGGGAAAGTAGTAACTTCATCAGCCAGGAAGGTAGATGAAGAAATTGCTGAACAAGACATTAAAGTTATAGTACGCAGTATTATGATGTATTGTTCTAAAAATCCCAAGGAATGCGAATAACAAAAGCACACTACGGTGTGCTTTTTTTTGATAAATATATTAATGAAATGGTTACTAAGCGGCTGGACCGTAGCAATATCTATATTACTATTAACGACTTTACGAGTTGCCGACCCTACACCATTACAGAGTTTGCGTAGTCAAACATTCGATGCATTACAGCAATTAGATGTTAAAAAAGAAAGCAACGAAGTTGTTATAATTAACATTGGCGAAAAAAGTTTACAACAATGGGGGCAATGGGCATGGCCAAGACAGAACATAGCACAGTTGATATCAGATTTGCGGAGCAAGAACGCTGGAATAATTGGTTTAACGATTATGTTTCCGGAAACAGACCGATTTGGCGGGGACGCAGTTTTGTCAAGTTGGATGTCGGAGAACGGGGTAGTTTTATCCCAGACCCCATCTGGCAGAGGAATAAAGAGTACAGGTCCTCATATTGGTACAGCAACGATAGGCCCAGTATCCGCTACGGACTACTTGCTGACATGGCCGAATCTCGTAACGAATATTGATATATTAGAGAAGTCAGCCGCAGGCATTGGCGTAGTAGCAAGCGAGCCACAAGCAGACAATCAGACGAGAACATATCCACTAGCAGTCGCTGTTGAAGGAAACATATATCCTAGTTTTGCTATTGAAATGCTTAGGGTGTATACAGGCAAACCTAGTTATATTCTAAAGACATCCGAGATCGGCATTAAAGAATTTGCAGTACCTCCGTTTGATCCTATTGTGACATCCGGAAGAGGTTCTGCATACATAAGATTTAATAACATATTTGAAGAACACGAGTATGTTCAAGCGAGTGAACTGCCTGACTTAGGCGGAAAGTTCGTAATAGTGGGAGTAAGTGCTGAGGGTGTTGCTAATCCGGTTCCCACTCCGGTAGGCAACATATATCCACAGTACATACAAGCTCATATGCTACAGAACTTTATTGATGGTAGTAACATTACCAGGAGTGAACTAAGTGCTGTGTACGAGCTTCTGTGTGCGTTGTTGAGCATGATCCTAGTGGCTCTTGCGATATATAAGTTACCCATATGGGCAGGACTGTTTACTACAGTAAGTATTGTAGGAGCAATTGCCTATTCTACTGTACACTTTTATACTGCAAACTTATATTTGTTCGATGCAACCTTCCCTGCAATAGCAACATTCTTAATTTTTACACAGGCAAGTTTTAATAACTTCTGGGTACAGTTTAAATTGAGACAAGAAATACAGAAACAATTTGCTGGATATGCCTCACCTACCGTTGTTAGAATGTTACAAGATAACCCGGACTTAATTAAACAAGGCATGAAGAAAGAAGTTAGTATATGCTTTTCAGACTTACGTGGCTTTACTCCACTAGGTGAGAGCTTTGGCGATGATGTACAGGGCTTAACAAAAATGATGAACGAGTATATGGATGCTATTACACAACCTATACTTGATGCAGACGGCATGGTGATTAAATATATCGGCGATGCAAGTATGCACATACACAATGCTCCTATGGACGACCCAGATCATCCTAAGAGTGCGGTGCAAACAGGATTACAAATGCTTAGGGCAGTGGAGAAGTTTAATGATAAAATTGTTAAAGAGGGCAGACCACCCATTGGTATGGGTGCTGGTATTAATACTGGGCTCGGTTATATTGGGGAAATGGGCTCCACTGCAAGACACTCATATGACATACTCGGAGACGCAGTTAGTACTGCCGCGAGAATAGAAAGCAAGTGTAAAGAGTATGGGTGCTTATTACTTGTAGGTGGAGACACATACAAGCATACTAAGAGTGATTTCTTTTATCTAAAAGTAGATGACTTGCAAGTAAAAGGTAAAAGTGTTGGAATAGAAATATACACTGTACTGGATATTAAGCGAACTAAGTATGTTAAAGGTAAGCAACTACACGCACAGATGCATAAACATTATCGTAACCAAGACTTTAATAAAGCAATTAAATTGTGTAATCAACTGTCTAAAACCTTTGATGGTAAGATGAAAGATTATTATGCTATGTGGATTGAACGTTGTGAATTTCAACTAACACAAGACTTACCTAAAGATTGGAACGGGATATTTATTGCCACAGGCAAGTAGTTAGTCGTCCGGAGTCCATTGCCTAACAGCAGTAAATAGATTTGCATAGTCAAGCAAATCAGACCTCAATGTTTTTAAATGTGTTAACTCAATAGGAATACGTAGACCCGAAGCTTCGTATAGCGGAAGATAGAAGTTTATAATTTTATCAACACGTTGTCGGTCAGTTAAAATTGCTTTCATTACTCGTTGATGCCATTCGTTGCTAGACACTATATCAAATAGCCACCCATGATGTGGACTATGACTGTTAAACTTCTTAACCATTTCTTTTGTTTCGTAGTACACTGCTCGCACAGGATTTATATTTACTCTGTATTTTTTCATCACGGCAGGGTATACCCACCAGTGTTCTCTACAACGTTGGTTTTTTAAGAATCCTCTATACTCGTTCTCCATGCTCTTTGCTAAACCATCTGCACTTTCCCTAATTTCCACTTCATAGACTTTTATTAACCTGTCTGCTATCCTCTTATGTTTAGCAGAAAAGTCTTCGTAGTTCTCCTTAAGGTCAAGTATAGAGAACGTACCGTCTAAAAATGTGTTGGGAATTGTTTTGTGTAGTTTGAATTTATTAAGCTCAGTAGTCAAACGTATAGAGTCAAAATTTATAATATCCTTTGACATGCTATTACTTATCACATATTGATCTTTAGGATAGTGCGTAGTTTATTAACGCCCTTGTTTCTTCCTAAAGTGCTCTTAGCACCAAAGTGTAGTGGCATAGGCCAATTACCTATATCGACCCAAGCATACCCGGCACTCTCTTTATTAAGATTGGGGATAAATTCATCGTCGACTAGGTATACAAAACTGTAGTACATAAAGTTTTTATCTTTACTTTGGTATACATCAATGGGATTTAATTTTTTTAGTTCTGGGACGAGACCTATTTCTTCCATAAGTTCACGTTGAATAGTATCGTAAGTAGTCTCACCGTCATCCATCATACCTCCCCAAAAACCCCAGGTGTGTTTTCCTTTCTTGTCGGAGTTGCGGAGTTGGAATAAGCATCTGCCTGTAGACTTGGATAAGAACAAAACACCAGCGGCACTTATGCCGTTGTGTCTAGATAAGTTAGTCATCGGGTTAAGTGTTTGTAGAACGCTCTCTTTGATTATACGTTCAGGCGCCAGAACCCTGGGTTGTACTTCCCTTCGTATGTGCTTGTCCATTGAACGTTTTCCCATTTGTATTGTTTGTTTGTGTATAAGTTTTTAACATAATGAACACTTTCTTGGTTTGCTGATGTAGAAGCATCAAATGATATAATCCATGCAGTGCCGTTGTATTCAATAATGTCATTAGCGTCTGCGGATATACCCCAACTAGCGCCATGTAACTCTGTAGTAAGTAAGTAACGTTGTCCTGTTGTTGCTACGGCTAAAGTGCCATCACCTGGATAGTTTGCTGTAGCATCGACTATTCTTGTTACGTTTGTTTGTGTTGTTGAAGGCAAAGTGTCAGTATCCAATGTAAATATAAGTTTAGATGCATCCGCTGGATTTCTTGCCACTAAGCCAGTTATCAATGTAGACGAGTCTACATCGTTCGATATATTAAGTTGTAATGTACTTGCTGTAGTTAACGGAATGTCTGAAATACTTATGTTAGCATTCGCTGTACCGGTTCCCTGTGGGGAGAGTACTTCTAGTAAATCATTCCAGTTAGCTTCTGTGGCACCGTTTTTATATAACTTGGCCACTGTACCAGTAAGTTCAACTTCATAATTGTTAGGTGATATTGTGTGCAACTCAAAGTCTTGATCCAAGTCTCTAAAGAAGTCGTACATATCTTCGTCATAACCTAAATCTCCGACACTGCCTGTGTCGTAAATATTTGTTATAATAGTATTAATAATTTTTTGTCTTTTAACTTTAGCGGGAGGACTTACCCATATAGGTAACACAAATGTTAGTGTAGCAACATCAATTGTTTCATCAACTCCTGCAGGAACACTTCTGTTGCTCCATTGTATATCAGTTAATTCGACTTCGTATAAACTAGTCCAGTCTAATGGATTGTTTCCTTGCTGTAGTTGTATACTAGGATTAAATAGGATTAAAATTTGTTCTAGTAATTGTAATTTTTGATCTGTGTTCCCACTCCAAATATCAATGTTCATTGTTAAGTTGTAAGGAACAGGCATATATCTATCTGTTGTATATAAATTTCCAGGAAACTCTGCCGAACTGTAAGTAGCATTGCCAGAGTCATATTGTCTTTCAGCAACTTGTACTTTACTAACAAGCATTGGATCTTGTGCTCTGTCTCTAGCAATAAGCAAACTTGAAATGTTACATGATATAAACGGTGTACTATTAACCATGTTCTCCGAACCTTTGGTCAATATATGTGCAACCATACGTTGCATGTCTGCATATCTTACTGGAACTTTTTGGTAGTTCGTAACACCATCACGTTTACCTTCTGCAACTGTAAAGCCACTGAATATTCTCATGAACTGAAGCAAGTATCTTCTTAACTGTGCGTCATAAAAGTAATCCATATTTGCCATATTAATCTGCCTTAGGTTTCACAGCCTTACTCATATTAGTCTTTTCTGACTGAGTAGTACCGTCTGTGTTAGTAGTTATTTTATCATTGTTAACGAATGATGTGAGTAGTTTATTGGCGGCACTCCAGACATTCTTGTTGTCATCGCTCACCTTAATCCATCTAGTACCTTGCTTCTTAAACAGTCTGTGTGGACTGAAGTCAGTTCTCAAGTAGTACTCTCCGTCATTTGCATCTAGTGGCATTGCATCGCCACTGCCTACTATTGATATACCGTTAGGAGCTTCACCGTCACCGGGGAAGTATACACCAGGCTTGTCTTGCGAATTAGGATCAACATATAAGTGTCCACCTTCATAATAACCAGCGTCATATTGAACTTCTGAATTTGCTAGTTCTATAACCTTATCCGATATTGCAATCTCAGTGCTGTATGTACTTAAAATATTTCTAAGGTCGTCAGCTTGTTCACCTGTACCGAGTATGTCTCTGTACTCAGGACTATCTGTAATATTTTTAAGTTTGACTTTCCATAAGTGAGGCCACCATCTAGCATCGTAACCTTCTGCTGGTCTGCCAGCATCACTTACAACGAAGAATCTATTAACTGCGGCTCCACCGCCTAAGAGTAAATCATCTCTTAAATGCGGAAGCTCAAGCACATCGCCTGCCATCAATCGCCTACCCAACATGTTAGCACAGGTATTCATATGGAAAGTCATAGATAACGAATCGTTATTTACAAATAGTCCAAACTGTGTTAAATCGAAGTCGGGGTCTGCAATTTGATATGCACCACGTAGCTCGTAAATGTCAGCGTCATACTTTCTATCCCTGTTCTCTAAAAAGACAACGTCTTGGATATACAGTTCCTCGCTTCCAATACTTGCAGATGTGTCATCTTTATAAGTGCCTACATACTTATGTACATAAACTCCTGTGCCACCTGCGTTGACAGACTCGGCTACAACTCTATCAATAAAGTCATAATCGTTTCCTTTGTTCTTGTTCCATAAACTTAATCTAGGCATAATGTAGTATTTATCACTTCCTGAAGTTCTTGACAAATACTTTGATAACTATTATACTGTATAAGTAATTTCGGAGAGTTGGCTGAGTGGTCGAAAGTACCTCCCTGCTAAGGAGGCGTCTGGGTAACTGGACCGAGGGTTCGAATCCCTCACTCTCCGCCACTATTTTAGAGCATTGGCAATGCTGGTGGTAAATATACGCAGTAAGCGAGTATAGTATAACGGTTATTACAAGACGTTGCCAACGTTTGGATATCGGTTCGATTCCGATTACCCGCTCCAACTACGAATAGTTCGTAGGCATTGTTACAAGTGTAACAGGAAGGTATAACATGGTTAATGCAATAACAACCAAAAAAGTAAGTAAGGCAACAACACCAGCAGTGTTAAAAAGAAAAGAAATCGTAGATATTGATTTTGACTTTTCTAAGATTGGTGAGAATGTCCAGAAGAACGCAGAACAGATTAGCAAGAACCTTATGAGGAATGCTGAAATGATCGGTGAAAATGTTAAAAGAAACTCAGCGAGAGTTGGCGATAACATGAAGAAATACTTAAATAGAAATATTAAGTAAGCAAGAAAATATCTGGGGCTGTAGCTCAGTTGGGAGAGCGGTTCCCTTGCACGGAACAGGTCGTAGGTTCGATCCCTATCAGCTCCACCAGGTATTTTACATCACAAGGATTAAGAATGTATACAGAAAAAGTTACATGGGTACATCATTGGACAGACAAGACCTTCAGCTTTAAAACAACACGCAACCAGAGTTTTCGATTCATAAACGGCGAGTTTGCTATGATTGGATTAAAAGGCGAAGAGGAAGGATCTCGACCATTGCTTAGAGCATATAGCATTGCTAGTGCTAACTATGAAGACGAAATCGAGTTCCTAAGTATTAAGGTACCGGATGGACCTCTAACAAGCCGTCTACAGCATTTAAAAGTCGGAGACGAAATAGTAGTAATGCCTAAGACAACGGGCACTCTAACGATTGATAACGTAACCTCAGCGAAGAATCTGTATTTGCTTTCAACAGGAACAGGTCTTGCTCCGTTTTTAAGTATTATTAGAGATCCCGGCACTTACGAAAAGTTTGAAAACGTTATTGTAGTACACACCACTCGAACACATGCTGAACATACATACACTGACTTGATGGTAGAGTTAGCAGAAACATTTTCATTTACATATTACGATACTTGCACCCAAGAAGATTATGTGCGTAAAGGACGTTTTTGGGAACATGTAGAACACTTTACTGACAACGGATTCAATAAAGACACTGACAGGGTTATGGTTTGTGGCGGCCCAGAGATGAATTATCAATGTAGAGACTACTTTGAAGGTAACGGATTTATAGAAGGAAACTTGGGCGAACCAAATGACTTTGTATTAGAACGTGCATTCGTAGACTAGCCGCCGTAACAACATTCAAGCCTTTGTAAAAAACAATAAATACATGTATGTCAAAAATAAATCCGTTTAAAGACTTTGAAGTCACTAACCACACACCAGTAGATTTTATTATACTTACAGACCCATACGGACTGTATAATGCACAGAACTGGGGCACACACATGCAGGCAGTGTTCAAGATGACTGGGCAGGAGCTTGATCCTGATGTTGCTAGAGCACTACAGACTCGCAAAACAGACGACTCGTATAGTCCTAATGCTATATCTCATTCCCGTGGCCCGTCAAATTCTTACCATTTACGAACATTGGGTGCATATAAAGTTGCACATGAATGTAGGTTACGTGGATACACTGTACAAGTTGTAGATTACCAAAGTTTTTATGATTTAGAAACGTTAAAACGAATTATGGACAAGTATGTAGGCAAAAACACATTGGCAATCGGCATATCGGTATCATTCTACATGCGATATCCTTGGATGTTGAATATGGTGACAAAAGAAATGCCTGTATTGCCACTTGAAGGCGTAAAAGATGAAGGCAAAATATTTGACGACTGGACTCTTAACTATTCCGGCTTCTTAACACACGGTGAAGAGATTGATGATGCCTTTGTTAACTATGTAAAAGACATTAACCCTAATGTAAAGTTTATTAAAGGCGGAACTAGAGCAAGAGAAGATATAGTTCACCGGAATGTCGACTACATAAATGTGGGCTGGGGCGATGTGACTATGCCGGAGATGCTTGATGAAATAAAAGCAGGCACGTCTGACGATATGCCAGTTCACACTAAGCACCCTTACAAGTTAGACCTGCTCAGTAAGTTAGCAATGGAGCACAGTACCATGAAATTTACAAAGTCAGATTTGTTATTCCCTGGCGAACTGATGCCACTTGAGTCCGGACGAGGTTGTATTTTTAAATGTACATTTTGTAGTCTTGAATTAGTTGGTAAAGAGAAAGGCACATACATTAAGTCAGAAGAAAGCATCAGACAAGAATTTATACACAATTACGAAGAACATGGCATAAAAGATTACTGGTTTGTCGAAGATACTTTCAACGATGACCATGACAAAATGATACACTTGCATGAGATTATTACTAGTTTACCATTTAAAATTACGTTCTCATGTTATTTAAGATTAGATTTACTTTTCATTGGCAACAAACATAACCCTCCACAGCATCAGCTACTACTAGAGATGGGATTGAAGCGAGTGGAGTTCGGTATTGAGACGACTAACCATGACAGTGGAAAGGATATCGGCAAAGGATTGAATCCACAAATACAATTACAATTTTTAAGAGACTTAAAAGCGGATCACGGTTGGAAAGATATTTTAATCGGGTCAGGTTTTATTATGGGTCTACCTAGCGACACAAAGGAAAGTATCCAAGAAATGTTTAAGATAATGAGTCGAGATGATTTCCCAGTAGACAGACCTACAATTAGGTCATTGCACATTAGACCTGAAGAAACAGGTAACAATGCTATTGAGGAACGTGGGCTTAGTGAATTTTCCAAGAATTGGGAAGAGCATGGGTACACTATGTCGTACGACAACCAGCATGGCATATTTAAAACTTGGACAAATAGAAATGGTGTGTCTTTAGAGATGTGTGAAAAAATGCTATTGAATTATTTTAGACGCCACGACTTCAAACCGTTTAAGTCCGCCAAAGCTCAACAAATGAACATGGCAATATTAGCCACAATAGGCGTTGCAGAATTAGTGGCCCAAGGATTGCATTGGCCCACAGTTAGTGAAGACATCAAATTCGATCTATTAGAATTCGAGCAAACAAATCCTAAACACACAAAACAGTTATCAGAAATACAAGCACTGAAGTTCTTAAAGTATACTGAATTACTACTGACACAGGATCTATAGTGGCATTATCTAGGCTAAATCCGTTTAAAGACTTCAAAGTTACCAATCACACACCAATGAATTTTATTATATTCACTGATCCTATTGGCGCAAACAGTCTAGCACAAACGTACACAGATGTTAACGTGTTGCTGTTACACAACGGCAAACACCCATGGGAAGTATCTAGAGACATACTATCTAACCCAACTGCTACACGCCCACACGCATTTAATGCTCGTTACCAACATAAGGCGTTAGGTGCCTATAAACTTGCACACGAATGTAGGCTTGCCGGCTTCACGGTACAAGTAGTTGACAATACATCAGCGATGGATGTTGAAACATTAAAACGTGTTGTAGACAAGTATGTCGGAGAAGAGACATTGGCAATGGGCAAGTCAAATACATTTAGTGTAAAAATGCCCTGGACTCTAAATGCATTACCCATCGAATACCCATTTGTGCCTTTAGATGGAGCAACTGATTTAGATAAACTGTTCAATCCATTTCCCGGAGCAAAGGATCACGGGTTCTTACCTCACGGAAAGGAATTGGATGATGAATTTGTAAACTATGTAAAAGGTATTAACCCTAATGTAAAATTTATAACGGGCGGGGCGTTTACAAGAGAGGATGCCGAGTATAGTAATACTGATTTTATAAATGTAGGCTGGGGAGATGTAACATTGCCCGGGTTACTAACAAGATTGCGAGATGGCACAGCAAATGAACTGCCGGTACACACGAAACATCCTTATACATTGGATACTATAAGTAAAATTGAGATGGAACACTCGTCAATGGAGTTTATTCAATCGGATGTAGTAATACAAGGCGAACCTTTACCGCTTGAGACTGCTAGAGGGTGTATATTTAAGTGTAAGTTTTGCAACTTTGGACTATTAGGAAAAGAAAAAGGCTCGTACTTTAAGAGTTGTGAAAATATTAAAGCAGAAATTGAGCATAATTATTATGAACTTGGCGTTACTGATTACTGGATAGTCGAAGACACGTTCAACGATGACCACGAGAAGATAATTAGGCTACATGAGATTATTACGAACTTGCCTTTCAAAATTCAGTTTACTTGCTACTTGAGATTAGATTTACTGTATGCTAACAGGAATCAACCAGTACCACAGCACCAGTTATTATTAGAGATGGGGCTGAAACATGTAGAGTTTGGCATTGAAACAACAAATCCGGAGAGTGCAAAGGACATTGGCAAAGGACTGCACCCAGAAATACAATTTTCCTTTCTTAGAGAACTACGAGACAAGCATGGCTGGGAGGATATGGTTCTGTCATCGGGCTTTATTGTAGGACTACCCAGCGACACAATAGAGTCACTCGCTAAAATGAGTAAGTTTCTTCTTAGCACAAACACTGTGTTAGATAGGATAGCAATACGACCACTTCGACTTGATCCAGTAACATTGAACCCGGCTCTTGACAGTCGCGACAGTAGTGAGTTTTCTCGTAACTGGCAGGACTACGGATACACGTTAATTGGAACTAATACCGGCGGCTCACCTAATTATATAAACAAGAACGGATTAACATTAGCAGACTGCGAGAAGTTTTGCAAAAATATTAATATTCGTTCAGAAGGTCGCCTACAATCACTGTTTGAAGTAGAGTTAAAAGCAAAAGGACTCGCTTTCCCTACGATAACTGCCTTACAATTTTCACCAGGTGAATGGGATGGATCAAAAAAGCATCAGCAACGACTTACTGAAATGCAACGTAGTAAGATACTGCATTACATCAAAACTTTGCTGACACAGGATATTAATTATGAAACTTAATCCGTTTAAAGACTTTGAAGTCACTAACCACACACCCGTAGACTTTATTATACTCACAGATCCAGCTGGACTATACAATGCACAGAACTATAATGTGCTTATGCACAAGATGGCATCAACACAAGGGCAAGAACCAGACCCGGACATATCTAAATCATTAATGACACGAAAATTGGACCCAGACTACGACCCACTTGCCGTACATCACTCACAAAGTAAGTGTAATTCACTTTATCTTAAAACAATGGGTGCATATAAAGTTGCACATGAATGTAGATTGCGTGGGTATACAGTACAAGTGGTAGATTATCAGAGCTTCTACGATATAGAAACATTGAAACGTATTGCAGACAAGTATGTCGGAGAGAACACACTCGCTATAGGTATTTCAATATCATTTTATATGCGGTATCCTTGGATGTTAAACATGTTGCCCAAGGAAATGCCAGCCTTGCCACTTGAAGGCATAAAGGATTTAGGTAAAATATACGATGACCCATTGTATGCGTACCAAGGTTTCCTAACACATGGTGAAGAAATAGATGATGCTTTCACAAGTTATGTAAAAAGTATTAATCCTGACGTAAAGTTTGTAAAAGGCGGAACTAGGGCTAGAGAAGATGTTGAATTAAAGAATGTCGACTACATAAATGTGGGTTGGGGCGATGTGACTATGCCTGACATGTTAGATGAGATGAAAAACCACACAGCAGACGATATGCCAGTTCATACTACACACCCTTATAAGTTAGATTTACTTAGCCAGTTAGAAATGAAGCACAGTACCATGAAATTTATAAAGTCTGATATATTGATACCCGGAGAGATAGTACCGTTAGAGTCGGCAAGGGGTTGTATATTTAAATGTTCGTTCTGTAGTTTTGAATTAACCGGTAAAGAAAAAGGCACATACTATAAGTCTGCAGAGAACATTAAACAAGAGTTCATTGATAACTATGAACAGCATGGCATATCGGATTATTGGTTTGTAGAGGATACATTCAATGATGACCACGCAAAAATGATACACTTGCATGAAATTATTACTAACTTGCCCTTCAAGATTACATTCTCATGTTATTTAAGATTAGATATGCTGTGGGTTAACCGTAATCAGGACGTACCACAACACCAATTACTCATAGAGATGGGGTTGAAACGTGCAGAGTTTGGAGTTGAAACAACAAATCCGGAGAGTGCAAAAGATATCGGCAAAGGATTGAATCCAGCACTGCAAATGTCCTTCCTTAGAGACTTAAAAGATAATCATGGCTGGAAAGACATAGTAACCGGCTCAGGTTTTATTCTAGGATTGCCCAGTGACACAAAGGAAAGTATACAAGAGACGTTTAAGATATTAAGTAGCGATGAATTTCCAATAGACAGACCTACGTTGCGAGTTTTACATATTGCACCTGAAGAAATGCACAATAAGGATATTGAGGAACGTGGTCTTAGCGAATTTTCTAAAAATTGGAAGGCACACGGGTACACAATGTCCGGAGAGTTGCATAACGGTGTGTTTAAAACCTGGACAAATAGAAATGGCGTGTCATTAGCTATGTGTGAAAAAATGATATTGAATTATTTTAGACGTAAAGGCATGAAGCCGTACAAAGATAATGGCATGACCTCGATACTAGACACCATAGGGATAGTAGAATTAGTAGCACAAGGATTACATTGGCCCACAATTAGTGAAGATGTTAAATGGGCACCAAAAGAATTTCATCAAGGCATACCTGAGCATACGCAACAGTTAGCCCAACTACAAGCATTGAAGTTTCTAAAATACACAGAATTATTACTGACACAGGATATATAGTTACATGAACCTACCCCATGCTCACCCTATACTGTTAATTGACAGCCACGAAATAGGCCCCGGCCCAGTTGTTAAAGCCACATACACAGTTCCGTTAGATCACCCAGTACTTGAGGGACACTTCCCACACATCAAGATATGGCCAGGTGTTTATATGATAGAAGGTATGAATCAAACAGCAGGACTCCATGCATTGAATACTGCGAAAGAACAGTTTGGTGATGTTGACCTTTCAAAGATAGTGACATTTGTTACTAGTATAGACAAAGTAAAATTTAGACAGCCTGTCTTCCCTGGCGACATACTCACTTACACTGCTGAATTAGTAGCAAAGAAGCGTTCACACTTGTTTTATGAGTGTGTAACATACAAAGATGCAGTTAGAGTATCACAGGCAACCATCGGTTTAACAGCAAAAGCACTTTAATCCAGCTTTCAGTCATTTTTTGCTCTTTTGATTCAAAAATTACCAGTTGACACAGGATTTATTTTAAGTTATACTAATTATCGTTTGTAACCCAAAAAACATAAGATGATAATATGGCTAAAAGAAAAGCAAAGAACGTCTACTTAATGCCCGAACCTAAATGGTCGGACTTAGCACTAATTGATGACGAAGCAAAAAAACTTAAAATGGTACGAGACATGGAATACTTTGTCCATTATGAAGTTGCTGATAAGAAATGCTCGGCAACCATCCAGCCCTGGCTTGAAAAAGCAAGTGGACTCGATGCAGAACTTCTTAAAAAGTTAAAGCGAGTCCCTGACGTTTGGTTCAGCACATTTGCAAAGCATACATTCATATGGTCCAAGACTGGATACATGCACGATGATGTAAAGCAACACTTACTTAAAAAGATACCGCCACTTGAAGACAAGGCAGAGGCCATCATGGAAAAGCTGGAAGAGAAGAAAGCAGACGCAAAGCCTAAGATTAGTATACAACAACGTATGCTAGAACAAATAACAGATTTGTGTGGCGCTTGGGACGAAATACTAGATGGATACGTTGTTGCTAACAAATTTGATGTTAGTTCGTTTGATCCTGAAAAAGATATGAAAATATTCAGCGGTGGGGTAATTAAACCAGCACACGCAAAACTAGTAAAAGACCAATACGAGCCTCAACATGCTGAAGCAGTTGAAAGTTTAGCAGGAACATGTGAGCAACTGAACGAAGCATACGATTTTATGAACAAGAAAATGAAGAAAGAGTATATACAATACTTCGAAAAGATTATGAATGCCTGCGATGCAATTATCCTAACAGGTAAGGCAACTCGCAAGACTAGAAAGCCTAAAGCAAGAAGCAAAGATGTTATTGTTAAGAAGATGAAGTTTCAAGTAGCCGACGGCACACTAGGAATAGCATCTATAACGCCCACAGATGTCGTGTACGCTAATGAAGTTTGGATCTACAATACTAAGTCCCGTAAGATTGGCGTTTATCATGCGAGCAATAAGGACCCTAAAGCACTAGGTAGGGAAGGCGCAGGCTTAATGGTCAAAGGAACCTCTATACTAGGATACGATATAGACACTAGTATGCAGAAAACATTGCGTAAACCAGCAGAGCAGATTAACAACTGGACTGGTAAAGCCAAAACAAAGTTCAACAAATCATTCGAAGAAGTTAAAACAACACCCACACGGTTAACTGGTAGATTAAATGATACTACAATCATACTTAGAGCATTCTAGATACTATAAAAGATAAATACATGTATGGCTACTAAAATTGATCAAATAGGTTACAACAATAGAGACGAACTTATCACAGAGATAGGATTGCGTCTAGCAGATGGAATGGTGGATGTCGAGTTAGACAGAGCCCATTATGACGTTGCAATTAACAAAGCAATCGCAAAATATAGACAACTTAGTTCAGGTTCAGTCGAAGAAGCGGTTATTTTTATTCAGACTCAAGCAGGTGTTGTAAAATATACATTACCTGACGAAGTAATTGATGTAAAACGATTGTATAGACGTGGCGTTGGCACTAATAGTGGCGGCGGTACAAACTTTGATCCGTTTGATGTCGCATTTAATAACATGTACATGTTACAAGCAGGGCAAATGGGCGGACTTGCAGTATTTGATGCATTTGCACAATACAAAGAAACCATTGGTCGTATATTTGGTAGCGAGTACAACTTTAACTTCAACAGAAATTCAAAAGAACTTACTATTTTAAGAAATGTAAATCACGCAGAAGATATTGCAGTAGGTGTACACAACTTTATTCCAGAAAGTGTACTAATAAAAGATGTATATGCAAGCGACTGGTTATCTGCTTATGCTTTAGCCCAGAGTAAAATGATGCTCGGCGAAGCAAGAAGCAAATTCCCTGGAGGACTTCCAGGACCTGGTGGCGCAACTACACTTAACGGTGATGCTCTAAAAGCAGAAGCCCTTACTGAATTAGATTCATTAATTGCTGGACTCCATAACATGGAAGAAGGTAATGCTCCTCTCGGTTTTGTTCTTGGATAGAGTTAATGAACAACTGTTTTTGTGAACTTCCAGACTTAGACAATCCGTTCACTGTAGACGATATACTGTGTGAAGAAGATCTAGAACTTATACACAACTACTCCTCAAAATCAAACTTAGGTGCTAACAAAGTACAGTGGCACGATTCAACTTCAGATTTTTACTCCGGCAAAGAACTTAAACAAAACTTTAGCGGTGTAGGTTACATCACTGACAAGAAAGTTATGCGTATGATGAATGAGTTTGTTAGGGATAATTTTCCAGACGAGTTTATTAAAAGTATGTGGTCAACTGGCATGGGACATAAATTTTTCCCTTGCACACTATTAGCATGGAACGATCCGTCGGATTGGCATTGTGAAGGATTACAGTATCCAGCACACCACGATCCTATAATGACTGAACAACGTTACAGCACAGTTTGTAATTTTAGATTGATCGGCGATCCAATTAATTCCCAAATACTATTTGCAGACGGTGATGATGAATTACAACAAGCAACTGAAGAAATCGTCACAGATTATATCACAAAAGAAGTGACAGGCACAAGTTCAAAAAATATATTTAGTAACATTAAGCCTAGGTCTTATACAGCAGACGGCAGTTTAATGACAAGTAGTCCCAATGATTATTTCTGCAAGCCAGAAGTTTGGGAACCTCATTTAACACAGGTAGCAGTAAAAGAGGGTTTCGATAATCCTTTCTTACTTAACTTAGCAAAGTGGCACAAAGTAAAAATACAAGACAATACCCCAAGAGTAACACTACGACTAATGGCTGAAAAGGACATTCCGTTCAGTACATGGGAAAAAATGGTTGACAACGGCACCTTTTTAAAGTAATATAAACGAAACTATAATATAAGTAACAGTATGAGTAATTTAATAGGCATCTGCGGCTTTATCGGAAGTGGCAAAGACACTGTGGCAAAAATGTTCGTAGAACAGGGTTGTGTACAGGATAGTTTTGCGGCACCGTTAAAGGATATGTGTTCTAGCATCTTTGGCTGGGACAGAGACCTGCTGGAAGGTGATACAACACACAGCAGAGAGTTCAGAGAAACTACTGATTTATATTGGACTAGTAAACTTGGTATTGATAAATTTACTCCTAGACTAGCACTTCAGTTGTTAGGCACAGATATTATTCGCACACACTTTAGTCAAGACATGTGGTTAAACAGTTTAGAATACAGAATACGAAAACAGCGACAAGAAGAGATATGTGTCGTAGTTAGCGATGCTAGGTTTAAAAACGAACTTAACCTAATTAAAGACTTGGGCGGAGTTGTAATACATGTAAAACGTACTGAGTTACCTGAATGGTATGACTCTGCAGTTTGGGCCAACAACGGTAGTATAATTGCACATAAGACAATGGAAACTAAATACAGTCATGTACATGCTAGTGAATGGAAATGGGTAGGCTATGAGTTTGACTATGAAATTGAGAACACTGGCACTTTATCTGACCTAGAAGCATCTGTACTTAAAATATGTGTAGACTTAGAAAATAATACCGATATCCAAGTTAGTAAATAAAATTCGCATATTTATCAAACCACTCCTAAATTTAGAAAACCGCTGGCATAATAATACCTTTTTAACACTTCTTTGATAAATATCTATACATAATACTATGTAGCGAAATTAAATTAGGAGATTATAATGGCAGAATTAGTATCACCTGGTGTTAGCATTAGTGTTAATGATGAATCGTTTTACGCCTCAGCAGGCGCTGGAACTGTTCCTTTACTAATCATAGCGACCGCTCAAGATAAGAGCAGTCCAGATGGATCAGGGACTTCAGCATTCACTTCGAAAGCACAAGCAGGAAAATTAAAATTAATCACGAGTCAAAGAGAGTTATTACAGAACTACGGTAATCCGTTGTTTTACAGCAGTGGCAGTACAGCACTAAATGGTTATGATCTCAACGAATACGGCTTACTAGCGGCTCACAGTTTCTTGGGTTTAGCCAACAGAGCATTCATTGTCAGAGCAGATATTGACCTAGGTCAATTGGCGGCGACAGCAACAGCACCAACAGGCGCTATTGCAGATGGTTCATATTGGTTTGACACAGCAAGTTCAAAGTTTGGACTTAGAGAATGGTCAGGCACAGCATGGGTAAAGAAATCCGTATCAGTTGTAGATAAAATCAATATCAGAGCATCCGGCGCACCAAGTCAAGCATTTGGTCTTAACGGTGATTACGCAGTAGTGGCTAACACAGCCGCTGGCGGAACAGCATCTGCAGTCAAGTACTACGAAAAGTACAGTGATGACTGGCAGGAAGTTGGTTCAGCAAGTTGGGTATCTGCTACAAGCAGTGACTTCCAATTTGGAACACACCTTGCAGTACCAACATTACAAAGCGATGGTGTAACATCATTGTCAACAGGTGACATTTTCATTCAGAGAACTACACCTAACACTGGAGCAGATCTAAGTGTTAAATTATACAGTCTAGCAAGTAAGTCTTTCAGTGCAGTAGCAACACCGTTCTACGCAAATACTGATACAGCTTACACAACTATTGGCACTGCCAATGTAACAGTTGGACAGGTAGTTGCAGTTCACGGAACTTCAGCAAGCCTAGAATTAAAAAGACATAACGGTAAATCAACTAATACTGGTACTGGTGCTACTAAAACGTCTATTGATGTTTCAGGTAACTCTAGCATTGATATTGTTTATAATGGCGCAACAGTTGTTGTAACATTAACTGGTTCTATATCAAGCACTCCAGCAACTTCGACAGTTGAAGATGCAGTGTTTGACATTAACAGTGCTCTTGCAGGAGCTGGCATATCAGAAGTTGTTGCTTCACAGGGTAGTGACACAAATGTTGTGTTAGTATCATCTACAGGCAGAGACATAGCAGTTAATAGTAACCATGCTGACTTTGGTCCAAGTTCAATAGGATTTGGCACAGGCGCGGCAACAGTTGATGTTGTATTTTCTAACTTCGGAGCATTAAGTTACGAAGCAAGTAAATCAACAATTACAGGTACATTAGCAGAAAATACATATTGGTATGATGCGGCTGTATCCTTAGCAAAAACAGATATTTTAGAAAACGATGCATCTGCTGGTTGGCAGACACTTTCGACTGAATTACTAGTGGCTTCAACAGCACCAAGTGTACAGGCAGACGGTACAGCATTGGTCAATGGCGATGTATGGTTAGATTCAGATGATACTGAAAACTATCCAGCACTTTACAAACGTGCTTCAAGCAAGTGGGTAAAAATTGACGGAAAAGATCAAGTAACTGCTGAAGGTATTATTTACGCAGACTTTAGACAAACTAAAACAAGTGCTTTGGACGCTGATGCTCCATTAAGAACTGCATACCCACAAGGTATGATAGCTTTTAACAAACGTGCTTCAAGTGGTAGTGTTAAGCAGTATAAGATTAATTATACTCCGGCGGCTACTAACATTGGTAACGTTTGGGTTGATGCATCAAAGAACCAAGTAGACGGCAAAATGTTCGGCTTAAGAAAAGCAGTACACAATGTAGTTAAAGTTGCAATGCAAAGTGCTATCGTAAGTAACGATGACCTTAGAGCAGAAACTAACTCGTTTAACTTAATAGCATCTCCAGGCTTTCCTGAGCTATTAGATGAGATGGTTGCATTAAGTGGTGATAGAAGAAATACAGCATTCGTTATTGGCGACACACCATTTAGACTTAAAGCAGACGCAACAAGCACTAAGAATTGGGCAACTAATGCCAATACTGCTAGTGAAAACGGTGAAGATGGATTGCTAACAAGCTCTCCGTATGCCGCAGTTTACTATCCAAGTGCTTTATCAACAAACTTAGACGGTACTAACGTAGTTGTACCAGCAAGTCATGTTGCTTTAAGAACTCTTGCTTATAATGACCAAGTTGCATTCCCTTGGTTTGCACCAGCTGGTTTCCAAAGAGGACTAGTACAGAACGCAACTTCAGTAGGTTTTGTTAACCCAGCTGATGGCGAGTACACTCCAGTATCACTAAACGAAGGACAGAGAGATAATTTATACTTGAACAAAGTTAATCCTATCGCATCTTTCCCAGGCAGAGGATTAGTTGTTTTCGGTCAGAAGACACTTAACCCAGTTGCTAGTGCTTTGGATAGAATCAACGTTGCAAGACTAGTTGTTCACATTAGAGAAAGACTTGACGACATCGTTAAGCCATTCTTGTTTGAACCGAATGACGATATCACAAGACAGAACGCAAAGGGCGTAGTAGATAGTTTCCTATCTAACTTAGTAGTCCAAAGAGGATTATTTGATTATGTTACAGTATGTGACGGATCAAACAACACTCCGACAAGAATCGATAGAAACGAACTTTATATCGATATTGCGATCCAACCAGTGAAAGCGATTGAGTTTATTTATATACCAATCAGAATCCAGAACACTTTGGGTTCAACAGCGTCTTAATAAGAAGCTAACGTAAGTAAAAAAGGGGTCTTTTAGGCCCCTTTTTTTTGTCTTGTTAAAACGCACTTTAAAGAAAATACGCTAAATTAGATAAATAACTGTAACATAAATCCATAAGGATTTAAAGTTAGGAGAAAAACAAATGGCAGATTTATTTGGAAACAAAAATAAGTTCGGTGTTCCGGTAGATGAAAGTGGCACAGCAGGCATCCTCATGCCTAAACTCAAATTTCGATTTAGAGTTAAGGTTGAAGGTTTCGGCAACGAGAACCGTGCTACAGAATTTACACAGAACGTTATGAATGTCAGCAGACCTAAAATTAATTTTGAAGAAGTAGAAATTCATTCTTACAACTCTAAAGTTTATGTACAAGGCAAGCACACATGGGAAACAATTCAACTTGTTATTCGTGATGATATTCAGAACACCGTATCTAGATTAGCTGGTAAGCAAGTCCAAAGACAGTTAAACCACTTTAATCAACAGTCACCGTTGGCTGGATCAGATTATAAGTTTAATACTAGACTTGAGATACTAGATGGTCAAAGCACAGCACCTATGGAAACATGGGGAATGGAAGGTTGTTTCTTACAAAATGTTGATTACAGTGATTCCGACTATTCAACCAACGAACCAGTAACAGTTACTATGACTATCAGATTTGATAACGCAGTACATGTTGCAGGCGATGGTCAGGGTGGTGGTTCATCTAGAGCTGGTGGTACAGCAGATATATTCGCTGAAACGAACGTATTTACTGCAACTGGCGATGATACAGCATAGTAAGACTACAATAGGGTAAAATAATGGCTTTTGATTGGAAACAGTTAGTAAAAACCGGGTTGCGTGAATGGGAAACCAGACAGAGCGACCCGACTAAGCTAGACTCGGACAATGACCCATATACATATGGAGATGGCCCCGGTAAATTCCTTCAAGGAATAAACCATGCTACTCCATTTAACCCAAGCAACAATCCAGTAAGACAGAAGTTTAACGGGTATGTTAATTTTCACTTTAACGGTGATATTGATATACCCGGTATTTCTGATTTAAGCAAGTCCGGACAACAAACAACACTTAGCAGTATGATTAAAACTGCTGACATACCTAGTGCAGAAATACAAACTGACGTAAAAAACCAATACAACAAGAAACGAATTACTGTAACTCATGCAGAATTTAAGCCCATAACAATATCGGCTTATGATACTGTGGACAGTGCTTGGGTTATTTTGTTAATGAGAATGTATTCGCACCTATTTTCAAATGCTATGGGACAGTATGATTTTGATACAACAGGAAAAGCAACTCCTAGGAAAATCCCATATGATGTAGTACCTAGTGCAATACCGACAGGTAGCACAGAAGGCCCAACATACGGATTTAATAGTACATATTCAGATAACAACATGGGCTATAATTTAAGACCTGGAAAAGAAAAATATATGGTATCACATATAGACATAGTAATGTTTCATGCACAACGAACCATAGTGTACACTATGTTCAATCCTATAGTAACAGGCTTCACTGTAGACGGAATAGATCATGCGTCATCAGACGCAGTTATGATTAACATGGATATCACTTACGAAAACTTCACTATCAGTCCTGTTGTTAATGGATTTATTCCAGAATCAGACATGGCACGTTTTTTAGTCTCTGGTAGCGGGGACAAAGAATTATATAAAGGAGCCAGAGAAGTAGGCAACGATATTGCGGCAGGTCAGATTGCAGGAACACAGAGTGGCCAGCAAACAAGTAAAATGGCATCTCTAAAATCAAAAACATTAGGGTACTTAGCATCCGGAAATGGACAGAATTCAACGAGTAGATTAACAACAGACCAAAACAACAATTTTTGGAAAACAGTTGCCCAACCTGCAGGACAGGCACAAGCAAATCCAGGCGGTCAACAGTCAGACCCAGCCGATACAGAATCAAACAAAACGTATACAGTAAATGGTGAAGTAGTCACTAAAGAAGAGTACGATGAAGCAACAAGAATAGCGGCTAAGATTGGCGCGACACCCGGATCGTTCTCATAATGTTAAGTATGTATGAAACATTCGGCAACGAAATAAGTTACGAGAAAAGACGAGACAAAGTTGTACAGTTCTTAGAGAATAGTACGATTGCTTTTCCATTGCCTGAGGCAAGTGTAGATATATTAACTACAATGCTAGAAGGTCAGAACCCAAACGGTATGGACGCAACTAAAATACAAATGGTTGAAGGTCGTTTAGAAGATATCGGATTTAACAAGCCTACAGCAACAACACTTGCACAGGCATTAATTAAGGTTGCACATCAGCAAGGTGTACACCCTATATCATACTTCGAACTAAATGAAAGTAGTATAAAGTTAGCAGAAAACACATATAAAGCATTGAACACAATCAGACCAAAAGGCAATCTTGTTGGTTTAACAGTTGAGAAACAAAACAAATTCAGTAAAATTGCTAATTTAATCAGGCCGTAAGGACTTAGCATGGCGTCTAAATATTCCCAAGGAAAATACATTGTCGAGAATCCTAGTAAGTATATAGGATCAAAGGCACCCTTTGCTCGTAGCAGTTGGGAAACGGCGTTTATGAGGTTCTGTGATAGCCATCCAAACATAATCAAGTGGGCAAGTGAGAACGTTAAGATACCTTATATGCATCCTTTCACAGGAAAGATAACTAACTATGTACCCGACTTTATGGTTCAATATGAAGATAAGAACGGTAAAACACGAGTAGAGTTAATCGAAGTTAAGCCTAAAAGCCAAACTGTAATTGAAAATGCTAGAGGCAGGGGCGACAAGTTAGCAACACAAATTAATGCTGTAAAATGGGAAGCCGCCGCGGCATGGGCAAAAAGTAAAGGTATACATTTTAAAGTTATTACTGAAGATCAGATATTTAACAAGCCTAAACGAACTACCAAACCAAGACGCAAAATGCGTTAACAACAACTAAATACTGTTATGACAAAGAAACTTGAAGAAGAATTTAATTTACCATCTATAGAAGACGCATTAGCAACTGACGAAGTTGAAAAGTTTGATGTGCAACCTAAACCTGAAATGTTTGAAATAGCTGAAGTTGAGAAAGCACTTAGTAATGCAGAAAAGATAGACCATGCACTACGAAATGTTGAAGGCTTGGACGACCATAACATTGACATGGATAGTATTGCCCAACAAGCAACAGACAGTTTTCAGCAGTTAATGAATTTAGGCATGAATGTTAGTGATAGAGATGCAGGTAGTATATTTGACAGTGCGTCTAAAATGTTAAACACAGCATTAACGGCAAAAGACAGTAAAATTAATTCAAAGTTAAAGCAAATTGATATGATGATTAAGAAAGCAAGATTGGATAACAATGCTGGAACAGGTTCTAGTAGTGATTCAAGCCCAGAACAAACGTTTGATAGAAACGAGTTGTTAAAGATTATCAATAATAAAGATTAAATTCTCCAAGGTACTAGTTTAAACCTTTCTTTAGGCAATCCCAAAAACGTAGTAGTCCATGCACTTTGCCCAACAAAGTCTAAGTGAGCCCATTCATCCTTTCTAAGCAGTTTAGTTTTTGCAACATCGTTCCAGTCGTGTTCTTCGATTGCTAGTTCTATGGTCTCTTTCATTTCTAATACATTGCTTAAATTATGACAGTCCCATTCAAAGTGAAACAATTCCATACAGTTACTTTTTGAGTCAACATAATCTATACTAATGTCTATCCCCCACTTGGGTTTTAGGTTAATCATTTTATATAGTAGTGGCATACCTGGTGCCCAATGACTTAGTTGTTCCAATGCATACCCGTGATAACCTTTACGTTCATATAAGTCTGCATGATTAATATGAGCACCTGTTTTTATCTTATCGTTGATATACCAGTCTTGTTTTATATTGGCATTATATGTATTTGCGTCAGCATATTCTTGCTCAAGCAAACATAAGTCATATCCGCTTTGGTCGAACCGCTGTAGGGCATCTGCGTTGGGACAAACCATGTTTTCAATAGCCGCACCCCATGTGCCTTGTTGGTTAAATTTATTTTGAGTTAGTTTAAACTGCATACTTTTAGTATTTATGATAAATAAGTGTAACAGGAGTTTTAGACTATGAGAGAACTAAAAGACATCATTTCTGAATCATTCAGTAAAGAGTACGGCTACAAAATTAAAGTTGCCAAAGATTGCTCTAGTGAAGATTTAGCAAAATTAGAAGCAATATTGTCAAAGTACAATGTTGTAAGTGCTACTCCTTGGAAGAGAGCACCTATTCAAGAGAACCCAATTGAGTTTTCAAGATTGAAAGGCGCACACTTTACAAGTGAAGTAAGTAGTACAGACGTTATATTGAAGTACCCAGTCAATGATAGAGTACTAGAAGTATACGTTGCGGTAAACTTAGGCGTAGACCATGAACGTGTGTTATGTTATGCTGTTAAAGATCCGCGTAAAGCAGAATCGGAAATAGCCGCAGAAGTAGCGACTAGCGATGTAGACAGGCACGTCAACGAAGACGATGCAGAGTTAACAAAAGAAGAACAAGCACATTATGAAGCAGAAAACGTTGATGTCGATTTCAGTGAAGCATTGTTCGGTGAAGAGTACAATACAAAATTCCTAAAAGAGCTACAAAGAATTAAAGACGAGAAAGGTGCAGATTACTTCCGTAACTATCCTACTAAGGATAACTTAATGGGTGAGAAGCATGCCGCAACAATGGACACATTGATGAACACTCCAAACATGGGTAAAGGCGCTGAATCAACAAAGCATGTACATGACGTAAGTCAAACTAGAGGCGCAAGAAGCTCGTGAATGATATAGACTTAAATAAGCGATTACTTGAAGCGTGTGATCCAGGTGTTTCAGACGGCACTGCCGAAAGTCACTCTTACAAAAAAGAATTCAGTACACAAACAGGGTCTGTTGTTGTTGATGCAAGTGCTGATTCAGTTGACGAACTTAAAATGTTATTACAAAAAGTTGGTATTACATTACCCGGTGGTGAACCAGCGGCGACTCAAATGCATTACGCAGATCCAATTGAGCATGACCATGCTGAAGAGCCAATGCAAGTTGTTAGTGTTGATGTAGACGATGAACAAGAAGAACCTGTAAATCCATACAACAGCGGCACACCAGATAAGCAAGTTTTAACCAACATCATTAGAGATAAACTTAAAGCATATCTCATGAACGGTTCTAAATAACAACAATCCCCCACATAAATCTACATAAATAACTGTATGCCAAAAGGAACAGTAGGTACAGAGCTTGTAAAAGGCGCATACGATAGAGTTAGTTATGACGCAACAATGCTGAAAGAATTTCAGGAATGTTGTGACCATGATACTGGCCCATCATTCTTTATGAATAACTTTGTAAAGATTCAACATCCTACAAAGGGCGGTATATCATTTACCCCGTTTGATTATCAGGACGACCTTATTGAAAACTACAACACATATAGATACAGTATTAACATGCTGGGCAGACAGATGGGTAAGACCACTGTTGCCGCAGGCTATCTTTTGTGGTTTGCTATGTTTAGACCAGACAGTACAATACTAGTTGCGGCCCACAAGGCGGCAGGCGCAATGGAAATTATGCAACGTATACGATATGCATACGAAAGTGTACCTGATCATATTAGGGCAGGTGTAACTGAATATAACAAAATGAGCATAACGTTTGATAACGGAAGTAGAATTGTAGCAAGTACTACAACTGAGAATACTGGACGTGGTATGTCGTTAACATTAGTTTACTTAGATGAGTTTGCATTTGTACCTCCACGTATTGCCGCAGAATTTTGGACAGCACTATCTCCGACACTTAGTACAGGCGGTAAGTGTATTGTAACTAGCACACCTAACAGTGACGAAGACACGTTTGCTAGTATTTGGCACCAGTCACAGAAAACAATTGATGAGTATGGCAATGAACTAGAATTAGGTATTAATGGTTTTAAAGGCTACATGGCTACTTGGGACCAACATCCTGATAGAGACCAAGAATGGGCA